GAATTTGATTTCACCATCACCCACTATATTAGTGATGGGTTCCATCTTAGTATCTAAAATATAATAGGGATTGAATACACCTTTTCGTTGATAATCAGGTGACACGGTCAACTCTGAAATTACTTTCGGAGTCGTCCTTTTAATACCTGAGAATTCTGAAAAACTTTTCATACTACTATTTATCTATTCTGCGATGCGAGAGAAGTTTTTATGTTTCTCAAAACGAATCACATTCTCAAACTTGTCATATAATACATCACCTTTATGACTAATAATAAATGCATTAGTCTTCTCTGTCAAGGTGTTTAGAAGTTTTAAGAAATCATCTGTTCCATTAGTGTCAAGTGAACTATCAAAAACTTCGTCTAATATCAATAGATTAGTGTTCACTGAGTTCTTCATACGTGCAACAGCTCTCCAAGTGAATAGTAATGATAAGTCAATCCTCATCTTTTCACCCTGTGAGAAGTTATCGTATTTGAATACATCCCTGAACCTAGACTTGATGGTTTCTTCAAATGATTCGTTTAATTCAAAACCAACATAGAATTCTAATTGTGCAAGATACTTGTTAATCAGTTTGTTCATGATTGGAACGTACTGTTTGATAATCTTTTGTCTTACACCTTGATCACGTAGAAGTGTCACTGCAATATCATGATAGTGTTTCTGTTCTACTAAATTCTCTTTCTTTCTGTGTAGGATGTCTAAAGAATCTTCTTCAGTTTCTATTTCATCTTGTACATTATTGTTCCCTGTTTGTTCTTCCTCAAGTTTAGTAATCTCTCCTTGAATCTTCTTAATAAATTTTTGGTTTGAAACCACTTCCGATTGAAGAAGTCCGATATCCTTTTGTACCTTTTCGATACTATCCTGTACCTGTGAGATTTCGTCGAGTCTTGATTGTGCTGAATTAATCGTCTCCTCGATTGATGCAATTGCATGGTTGATCTCATCTGCCTTCGCCTTGCGTTCTGCAATGTGTTTCTCCTTGTGTTCTTGATCTAACCCCTGTTTACACGTTGGACAGTCATCATTTTCCTCATAGAATTCGACATCTTTAATTGCCTTTCTACGAGCCTCTTGCAACTGTCTCTCCAATTCTGTTGCTTGTTTGAGTCTATCGCCTTGAGGGTCTTTATCCTTGATGGTGGATTTTTTCTCCACCACATCTTTCGTCTTTTCATCCACTTCTCCTAAAAGTTTATCGATGTTATTTTGTGTTTCATCAACGGTGGATTCATACTGTTTGATTTTCTTTTCACGATTTTCACGAAGTGCATTGAGTTGATTATTAAGTCCGTTGATACGTTCTTCTAATATTTCAATTTCATGATTATTGTCATTCACTTCAATCTTGTGGTCAGAAATCTTTTTCTTTAGTATGTCAGACATAGTTGTAAAGATAGAGATATCCAACAAGTCTTCTACAAGTTTACGTCTTTCAACTGCCTTTAACTGCATGAAAGGTGTAAAGTTTGCAGAACCTAGTATTGCGACTTGAGTAAAGGAACGGTAACTCATTTTGAGTACGTTCTTTTCTAGGTGTTCTTGATAGTCTCTCATGGTTGCATCTTGATTGATAAGTACATCATTCATGTACAATTCAAACTTATTTGGTTTCGCACCACGGAGTACTTTGTATCGTTTCTTACCAATATCAAACTCAACCTCAACTACAAGGTCACGTCCATTGATAGAATTGATAAGAAGGTCTTTCTTGAGATTACGGAACCCTTTACCATAGAGTCCAAAACAAAGTGCATCTAATAGGGTAGACTTCCCTGCACCATTCTCTCCCAAGATTAATGTTGTTTGATGTGAGTCTAGTTGTATTTCAGTAAACTTGTTACCTGAGCTCAGTAAATTTTTGTATCTTACTTTTCGAAAATTTATCATAGATAGTTATGTTCATCAAGGGCTTCATTATATAATGAGGTCATCAAATCTGTAAGAGGTTTTTTCTTCCCTTGAATGTCGAGACCTTCTATGTACTTTGTGAGGATGGTTAGAGTGTCTTCAACGTCACCCATATCTTCATCATCCATAAAGTCCATGTGTTTATTATCGTCAACAACTGAAACATGAAGAGGACTTACTGCATGTATTTTGTCTAAGAATGTATCAAACCAATAAGGATTGTCTTTATTGACAACTACAATCTTAGTAAACTTACCAGTGTATTTTGAGTAATCTGCATTTGATATTGTTTCAAATGTTTCCTTTGTATCATCATAGAATGCCTTTTCAAACATTGTAATAGGATTGTGTACAGGAAGTAGATCACGTGTTTCAGTATCAAAGATATGAAAGTGTTTACCATCACCATAGTCAGACCAAGTGAATTGCATCTGAGACCCTAGGTATCTGATATTTGCGAATTCAGATTTTTGATGGAAGTGTCCACTTAAAACTTTCTCGAATCGTTTTACATAAGAATGGTCAAGTCCATGTTGACACGTCATGCCTGGCATCATCAATGCACCTTCAAATTCGAAGTGTCCCATACACCATTCTGCATTTGCGTTCATTAAGAATTCAACTGAGTCTGCATAGTTCTCAGGATTAATCCATGGAACCAGTGCAACATTAAACCCATCAAAATCCTTTACAATAGGTTCAGAAATAACGTTAACGTTTGGTTGATTGTATAACAACAACTCAGGTGCATTAACATCATTGGTATTCTTATAATAGGTGTCATGGTTACCTAGAATCAAATCCATAGTAATCCCACGTTCATTCATAGGTTCTATAAAGTGATCTAGATTTGCCTTCATAGATGCAAAGTTAATATACTTTCTTCTATCAAAGTAATCTCCTAGGTGGACAATGTGTTTAATATCATGTTCATCCAAATATGGAAAGAACACTTCATTATAAAAACGACCTTGATATTTGGCCATTTCAATCATGTCACCTCTGACACCACAATGGGTATCGTTCAGTATCGCAAATTTCATTCTGTAAATTTATCTAATGTTGATGTTTTCTTTTTGTTTGTTCGTTTTGATTTCCTTGGTTCGTATTCAACACGATTCATGTTCTCTTGCATCCACTCTACGTTGGTATTGGTTAAACTTGGGTCATAGACTCCATCAATCGTTTCGAAAGCATCCATGGTCACATTCGTTGCATCAATCGCCTGTTGTTTTATGAATACCTGTTTCTTCTCCTTTTGAATTCGTCTTAGGAATGCATAATAACAGATTTGAGTGACGTATGCGAATGCATTATTTGATTTTTCTTGATTAAAGTTACCAATATACTGAATACAATTTTCAATTGCATCACAGATCATTTCATCCCTGTAAGTATAATTGATAAAGTTTGGACGTGTAGATAGTCGAGTTGCGATCTTATAGATACACTCTCCTATGTACTCGGTCATCCTTGGTGGGGTTTTCCCCTTTGATTCTGCGAGTTTAACCGCTTGATTAAAATCGGAGACTGCTTGAGTGAACTCTTTGTTGTTAACATAGTGTTCTGCCTTTTTAGGGTCTTTTTTAGTAGTCATACGTATATAATACACGAAAACCCCTGATTCTACAAGGGGGTTTTATATATTTATTAAACAGTGAAATTTACAGACACACCACATCCACATGATGCAGTTTCTTTAGGATTTATAAATTTAAAAAAGGAATTGAGTCCTTCTATTACAAAGTCTAGTGTCATACCTTCTATATATGGTACACTATCTTGGTCGATTAGTATAGAGAATTTTCCATAATCTACGATGGTATCATGTGCATCAGGAACCATAGAGCTATCAAAGATGTATTCAAAACCAGCACAACCCCCACCAGTAACACCAACTCTGATGTGGTTAAATCCATCCCTTTGTTGCAACGATAGGATTTGAGTAATCGCCTCATTTGTAACTTCTATCATAGTCCGTTTTCAGGATAGAGATTATGTTTCCTATGTGCAGTCTTTTGTTCCCAGTCCTCTATTGCTTTATGGATACTTTCCTCTGCAAGGACTGAACAGTGAATCTTAATAGGTGGTAAATCTAATGCATCTGCAATGTCTTTATCTTTAACTAGTTTTGCTTCTTCTATTGTTTTACCTTTTAACATATCCACAAACATAGAAGAACTTGCGATTGCAGAACCACATCCGTATGTTTTAAATACAACATCCTCGATTCTGTCATCGATATCTAGTTTTAATTGAAGTCGCATTACGTCTCCACATGCAGGAGCACCAGCCATTCCAGTTGCGACATTGGGGTCGTTGGGGTCAAATCTCCCAACGTTGAATGATTTAGGATTGTTCGTTACTTGTTCGAACCTCTCCAATACCTCTTTCGAATAGGGCATATTCTATCTTCTCCAGTCGTTCTAACAACTCTTTGAACCCATCAAATTCACAAAGACCTATAGGAGGATGAGAATCCTTCTCTAAGGTTTCTATTCTTTGTATAATTTTCTGTAGTTCATCCACTCTATATTTATATAAAAAAAATTAAAAAAGTCCCTTGTACATTCATAAAAATATGATATACTAATTATGTCCCACAGGGGATGCTTATATAAAGAGATTATCCTGCATAGGATGGGGATAGTAACCAAAAGATTCCTAACATCCCACCAAACATCGTCAACTGTATTAACGTTGGTATGACGACGAAATACATGAGTGGGTCAGGTTTTCCACTGCGAAAGAAGTCTGTCCTTTCCCACTCTTTAACCTCTTCAGGTGATGCATCTCTAGGTTTATTTAGAGGTAGAGATAACTGTGACATCAGTCAGATTTTTTTGGACACCTGTTTCTGATCATATACTCTGATGACTTTCTAAGTTCTTTCTTAGATAGTTTACCATCTTTGTTTTTGTCAGCATGCTTAAAAAGCCCAGGCTTAACGACACAACCCATTTGTGATAATTCACTAGGGACGACGAACCCATCTGAATCTAAGTCAAATTTTCTCATTCTCCAGTCATCTGCGTATGCATTTGTTACAAACCCAAGAGTAACTATAAGTGCAAAAATTTGTTTTTTCATTTGTTCTCCTAAACGATAGGTGCAATGGCGAATGTGCAAGTCACGAATACTAAAACGAGAGTCACTAGTTCAAGTGCCTCTAAAAAGTCAGCTTCAGTAGTACCACGAATTCCATGCTCGGCATCACGTACTAATTTTTTGACCAATTCAGTCATATTGTTTTATTAACTCCATTGATAATGTGATATAACTGCACGTTATACACGTGGATATTTATAAAACTTTTATTTCTAACAGATATATTTTTGAAAATTATTTTATGGACAAACTTTGTATGATTTATAGAAAGTATATGCGCCTGTGATTATAGGCAACATCATTAGAGTTGCAAGTAAAAAAATTTCCATTAGTGGATTTTCTTCTTGTCTTTAGGTGGTCTTGCAGAAAAGAAATCTTCGTATTCGTCACGTTCCAAATCCAGTTCCTCTTGCATAGCCTCTAACCATTCTAGGTCTGCTTCTTCAGGATGTCTTTGCATGTCCATCATTCTTTTTACCAAGTCATCTAATTGTGACCTGACATCTACTTGGTCACCGATTGGTAAATTATTATCTAGTGGAATAGTTCCAGTCTCTACCATGTTCAACCACTTAGATGATGCGTTGTCATAGAATGGAACTATTTGTTTATTAAGTGTGTTCCTATGTAAGATCATATCATCAGGTATTGTCACCGTAGTGTCTGATGATAAAGGTGAGTAAGGATAGAAGGTTGCAATAGTTCTACCTTTCATAGTTGCAGAGAGGTGACACATCATAGGTAATGTGACCTCGGTCTGACCTTCCAATCGTCTAGTCATACCCATAATCTCTTGACCTGTGTCAAGTCTGATTACTTCGTATTGATTAGGTACCAAATGTAAATCCTTAGGACTAGCCATCTTTTAAATCGAACTCTTGTATTTCATACGGAAAATTTTCCTCGTTGTATATATTTATTCGATCTTTAAGGTGGTTAAGTGTATAATTTTCGTTTTGTAGATCATCTGATATATCAAACAATCTCATTTTATCTTTACCTTCCGTTTTACGCAATCCTCTACCAATAGACTGTAGGTTTCTGATACGTGACTTGGATGGTGATGCGAATACAATGTTGTCGATTCGTTTGATATTAACTCCTGTAGAGAAAGTTCCGTATGATGCTAGTATGACACTATTCTTAGACTTCTCAACAATCTCTCTAACCTTTTCTCTACTTTCAGTATCAGTTCCACCATACACATAGTGTAAGTCTTGTACTCTGCCATCTAACATGGGATATAAGACTTCACCATGTTTCTCTACATATTGAAACAACACTAGTGTGTTGCCCTTTAGGGATGCAACTAAATTAGTAATGAACTGATTACGTCCTTGATGACTTACGAGATAATCCATCTCTTCTTGATATGTCATCTTCTTCTGTTTAGTATGACGAAGTATGACACAATCTATATTAATATTTGCAATCGTACCTTCTTCCATGAGTTGGTATGACGATATTACTTTTTTAACTGGCCCGAATAATCCTTCGAGTTGTAATCTATGAACTTCACTTCCATCAAGTGTACCTGTAGTACCTATACGGAAACCAGTGGAAGACATCTTCTCTAGTATACTCTTCAGTGTTTGTGCTTTGAATAAGTGTGCTTCGTCTCCGATGACTACATCGAATGACTGTAATGTTTCTTTAGGTGCTTTAGAAAAACTCTGCCATGTGGTAATGGTAATAGGTGCATCAAACACTTCTTGTCCATGATATATCTTACAGACCTTTTCTTTGTATCCATAGTCTTCGAAGTCTTTACTCATCTGTTCTACTAGAGACGTTGTAGGAACGATTATAACGGTCTTACAGTTAGGTAAGGACATTTCCCCTTCAAACCACCTACACAACATATAAATGATTAGAGATTTACCACTTGCAGTTGGTGATAGTAGAAGTTGTCTACCATATTGCACTGCAGTTTTAAATGCATCTATTTGATAATCACGTGGTTCAAAGGGAAGACCCAAGCCTGGAATTAGGTCATCACCGTTAATAAAGAAATCAACATCCTCATCTGTAAGGAGTGTCTTTTCACCTATAACATCTTCAATACCACCAAACTCAAATCCACGTTCTCTACAGAACTCATCAACGTATGGTAATAGTCCGATATAAATCTTTTTAGTCTTCAGAGAGAAGAGTCTGACTTTACCGTCCCAAAATTTATTTCGATAGGAAGGCATGAACTTTGCATTAGGTACAGTAAAGGAAAAGAAGTCATACAAATCACGTGCAAGTGAATCGTCGCAATTGACTTGCATGAAGACTTCATCAACTTTACGTACAGTAACTTTTTCCATTAGATGTATGGTTTACCGACTAACCATCCTACTAGTGATATCCTTGTACCTCTTATAACTGGTGTTACTTGATGGTGTACAAAGGAAGGGAATACAATTAGACTACCTTTCTCTTGTGCAGAGAATGGAGCTCTTCTTTTTATATCTTCGATTCTAATGATATCTTCATTGTGTCTAAGATTATCAAAAGTGTGTTGTGGTTCTAACCACTCAAAATGACCACCCTCATATTCATCAGGATGGGATAATTGTAATGTGAAACTAAGTTTTCTTTGACTACCATTCTTATATGCATCTGAACCTGCATCTGTATGCCATGTATAGAAGTCTCCTGTAACTGGTGCATCAGGTCTATGTTTATATACAGTGTATTGTAATGGTTCTAAGTAATCATATTCCCACGATGACCAATTGTTTCTTCGTGCAACTTCACCTACACCTTCGTGTATTTTTTCAAGTAGGTCTTTGGATAATGGTTGTCTTTCATCAAACCATTTAACTTCAGATTGTCTGATTTCACTTCTTACATTGAAGTCCTCATCCAATTGATCAGGGTCACCTTCTGCAAAACCAACTCTACCCTTTTCCCATGGTAATGAATCTGACTGTCTGTGTATCTCTTGAACTTCAGTATCAGAAAAAAACTCTGAAATATAACAACAATAACTTTCTAATAACATTACATACCACTCATAAATTTACGCCACTCAATAGTGTTCTTAATTGTTTGATGTCTCCATGTGATATTATCCATACATCTTTTTATGAAATCAATCTTCTCTTGGAGGTAATCCAGTTGTGTTCTTATCTTCATTATGTCAGGGTCTGCATCTAAAAAGATATTGATATCGTTCTTCATGATTTTAAGACCATCGAATGGGTCATCTGACCATCCTAGTTGTTTGATACGATCACCGTCCATTTTACCGTTAAACCACAGCCATTTGTCTTTTAAGAGCAGTTTATACTCCAACTGTTTACCTTTATAGGAAACAATGCTGTCAGTTAATAATTCGGAGTATTTAGCGTGTAGTTTGGGAACTTCTAATGATGATTTGTCGAGTTCAATATCATCAATCTCACAGTCTTTAGACCATTCTAATTTCAATTCATCTAATGTCATAATAATCCAATAGTAGTATTTTCTACTATTATACCATATTTATGGGGATTTTACGAGGTGTTTTTTATCTCGTAGTATGAAAATCTAAATGATACGTTACAGGTTACTGCCTCTGACTCTGCCCCTGATTGCAATTCAATACCACTGATTGATATTGGGAATGCATCATGGAATCTAATAAATCTATTTGGAACGTTTTTGTTAGTGTTCATTACTAGTGTAATGTCTGAATACTGATTCATATCATTATCTACTGCACTGTAAGTACCTGAACCTGTTTTAACTGAATCTACATATGCCTCATACGATGAGGGGTCTGATACAGGAACAATCGCATCCATCCAATCAAAGATTTCTTTAAAGTTTTCTAAATCTTCATCCACTAAGAACGTACAGTCTAGTGTCTCAAATGACACTTTATCGCCTGGGAAGAATGCATCCAAACCAATTCCTGTTGCAGACGTTGTTTCAGTAAATGATAAGCCTGGGATATTGCAAGACTGTATATAGTATTCCACTGTAGGAACTTTATCTATAAGAAGTCTAAAATTATTCTTATTCAGAATTGATTTGTTTATTGTTGTTTCAGCCATTTAGTTTGATAATCCTTTTAGACGTTTTAGTGTCATAGTAATCTCCGTTACGATACTCTCTCTGAACTGTCTCTTCGCAAAGATATCCATCTCTAACGTATCGTGTAGCGATAGTCCTACTAATTACATCTGTCGTTTCGACTCCATCAGGGAATGCACTTTTTTCCCATGGGCCTTCTAACACTTTCACTGTTTTTGCATATTCACTCATATTGTATACCTATAAAAATTGTTACTTTATATTTAGGTAAAAAAAAGGGTCTCAAAGAGACCCTTTTTAAAGTTCTTAAACTTTGGTTTACAGAATGTTTGAAACTGCGAACTTTCTGTAGTAGAAGTTTGAACCATCAGATGCAAGACCATTTGCAGGTGTTGAACCTACGAATGGGTTAGATACCATTCCGTATCTTGTTTTGAATCCGATTTTTGGTTGGAATGTATTCTCACCAACGGCACGAACCATTTGTAATGGAACGTATGGGCAATAGAATAGACCAGCATCGTAAGGGTTAGACCCTCTGTAACCAACTGTTAAGTAGTCAACACCAGCATAAGGGTCGATGTAGACTTTAACTCTACCGTTAAGAACACCAGCAAAAGTATTACCAGTGTCATCAACGTTTAAGTTAGTTGACAATGCAGGAGCGTAATCTAATACACCTGCCATTGAAAGAGCAGACGCTACGTCTGAAGAACAAAGGATAAAGTTACCTTTACCTCTTCTTGATTCTTTAGCGATCACGTTTGATTCTCTTTCGATTTGGAATAACAATCCTTTGAACTTCTCTACTGACCATCTACCGTTTGCATCTACGTCAAGGTTGAAAGTACCTGCAGATGCTGTTAAAGCAGCACCTGTTTTAGCTTGAAGATTAACTTCTCTAACAACTTCTCTGTTGATTTCTGCAAGGATTTCTGATGATAGAATGTTTGCAAGTTCTGATTCTGCGTCAAGACCGTGGATTGCTTTTAAGTCTTGTGCAAGTTCGAGTGTGTACTCGGCTTTTAATGCTCTGGATTTTGCAGTAACAGTTGCCTTTTCAATTGTGAAAGACATTTCGTTAAATGCGTTAGATGATGAATCACCTAAAGCTTCTGCAGTTGCAGTTGACATTCCGCCTACTGTATCAGTTGCATATCCACCTGCGAATGGGTCGCCTGATGGGTCAGCGTCAACACCTGCTGAACTGTTAGGGCCGTTTGTAGCGGAGTTTCCAGTTCTAGGTTCGTTGATACCTAATGCTTCTGATTGTGCTTCTCTAGCACCTGAAGGATAGTCATTATATCTAGCCTTCATTGCGAAAATTAACCCTGTTGGGCCTGTCATTGGTTGAACACCACAAATGTCGTAAGCAACGAGATTTGGCATAGCTCTACGTACTAATGAGATCAAAATTGGATCCCAGTTAGAAATTGCAGAACTACCAGTAGCATTTAAAGGTGCAGCTTCTTCAAGAGTAACTCTGTCTTCGTTAAGAGCTTTCTCTTGGTTTTCAAGAATAACTGCAGTAACAGCACGCTTGTAGTTATCTTCGATCTTAGGAAGATCGGAGTGTTCTAGAATCGGTTGCCACTTTTCTTGTAAGTTTTCTGATAAAAACATTTTAAGTTTTCCCCTTTAAATTAACCTAATGGTTTTAGTTTTGATAATGCAGAAGTATACTTAGACATTGTTGGGTCAAGAACTGGTTCTTTATCTTCTGATAATTCACCTGTTCCTTCTTCAACAACAGTTTCTTCTGCAATTGTCTCACCTTCAACTGGGAAGTATGCTTCTTTCAACTCTGAAACTTTCTCTTGGAAATCTTCAATGTCTTGGAAGTCTACACCATTTGATAGTGAAACCATCTTCTCTGTTTGTGATTCAGTTAAGTCTTTGCAGGCTTCTCTGATCACGTTACTTCTCTTGAGTGAATCTAACTCTTCAGTGACTTCCATATTCTTGGACACTTCACTGTCAAGTTTAGCTTCCATCTCGTCGAGACGATTTGCGAGTTCATCAATAACGTCATACTTGTCTTCAGGTACATCAACGTAGTGCTCTACGAATAATGTTTTAAGACCTTCGATAAAGTTTTCGGTCATTTCTGATCTCAAACCTCTTTCGATTGCAAGTTCGTTTTCTTTCGTCCACTCTTCTGCACAATAAGTCATGTACTTGTCCACCGCTTCTGCGAGGTCTGACTTGACTTCTTCTGTCGAGGTTTTTAATTGTTCTTTGAATTGTTCTTCAAGTTCTGTCTTGATTTCAGATACTTTAGAAGACACTGCAGCTTTGAAGATTGTTTTAGCCTTTTCAGTATTTTCTTCTGATAAGTCTAATGCTTCAGAGATAGCTGATAGGTCGTCATCTATTTCCATCTCAACCAACTCAGATTCGAGTTCAGCAGATGTTTCTTCATCTACTTTTTCTTCCTCGTCATCTTCGTCTTCGACTTCGTCTTCATCTGATTCCATTTCAGACATAACTTTTTTAACATCCTCATCGTCTTTCTTTTTCATAAGTTCAACGATGCTTCGAGCGATTTCTGCCTTTGTTAAGGACTCGTCAACTTCCTCTTCGTCATCTTTGACTTTAGAGTACATTGCCTGAAGTTTTTCTTTATCCATACCCTTCATTGCGTTGACCATTGCCTTAATTGTTTCCATCTTAGATGGTGAGTCCTTCTCAGAATCTTCGCCCTCTGAAACTTTTTTCAATTTAGGTTGTGCATCAGGTTTACCCTCACCTTTTTGTTGAGCGTCACCACTTACTTCTTTAGTTTTTTCAGCGGACTTCACAGATGCAACTGCTTTGTCAACAGGATTTTCTTCAGGTTTGACGACTTCACCTTTACCACTTTCAATTGAAGCGGCGTCAGATGAACCTTGTTTTACAGGCGCTTTGTCACCCTTTTCTGCCTTTGAATCAGGTTGTTGACCTTCTTCAATAGCCTCAACAGTTTCTTCAACTGTTTCTAGGTTTTTATCTAACTCTGCCATTTGTTTCTCCTGTTTGAGTTTTTCCTTTTTTATTTATATGTTAAAGGTTTTTAACAAACCTTTTCCATGCATTTAATTTAACTTCTTCCAACTTATTGAGCTTAGCAGACCTGAATTCATCTCTAATTGACTCAATTTCAACTGCTTTGAGGATACCACCTTCCATAACCCATTCTACACCTTCCATAATACCTTCTACGAAGGCCTCAGGAGCAGAAGGGTCTGCGACGATATCACCTGCAGTTGCAAGTTGGAAATCACTTTTAACGTATTGTGCGTTTCCCTTTTGTTCTAGTGAACCTAGACCTCTAGAAGAAACACCCAACTTTGCACCATCATCGATAAGATTTTTAACAATATTACCATTTGGTGTACTTAAAATCTTTGCACGTCCCACATAGTTATCACCATCTTCTTCTAATTTAGTGATCATGTGCGACACTTTGTCAAGATTAATCGTAGGGCCGTCAGGATGTCCCAACTCACCGAATGCACGATCTTTCTCAACGAATTCTTTTACATAACGTTTTACCTCTTTCTGCATTACTTCTTTAGGGTAAACACGTCCATTTCTGTTCTTAATTTCTGACTGCATGAAGACACCTTCGATGAAGTAATCTTTCTTACCATCTTCGTTTTGTTCGATGATTACAGGTTGTACACCGTAATCATTAAATTCTGATATTAATTTCATCTAGTAAATCTCCAGTTTTAATTCCGTCATACGACATTTGTAACATGATTTTTTTCATGTCTTTTGTTTCTTTTTCTGCCGTTTTCATGTCTTTATAAGGGTTACCTCCAGTGAAATCATCACCGTTCAGGTAGACATGTATCTTACCCTTTTTGTCTTGGGTATAGACTATCTCTATCTTCTTCCCACCGACTTTTTCTATATCTCTCTTAACCTCTTTTTCACCTCTAGGTGCCTTGAACTTTGCTTCGTTCAATTCTTTAGATATAGATGCGAAAGTTTTCATTCGGAATCGTCACCTTCAGTTGTTGGATTGTCCATCCAGTCTACTTGTTTCTCAACTCGTTTCATGTCAACAGCGTCAGCAGCCTTCTGTTTGATACCATCAAAGGCAGCTTCTTTTGCATCGTTCCATTGACCTTTTTCGATATGGTCTACAACTTTTCTTGCATTATCACTCATTTATTAAAATCCTCCGAAATCATCGTCGTCTTCGTCACCACCCTCTGCCTTTTCGGTCTCGATTTGTTTGTCGAGGACTGCGATTTCGTCTTCTGTTTGTCTGAGAATATACTTACGTATATACTCATGACTATAATATTTACCAACGTATTCTTGAGCCTGACTCAACGTATCAAGTCTTTCTCTTATGATTTCTGCATCCTTCAACTCTGTAAAGTGGTTGTCAGTTGCGAAATCAAACTGCATGAAGTCTTTGATACCATCAAACTCTTCTGCAGAGACTACATCCTTCAATACAAGTTGTGTTCTTAATACATCTATGAACACTCTTGCAAATTTCTTTTGAAGTCTATTAGTAAACTTATTAAACTTCAATTCGTCTCTAGAAATCTCAGATGCACGACCCATGTTAAAACCATTGTCTGCTTCTAATCTAGTTCTAGGGACATTCAGTGATTGATATAGTTTCTTCTTGAAGTATTCTATATCTTCAATCTCTGATAAATTCTGTCCGCCTGGAAGTGTACTTATCTCTGTACCTCTTCCACCTTCTCTACGTGGTAACCAAAAATCCTCTAACATCGACATGTGTTTGCGATCATCCTTGATCTCACCAGTATCTGCATTATAAACAAGTTTGTTTCTGTACTTGTTCATAACATCGGCAAGATACTGTTCTGCCTTTGCCTTTGGAAGGTTACCTACATCAATGTAGAAAATCCTTCTTTCAGGTGCTCTTGATATTCTATAGATAACAAGTGCATCCTCCATCATTGATAACTGATTTGCAGTCTTCAATGCTTTGTGAAGGTATCCGATTACAACATTCTTAGTGTAATCTAAAAGACCTGAGGTTGTATATGTAACTGCCTCAGGTGCAATTTTTAAGGTAGCACCTTCTGTACCACCTGTTTTATCAAAACCTTTATCATTAAAAACGTAGAACTCTTCTACCTTCTTAATCTTTTCAATACCCTTTCTATCTTTTTCTTTCTCTACGTTACGTACCTTTTTAATTTTTAAAGGGTCAATGATACGTAAATCTACAATACCAGCCTTTTGACGATTAGAATTCACTACCTTATGCAGATAAATTCTACCGTCAACGTACCACTTTCTGAAAATTTCATGAGAGTTCTGATTGAACTTCATTAAAGATAGGATGTATGCAAACTCGTCTTGTATCTTAGTCTTGATACTATCAGAGAGTTTAACATCTCTGAGATCGAGTGAAACAATCCTATCTGCCGAATCAGATGTGATACACTCATTTATAATGTCTTCGATTGCAGAATCACACTCAGGTATTAACGACACTTCACGATATCTTCGAATGAGTTCTGCCTCATTCTTGATACCACCTTCCATGTCGACATACGAACCATACGCACCACCAGTGATAAATCCGCCTGGCTGTGACTGTATGACTGGTGTTCCGTCATCGTCTACAGGTGGAACAAACGAAGGCCCTTTGACCTCCGTTGCCCTTAACTCGTCTTTTTTACGAGTTATTTCAAACCCAAATAATTCCATACTGATATTTATAACACCCTAAAAAGGGTATTCTTCACTGTTTTTAGACTACTCTGTCCCAGTGAGAGAATTCAAAATCAACTGTGAACTCTTCTAATGCATCGACTGATTCGTATGAAAGTTCGATTGCACCAATGTTAGAAGGGAACATGTTAAAGAATTCGTATCTCGCCAGTACTGAGTCGTCTTTATTAAGTTGTTCTACAAATGCACGTGATAATAAGTAATCTGTGTCAGTTGCACCTTCACCACTATCTAATGCTTGAATCTCTTGTTGCCAACCTTCTAAGGCTGTTCTTGCAGAGAATTCTACATCATTAATGATAGTAACACTCCATGGTTCGAAGGTTCTGTCCCCTGCGAGTTTAAGAATGTGACCTCTAAAGTTTACAGGTACCACTCCAACTGTTGCAGGTGGAATTTGTGCAGCTTTACACAGGAATTCGATCTTATTACCAGCACGTGGTAAGAACACTCTAAATCGGTTAGCACGTGGGCCTCCACCGATCAATTGTGCTTTAAATTGGTCTATTGTTGCCATTTATCTAATCTCCTTAAACTGCACCGTATACTTCTTCAAACTCAACACCTGAACGTGTTGCGACGAAGTTTAATGTTACAAAGTTAATTGACTTAGCAGGTTTGATGAAGATTGAACAAACAAATTCGTTTCTATCGATAACTGAATCTGTGTTGTTTGTTTCATCACAAACTACTGAGAAGTCTACCAAACCTCTTCTATTCTTCACATCTCTTAGGAAAGGTTCTACTGCACTTCTAAACTGAGCTCTTGTGAATGCATCATTGAATTCAAAGAGTTGTGCTTGAGCGGCAGTTGCGATTGCTTTCTCCAATACGATGAAGAGTCTTCTGACGTTAATTCTGTCGAATGCACTTGTTGTTGACAATCCTGTTTTATCACCGAAGAGAACTGTACCTTGTCCTGCGAAAGTAACCACTGGGTTAACTCTTGCACGATAAAGGTCATCTCTAGATGATTTTCTTGGATTGAAAGCAAGTTTTGTAATACCTAAGTATTGTCCTCTTGAGAAACCTGCAGGTGAGTACCATGGGTCTCTTAACAAGTCAGATCGTGCCATAATCCCTGCAGTATGGGGGTTTGCAGGTATGTAACAATATCTGTCATTGAATCTATCGTACTGATAAACCCAAGTTGAATCGAATACAACGTATGATGAACTTGTTGCAGTATCTACTGTTGCAATAACGTTTTTCAATCTGTTATTTTCAGATGTAGGTGCAAAGTGATTTGCTTCACTGTTTGCAGTACCCAAAACGTCTTTCTTCATTGGTGATGCAACAAGGATACAATCCTTTCTTGTTTCACAAAGTTGAATACCTTGGTTGATGATAGTTGTCCAATCTGCTAAACTATCACCGTTGTCTGTTCTAGTTGAACCTACGATCAAGAACGAGATGTCAGATGCAGATGCATCTTCAAAATGATCTTGCCATGCACCGTAGATAGTCCCAGCAGTTGGTTCTGTACCATCTGAACCTGAACTCAATGATGAGTTATTTACTGCAGAAGGTCTTCCGAATGCTGTTGTAGCTGACTGTACATGTGTTCTATGTTCGTTAACTGTAGTGTGAGTTGATGTTGTATGCGCTGTCCAATAAACCCACTGTGAATCTCTTTCGATTACATCTCTGTAATAATTAGAGTTTCCATTTGAATCTTTTGAGTCAGATGCAAGGGATACAAAAGGATACGATTCCAATACTGTGTTAGCAGTACCTGAAATTGTTCCATCCTCATCGACAACCACTACGTGTATTTCGTCGTCTGAACCACCTGCTGATAATGCAGATGCAGACTTTGCTGGAGCTTTGTTGAAAATGTTGTAGAACTCCCAATACCTATTGACGTTAGTCGCCGCAGAAACAGCAACTGTAAGTCCTGTTCCAGTAGGTTGTCCTATTGCTTCGATAGTTAATGAATCTGTTGCGATTGCAGTAATACGGTACTGTGTATTATGACCTACTTGGTCAAATTCAATGATATCTCTAACATTGAAAGAAGCACCTTCTCCTGCACCAACAGAAATTGATGTGTTACCTTCAGCCTCATTTCCTGCAACTGCACCTACACCTGCGTTGAAATACGCATTTGCAGATGGACATACTGAAACTTTAAGTGAATTACCTAAAGCACCAGCAAATCTTGCAGTCCATTGACCTGTAGTCCCACTCAATGCACCATCTCTGGCAATATTTTGGTAGTCTGTATCATTTTTGATAAGTTGAGTCCCACCACTTGAGTTAGAGTTATACAACCCTGAGTTGTTTAATCTGATAACTCGTAGTGCTGAACCATATTTCAGGAACGATTCTGCTGAATAGAAGTCTTCTGCTGAAGCATCTGTATTTGCAGGTTCGTAGAAAATGTCGACTAAACTTTTCGCATCTGAAACTGTTACTACTTCATCAACAGGGCCCCATTGAAATGTACCAGCAAATCCTCCAACCGTGGAAGAAACTGCAGGTACAACATTTGTAAGGTCTATCTCTGAGACCTGTACGCCTGGTGATACTTGAAATGCCATACTTTTTCTCCTGTTAATGTAAAAAGTTTTCTTACTGTTTTATTTATAAGTTTATTACTTTTAACGTTACTATTATGTGTCTGTAAACCATCTATCTCCATTCACATCTACAAATGAATTACTAGATTCATCCTCTTGATGGAAGAAGCCTGGGGGTAACAGATCATCTTCAATTAGTTTTTGTTGTTCTGAGTACAATAAATCCTTTACTGCACGATCAGTTAGAAATGTAAATTGTTCTGTTGTTACAAACCAACTGAATAAAACTAAATTCATCACTGTGTCATCATTATAACCTCTATCTGCCTCATAACTATTACCCTTAATAACAAATGTCATTAATTCTGTAATAGTTGCTCTATCACATAGAAGTAATCTGTTTTCTTCTAAAAGTTCTTTGAGTGTAGAACACCCAATTCTTTTTATACGTCTGTTCATCGTTATACCAATATCAGACGCCTTTTGAAGACCCTGTGCAAATACGTTAGGGTATTCAATGTCAAAATGCAACTGTGTTGCAACCGTAGAACCTTCTGCATTGTTTTCTATAATAACTAATGCTTCATTATACGGTCTTACGTATTTATTAATTATGTCAGGTAACAAGAGCGATGAAATCATATTATCTCTATATGTTAACACCTGTCTGAACGGTTTCGCAGATACATCGACTACGGTGAACGTAGAATAGTCCATACCACGTCCTGAGGACACGTCTACTGTACAGACATAGTTATGCTCAGGTTGAGGTAACTCATAGACTTTTACACCGTCTTTACCCCACTCATGGTCTCTTGCTCGCATTCCTAAGAGCGTATCTGCGTTGATAAGGGTTGCACCTGTCCCTAAGAAACTATTACCGTATTCCTGTTCAAATTGCGCCTCAGAGGTATTTGCAATGGTCATCTTCTTCCATTCTTCATCTCTGCCTGGCACATCGTACCAATTAATTGTAAAATGTTTATACTCTGATTGTCCGTGAACTGCAGATTCATATATCTTATGGAACATATTACCCACACCATTTGCAGTAGATGTAATAATAACCTTTGAGTCTTTACCTGAGGTTACCACTGGATATGTTGCAGTATAGAACTCTTCTGCACCTTCTACGAATGCAAACTCATCGAGATATAGTAAGTTGATTGACATACCACGAATCGAACTAGAAGATGTTGCGGCTGCGACTACTTTAGAATCATTACCAAATTCTATCGAACCTTTGTTAAGAATCTTAACTCCAGGCTGCAGAAAGAATGGAACAGACTCTAACATAGTAACGAGACGTGCAATCATCTCCCTTGCAATTGCACCTTTGTTTGCAAGTATAGCAACTGTAACTTCAGGATTGAACAACAAATACCATAATAGATATGCACAAGATGTAATTGATTTACCACTCTGACGTGATGCGAGAACAACATTAAATCTGTTTGAATTATAATGATTGATTAATTTTTCTTGATATCCACGAAGTTCAAAAGGAACTAAACCTTCGTCAAGTGATATAATTTGAGTGTAAGATTGAATGAAATAACAAGGGTCTTTAGTACACTTCAAGTACTCTTTTAATTCTTCTTCGGTATACTGGTGGTTGATGCCAGAACGTTTGATTAAGTTATTACCGAGATAACCCTCATTCTTAGGTTGTACCATTAGTCTTTATTCTTTTTCAGAAACTTCTGCAAGTCAGATGTTGACCCCACATATAGATGATTGTGTTGTGTCTTTGGTGCATCTTCACCTTCTAGTTTCTTTAATTTACTTTGTAGATCAATAAGTTTTTCTGCAGTCTCACCCACTGTTTTAATTAATTGTCCTGCAACTTCGTATGCACGTGGATGTTCCGTTTCTTTGGATAGTTCTAAGATACCATCGATTGCATCTTGTCCTCTCTCTACGAGATTATAAAGATTCTCTCTGGCATATTTGTAATCTGTTTCGATATTCTCTGTTCTTGCAGGAAGTTTGACTAAGTCTGTCTTTTCCTTAATATCAGAACTAATATCTAACAGATCATTGAGTTGTTGATCTACTTTGTCTGTCATAATTAAACTGCATCACTATCTATGTCTTCTTGGAATGTAGATGGTGCGCCATCATCATAAAATGTTACCGTCTCTGCGACAACAAATGTATCTGTTGGGTCAACCGAACCTACAAACTTCAATGTAGTGTCTGCATCTAGTGTCACTGCATTACTCACTACCATTGATAATCTATCTGTTGCAATCGATGTAATAGTTGGATTCGTTGATAAGTTTGTTCCAAAAACTTCATCTGATGCACTTATCTTACTATTTATTGCACTTGAAAAAGTAATAGTTGTTGAGTTAGAAACTGCGTTAGATACTTCTGCAAATGCAGGTTCATAGTGTTTAACTTCTTTTACTAGACCTGATGAACTGATTTGTGACGTTGTAAATAACCCTGTTGCACTATTGATATAATCTCTTTCAATAACATTTGTAATAATCTTACCAGTACTTACAGGGCCGAAGAAGTATATCTTCATTGTAAAGTCTAGTGTATATTCAATAACTCTTCTCTCTTCGAATGTCCCTTCGTACTGATCATCCATACTTACTGAATTTAAAACAATAGGAACATCCCTAGTGTCAGACATATCATCGATCATTTTCATAGTGACCGTGTATTCAGGTTGAAAGTATGGTAGAATTTGTTCTACAATTTGTAATGCATCTATAGCATTCTTTGCAAGAACACTTAGTGAGAAGTTTAGATTATATGGTGCAGGTTGATATTGAAACCCTCTATTAACTCCATCAGATTCTAGTGTTGATTTACCATGTCTGATAATTTTGTTTTGTTGTCTAGTTGCATCATATTCAAAACCTGCTAGTTGAAATGCCATACGTGGAAGAGAGATTGCAGTCCTGTTACCATCAGAAAGATTAGGTTCTTCTGCAAGTCTCTGTAAAAACTTCTGTTTAGGGCCGTATGAAATAGGTACCAATTGTTCTGTTAAAACAGTACCATCTGATTTTGTTTTCTTAACTTTGATGTTATTAAAGAGAGTACCGAATATAGAAATTGATCTTTTGATAGTCTCATTATAAAAATATGTACCAAACATTACGGTTCTCCAAATGGATTCGTTTCACTAAAGTCTAAGTAAGATGTGTCTTTATCTTCAAACTCTTTGTTCTGTGCGTTAGGGTCATTACTCATAGTCATGATATCTGTAATTGTTAAGATGTCGTATGATGCACCATTGTCTGCACCTACAAGTGTGTCTCCAACTTGTAGTGTTCTAGTGTTATCTTTGATTGTAAGTTTTCTAGTAGATGCAACCCACGATACAACTTCACCTACTACGACACTATTAAGTGTAACATTTTCATTTGCGTAGTATGTTCCAGTTCCTGTTGCATCCATTGTAAGTTCAATTGAATATGCTTGTTGATCTTCAACAAGATCAATGAATGTGTTACCAGTATCGAAATCTTCTCCACTATATTCAAACAATTCACATTGAAGTTTAAACACAAACAGTTTACCAACTTGATAGAAAGGATTTTCGTGTTCTACAAACTTGATTTCAAATAATGAACCTGACATAGGAAAATAGATTAGATCACCTTCATTTGGTCTGAGTGACGTTGCAAGGTTACTATCTAAGGAAATGAACCTTTCCCATGAACGTAAAGATAAAACAAACGTGGCTTGGTCTCTTACTTGTACACCAAACTTACTGAAAAGGTCTCCTTCTCCTTCGAAACCTTCTGTGTTTTCAATATACATTTCAACACTGTATGCATCTCCATAGATTGATTGAATGTCCTCTCCTAGTATAGAGTCCTCTTCGACTACTTCTCTAGGTAAGTAGAAACATTCGTGTCCATAGAATCGTAATGATTCAACAACTAAATCTTCGTAAAGATGTTGTTCAGTTTGGACTGCATGGTTAAAATATACATTAGTTGGCATAATTATCCTATCATATCCATCACAGGCATTTCATAATTTAATCTTGATTCTTCTTCCAGTCTCTGTATCTCCTCTTGCGCTTCTTGTTTCATTTGTGAACCGTCAAGTGTCACACCGCCAGGCAGTGGTATACCTTGGAACTTAGAAAGATTTTCTCCCCATTGATACTTAACTAATGCAGTTGCATATCGTTTCAACCACATATCATTATAGATATCTGTAAAGTCTGAGGGGTCTAATTTACGATAACATTCTATGATTAAATACTCATCATCATTGATTGCATCTAAATCCATATCTAGATATAATCTATTCATGTGAGTGTTATATCTAATTGGTGTTCTACCGACAAGTATATGATCTAACATATTGATGTGTTGTTGTACTTGTTCGTAATATAAAATATTTGTTGACGTTAAATCCCATAAATCATTCAATCTTAATTGATACCTAAGATCAAACATATTCATATTGTGTTTATCATTAAATGGGAATATGTTAATCACTGCAAGAACATGTTCAGGTAACACGATGTAATTCTTTTGATGTTCTGACACTTCATTAGTGTAATCGTGTGTACCAGCAGGTGTTGCAGTGAATGACTCATTAGTCTTCATTGCAGTTTTCTTGGTGTTAGTAATCTGATGTTTTAGATACGTTTTGATTGAACCATCATAGTGATACTCTCTGAAATATTGGAGTGCTTCATCAATTCTATCGTCGAATTGATCGTCATCAACGTTTATTTCGAGTACAGGCGCACCAAGCCTTCTCTTGATATACTCTTTTAGTGCTGATTTGCTATTTGGTTCTGACATAGTAGTATTCCATTAATTAAATGTGTTACTACTATTTATGCGAATTTTAATCTTGGAAGTAAGTTCTCGACTGTAATCTGTCTATCTTTTCGTCTATTCGTTCTATCGTACTCATCATTCTTTGGAAGTCTGCTTCTATCTCTTCCCTTGTTACATACTCTTTTGCAATCTCTTCTCTTGTTTTATTAAGAAGTATATCGATTCTTTTCTGCTCTGCGAGAACAGACCTCACTAAAAATCCAAGTGGGAAAACGACAGCCGTGATGAATACGTGCCACAAAAATTCAGGGTTTACAGTTACTTCCATACATACTATTTAGAAGATTGGGTTCCCCTCTGAGTCTATTTCAAATAGAAATTCATCAGGGTCGTGGTCAAAATTACTACAATTACTTCCATCAGGATGATGGTATTTTACTTCCATATTAAATGAGATACTATAACGATCTTTGTTACTCATGTTAGGTTCAACCATGTGCATCAAACCACTTGGGAACAGAATTAACCTTCCACTTCTTGGTTCGATATTATGACTCATTCTAAACCTAGGTGAATTAGGATGGTCAGAAACCACCTTTGTGTCTTTATCTATTAATGAAATGCATCCTTCATCACCCTCTGCATGAACGTAAAATACACCACTATACCAACAACCATTATGTAAGTGTGGAGCATTCCATGCAGAAAAATCGTTAATATTAGCCCATGAGTTACCTATATTTACTGTACACTTAGTTTGGTCTATACGATGAAACGGTAAAACCTCATCTTTAAATTGTTGTTCTATCTTTCTCATCAATTGACTAAGTGCAGGATTTGATTCACAACCATCTACTGATTGCCATCCTGTATATTGGTTAGATACTTGTCTACCAGCAGGGTCTCTCTTTCTCATACCATCCATTGCATCTCTGCACATTTTAAGATAGTCTTCAGTGACACCTCTACGTTGATCTAGTTCAGGGTCTAATAAATCCTTCTCAAATACAAAGTTTGGAAATAATAATCTAACTGCCATTATCTAAATCTAACTCCAATTGATTTTCTGTTTCTTCACTTACAACTTTATGAAAAGGACATTCAGGTGGTGGTGATTCTTCTTTATAAAACTTACCCTTCGGTTGCCAGTATTCACCTTTTCTATATGCACCCATTTGTAATGATACATTTCTTTCTTCATCACTCAACCCCTTATGTCGACCCCACTCATCCATAGATTTTGCATATTTACCATCTAAGTGAGTTGTCACACTAGAACGATTCTCTTGAAATGTTTGATGGTCGAACTGCATGTACGATGCATTCCATTCTTCTCTTTTGAAAGGTACAACCTGACATAGTGGTGTACCTTCCTTAATGGTAAATGATTTCTGTACCTTTGGATAAAATATGATTTGTGCATTATCCATGTTACTGTTAAATGTATCAGTATCAATAATTCCTTGCCATGTTGCAAAGTATTGATTCTGAAATAAGAAGGGGTCTAAGTAGAAACATGAATAGCCTGGAGGTGTAACAATGTTCCAAGGGTTTCTCATTTTGAATGCATCATTGACAGGGCCATGAGTACCCATGTATTCAAATGCATTTCCCATTTGTGTATGATTATGTGAAGGTGATGCATAACCATCGTTCTTATCTTTAGTATAGAACTCTGTTGAATCGGAATCTGTTCCTACACCACAGTTAACTTCCATATCTCTATTTGCAACGAGATACCATCCCATCTTTAACCAGTCATCCATTGCAGGACAGGCACGTACTGTTGTTATACGTTTTCCATGTACATCCATACCAACCTTGAGGGTTTTCCACCACTCAGGTTGAACCGTTTTCGCAAGAACTGGTCTAAAGTTCTTAACCGTGTCCGTATCGTATGAATGGAATTCTATCGTCGGCACTGTACTTCGTCCTCCTGTCTGTTAATTTAACCTCGTCTCCTCTGATTACTATGGAACGTCTATCCATGTATCTTGCACTTTCATTTGGTGCATCTGCACCATGAGGTATTCTACCATCAAATAAAACTAAACGATTTGGTACAAATTCCACTTCTGCAATTTGATGGTTTTTAATATGTTCGTTTCTTCCTTGAAGACCCTGTTGTGGTGAATCATAAATTCTTAATGTACCACCCCATTTAGGGTTCCAAAATCTGTTATAATAATATAAAAAAGATAAGTTCCAATCATCATGATCATCACAATCTGAGTGTGTAGTTCCATGACATCCATGTGTTTGAGAATTTAAACCTGCATACTGAAATCTAACCCACTCAAATTCAAAATCTGTTTGAAGTTTTCTATTAAACCAAATCGGAACGACTGCATCTAAACGATCAATATCTCCTTCAAGATTGTCCCCACGAAGAAAACTTGCACCCCAAAAAGAATGCATGGGTAATCCTGTAGGATTGTCTCCACCGACTTGATTGGTTTTAGACCAAATTGATGTTCTAGTAAATAGGTTGTCTATGTGGTGATGAAGTTCATCACTTAAATAATTATCTATTACATAAACTTTATCTAAAGGCAACTCGCAAATTTTAAAAGGTTCGTCTAAGTAGACGACCTCTAATTGATCATCATCCTGTTTGACCATTTCCCTGCGTTTCCATATAAGAGTCAGGAGCAAGTAACGGTGTTGGTATAACAACACAGTAGTCATCTACTTCCTTTAAGAAATCCTCTCTAGTGTTATTAATTTCATCTTCGATTTGTACATAACAACACCACACTGCATCAGCATATTCTGCAACTCTTCTGGCCGCTGACCTTCTAGGATGTGAAGACCCTTCTCTACCTGCAAAAACAACTTCAATCAAATCATCAAAACCGTATCTATGCACAACCTCTTTAATGAATTCATGACAAATATTATTGATTTCTTGTTTGTGTTGTTGATTTAAATTAAAACCGATAGGTGGTTCAGAGTTTTCAATGTATAGTTCAATCGCATCCTTTTCTTCATCTGTTAAGGGAAGTGCATCTTGTTTTTCAAAATCTACACCATCTTTCCATTTTACAATCTTAATTTCTAAGTCTGCGTACACTAACATTTCATAATCAAAACCCAAGTCAGGTGCATCGCAATTGTCAAAACTGTATCTCAAACCATTAGGTTTAGTGATTTGTAGATTACCGTCTTCTGTAAATATTAATTCACTTTTCATTTATTAAATACCTCTTTCATATTATAACCTGTCATTGACTTTTTGTCAAGCAAGTACTCTCCATTTTTTATAGATGTCTAAATTATTTATGTGGTCACAATCCATACCTTCTACCCAAGGGCCTCCCCTAGTATAATGGATACCACTGAAATCCCACTTAACATCAGGGTCATCATATCCTTCTACAAATATGTATTTCTCAGGAATCTTACTGATCTTATCAGTCCATTCAAACTGATGGAGTTGTTTACCTGTCCAAGTGTTCACTGTTTCAGGTGTAAGTTTTTTACAATCTTCATGACCATTATTAAATATCATCATACTAGACCATAATTTTTTTGGATAGTCTATGTTCACTTCTCCGTTAAACTTAGTTTCATCATGTTTATATTGAGGATACTGAATACATGCAACTGCATCATCAGGATGTAGATAATAGAACATAGGTAATAAAGTTTTTTCAAAAATAAAATCATCATCTATGAAAATACTAAAACCCTCGTAATTTTCTAAGTAAGGAATTAAAAACCTACTGTATGTAAACTCTGTTGATTGATTTGCATACTCTCTAGTATATTCAGGTATCTTTGATACATCTAATAGTTTTATTTCAGGTTCGTATCTTATTTCATTAATTAAATGTCCTGCACCTGTATCTTTAAAAATACTTTGTTCAATAGAAATTTTAGATACTTCTGCGAGGTTACCATGTCTACTATCGTAACCAATGTAAATGTTTAATGGTTTACCTTTACTTAAACTATGAACCTTTTTATTCCAATTGTAAATTTTTGGTCTGAACTCTTGCACATTCATCAGGTTACTGTTATATTCTAATGCACCCTGTATCAGTGTGAATGACACATTATAGTGTCCACCCATACCCATTCTTTGTCCAAGGTCTTCTCGTAGACTTAATTTGGTTTTCCAATACTCCATGAAATCTTCGAATCCAATGGGTTCTTGATCGATGGTGTCGTATGCATCTGTAATACACAATTCCATATCAGGGTCACCCATCTCTTCAAAACAACCTGAACGTATAGAGCCTGGATGAATTCTTAGTTGATATCTACTATCTTTAACTAATTCTATTACTTGTCCTTGTATAGGTGCCCAAAGACCATCTTCTTGTATACTGTGTATTAACCAATGTGCCTTTGCACTATGGTAATACATTGAGTTTAAAGATTCTAAATCTCGTTTGGATAATGCATATTCTTGTTCATTGACATGATCTCTTAAATCAATATACTCACCATTTGTATCGACTGTATCCATACCTGCAATTTGATTTTCATGATTGGGACGAGGTTTTTCAGTCCATCCTACTGGTAAGAATTTATGATAACATGGTGATTCGTTTTTTAGTCCATTGAACAAAGACCACTTTTCTCTTTTTCGTTCTTTCTCAAAATCTCCCCATTTAAAAATTTTTATAGGGGGTATAATTTCTTCAAAAACATATTTAAGAATTGCGTATGTTTCTTTATCCTTGTATTCTTGATCTAATTGAAGTGACCCAAAATGATAATAGGTATCTTTCCAGTCAGTTTTACCTGCTAGTTCTTCTTTTGCTTGGGATACGGATTCTATTTTAATAAAATTACTCATAATATAAACTGTGATTTATTAGTATTTAGTTACTATGTAATCGGTGTTGCTGGCCACTGTTGTGACAATACACCATCCCATCTTGCGACAGGAGTTCTACCTTGTCTAGCATACGTTGCAGGTTGTCTGTTCTGATATGTGAAAGGTGTTTGACCTTGTCTCGCATACGTACTAGGTTGTCTGTTTTGATATGTGAACGGTGTCTGCGAGTTCGAAGGATTTCTATATGTAAACGGCGACCTGTGATTATATGTAGAAGGTTGTCTTGCGTTTGCAATATAAGGATACGGTTGTTGTGCATCCCTAATGTTAGGTTCCTGTGCATTCTTAATAGTAGGTTGTTGTCCATTTCTAATGTTAGGTTCTTGTGCATTCCTAATATTAGGTTCTTGTGCATTTACTGGATTTCTATATGTAAATGGTGACCTATAGTTATATGTAAACGGTTGTCTTGCATTTGCACGATATGGAACCCTATATGTAAATGGCACTCTATATGTAAAAGGTTGTCTCGCATTCGCAATATAAGGAACACGATATGTGAAAGGTGACTGATAAGTCACAGGTTGTTGTGCGTTAGCAGGGTACCTTGCACTGTATGTGAAAGGAGACTGATAAGTTACAGGCTGTTGAGCATTCGCAGGATATCTTGCGTTGTAAGTAAACGGTGCTTGGCTGTTGACCGTGGCACGAGCCTGACCTTGCATCGATTGTCTGTGGAAACCTGTTGCCATCTTACTTAATTCCTCTCATTATTTCGTACTAATATTATGAACCATTAAACTATTTGCAAAGAAGTTATGATGTGGACTGTCTACACCAAAGTGATAAACCATCTCTTCATCTGCTTCTTCTATAGATTCAATAATTGACTCTGATAAATTTTGTTTTAAAATTGCATTGTTGATGTCTTTAATTGCATCACCGATCTGCAATTCTCCGTTGACTTCTTTCATGTCATCGGCATGTCCTAATTCTACTTCTTTATTCCAATCTTCTAAATTAATAACCTTCCATCCCTGATCTTCAACATAGAATGGATGACCACCTGTTACTTTTAACCACCCACCGTCTGTAAGTTGTAGTTTATAAACTTTACACTCTCTTGGTTCCATGACATTTGATACACTTACTCTTTCCAGTTCGTTACTTTCTAGATTAAGTGAATACACCACATCACCCACTTGGATGTTTTCTATAGGTGTCATTGAAGTGTCACCCATCCAAACTTGTGTTCCAGCAGCGAAACATCCTCCTCCACCGTAGAAGTAAACTGCTAAGAAACGGAAAGGATATGTATACGGTTGTTGCGAAGAACTAGGTTGTCTTGCGTTTGCAATATAAGGCACCCTATATGTAAACGGTGATCTAAATGCAACTGGTTGTCTTGCGTTAGCAATATAAGGTACTCGATATGTGAAAGGAGACCTAAATGCAACTGGTTGTCTTGCGTTTGCAGGATATCTAGCATTATACGTAAATGGTGTTTGACCGTTTGCAGGATATCTAGCATTTGCAGGATATCTAGCATCATACGTAAATGGTGTTTGTCCGTTTCTTATATTAGGTTGTTGTGCATTTACAGGGTTTCTATATGTAAATGGAGACCTATGGTTATAGGTAAACGGTGATCTGTGTTGATACGTAAATGGTGACCTATGTTGATATGTAAATGGTGACCTATGTTGATACGTAAATGGTGATCGACCTGTTGCCTGATACGTGAAAGGTGTTTGTGCGTTCCTTATATTAGGTTCTTGTGCATTTACTGGATTCTGATATTCTGCAGGTTGTCTTGCGTTTGCAATGTAAGGTGTTTGTGCGTTTGCAATGTAAGGATAAGGTTGTTGTGCGTTAGCAATATAAGGCGTCTGACTGTTTGCAATGTAAGGATAAGGATTTTGAGTTGCTTCTTGACCTGATGCATTATTCCACCCTGTAGGTGTCTTAATATAAATCTGATCAACTGCTTTCCATGCTGTGGGAGTCTTTACCCATGCACCCCTAGTTGCATTCCAACCTGTAGGTGTTTTTACGCTTTGATTACCTGATGCCATTTACCTTTAATCCTCTAAAATATACTCCTATTTATTAGGAGTATAAAATCCACAAATCACCAACTGCACCATCTGAAGAAGTTGGAGCAGAGGTTGATTGATACACATTCCTTGCAACACCACCACTGTTATTTGCGTAGTTTGTAGTAATTTGTGTAAATTCTACGTTTGATGATGTTGATACTGCCTGACCGATTGCAACTTCACCTGAACTGATTGAAACACCAGTTCCTGCAGTGATATGAGCTCTTACTTCAGCAGCACTTGGCCCTGTGTATGTAATTGTTCCACCACTGTATGCAAGTGAACCATCTCCACCAGCGTCAGTTACAGTAATTGCAGCTCTCGCTCTTGTATCAGTATAATACAAGTTGGATGACCCTTCTGAAACATCGTCTGTATCATGGTTTGACACATCTGAAACTGTTCCAGTTACATTACCAGTTAGGTTACCTTCGAATGTTCCTGCAACAAAAGTTTCTGAACCTACTGTCCATTTGTCATTTGTTTCGTCCCAAAGAAGTGTCTTAGCAGTAGAACCACCTCTAGTGACACTAATACCTGTATCTTCTGTAGGTGAACCTGAAGTGAAGTTACTGTTTAATGCAATGATATTATCTGCAAGGTTAATTGTTTCTGAGTTTACAGTTGTTGTAGTTCCTGAAACTGTTAAGTCACCTGAGACTGTTAGTGAATCATTAACTGCAACTACACCTGTTCCGTTTGCAGTAAGAACTAGGTTTGTATCTGCACTTCTTGACTCAATTGCATCTACATCAATTGAGTTTGAAAATGAGATTGCATTTCCATCTGATGAAGCAACGTTTGAACCTGCCTGTACTGAGATCGGCCCTTTTAATTGGATACTACCTGAACCTGTTGGGTCTAATTCAACGTCACCTGAACCTGATGTTTGGACACTAACATTTTGGTTCGCATCAGCAGAAACAACGATTGTTCCTGAACTATCTGATACTACTTGTTGACCGTTAACATATAATGACCCTGGCCCGACATACACATCTCTCCAAGTATATGAAGATGAACCTAAGTCGTATGTGTTGTCTGCACTTGGTACGATATGACCTGTTACGTCTGAATCTGCAGTAAGTGTTATACCTGCGAATGAAGGTTTATCTGAAGTTCCAACTGCCTGACCGATACTAACTTCACCTGAACTGATTCCAACACCAGTTCCAGCAGTGATATGTGCCTGTACTTCTGATGCACTAGGCCCTGTGTAAGTGAGTACACCTGTACTGTTATCGTATGCAAGTGAACCATCTCCACCTGAATCTGTTACTGAAATCTTTCCTCTGATAGCAGCGTCAGTAATTGATAAATCAACTGCACCGTCTCCTGCATCATCGTAAGATGCAGTAATGTTAGTATGTGAACCGTTAGTTACTAACTGAGCACCAACGATATCTTGAATTTCTTCTTCAGTTTTACCAGTTGATGAGATTGTGATAGTGTCGTTTGTATCATCATAAGTTACAGTTGTTGAACCTGAACCTTGAATGATACCACCAATCTTATCTGCAATTGCTTCGTCTAAAGCAGTTCCTACTGCACTTGCAGTGATACTACCTGAACTATCAATGACTTCGGTTGTACCAACCGTAAGTCCGTTCTTGATTATGAAATTCTTTTCTCCTGCCATTAGATACTACCTCCATCAATTTGCACGTTTGCAAGTGTTTTTGATGCAGAACTATCGGCGAGATGTGTGTCTACTCTTGAAGTAGAAAAATACAAATTACTTGACCCTTCTGAAAGGTTGTCGGTGTCTAAGTCTGAGATTGCAGCTGCTTGTAATTTACCTGAACTGTTAATAATTTCCGTAGACCCAACTGTCAAACCGTATTCGATAACAAATGTGTTTTTAGTTGCCATTTTTCGTGTGTCCTATGTCAAAATGTGGGTTATTATACTTTTATTTATGAAAGTATGACGTTCAATCAAACATCTATTTCAATTTTTTTATATTTAAATACAGTTGAATTGGTTGAAGCAGGTGAAATTTTTAGTTTCACATTACCACTTTCAATTGCAACTGAGAATGTAGCGAGTTCCGTAGTTCCTCCTGCAAGTACGGTACCAAACTGAGAGAAGAATGCATTACTTCCATCATGTAATACATGTATCTCAGTCATCTGATATTCAGATGCAGTAGAATCGGATATCGATATAGTATATTTAACAGATCGATACGTTGAAGCGGAGAAAGAATCTAAATCGGTTTCTGATGTCGAGGTAGTTGTTGCAGTTCCTGAAGTTAATCCTGTTCCTGCATCCTGAAATGATAGTGTACCACTACCATTGGTTGTGAGAACTTGACCATTTGTTCCATCTGTTGTTGGATATGCAATGTTTGAACCAGTGATACTATTCGTTACATTAAGTGTCGTTGCAGTCAAATCTCCTACTTCTAAGGCTGCTTTTGCGTATCCTGTTCCTGAAGTGTTGACTGTTGTAGTTGGTTCAACCTCTAAACCATCGAATAGTTTCCAAGTAGAATCTGATGCATCTCTGAATAAACCTGTGTATTCACTTGCACCTCCATCTGATAAACCATCATCATAATTACCATACAAACCAATGTCAAGTGTGTCAGAACTCGTATTTGCATTTGCGAGTTCAAGCATTGAGTCTGCGACTGATGTAGTTGTTGAGTTAACTGTAATTGTTGTTCCATTTACAGTGAGGTTGCCTGCAATCGTAGTGTTACCATCGACAATCAAATCACCATTTGTAGAAAGCCCAATATCCGATAATAATTTTTGTTTTGTCGCCATAGTACTATTTATACTTTTTTAAAAGTACAGATAAAAAGAAGGGGACGTAGTGTCCCCCTCTAAAGATTGCTTACTGTTAATTAAGCGTCAACTACAATCCTATCGAATTGGATAACTGTAGAAGATGAAGATGCTGGTGTTACCAACAATCTTACATCACTTCCGTCGATATCTGCATCGAAAGTTGCAAGTGAACTAGACTTCAGTGTACCATATTGAGTCATTGTTACACTACTACCATCGTGGACAAGCATAACTTCTGTTGAATGGAAGTCACTACCTTGTGACATAGCGACGATATAACGTGCAGCTCTGAAATCTGTCTTTGCAAAGGTGTCGAGACTAAACTCAGTTGTAGAGGTTCTTGTTGAATTACCTCTCTTTGAGTTTTTATCTCTTGTTTTCTTTGCAGTAACGATTTCATCATTTGACGTATCGTATGAGAATACACGAATTAACTCAGCAATTTTAAAAGCATTTGTCTTAGCCATTTCTTATATCCTCCTATGACATCCTAATTTGGAATGTATCCACTGTTGTATTAGTGTTAACAGGTGTAATGAGAAGTCTCATATTACCTGAATTAACGTCTGAACTCAATGAGAACAATGATGCGTTTGAATATGTATCACCGTATTGTACGAAGTACGCATTCGACCCATCATTGATCAATAACACTTCTGCGGCATGTGTTCCTGCACTCGCATGAGTGGCAGTAATCACATACTTCACAGCCTTGTTTGCAACTGCATTAGATGATAAAACTTGATCAGATGTTGTTGCAGTGAAAGTATTTGCAGTAAAGAAACCTTGAACTAAGTTCGCAGCCTCTGTGATTGCAACTACTTCTACAACGTCACCTGAAATGGCGTTCTCAGTAAGTGTAATAACTGTACTACTTGTTGCAGTATAGTCAGAACCTGAGACTAACTTAACACCGTTAATATACACTTGTTCTGTTCCTGAGGAATATGAAAGTGTATTACTATTATCATCTGCACCTGTAATTGAAGTACCAGTTGATGTAATAGAGTAGGTAAAAGTTACAACCCCTGAAGACGGTTGAGCGGCGAAACTTATTGTTCCACTACCATCTGTCTGTAGGACTTGACCTGAAGTACCATCTGAAGTTGGGAAAGAGTACGCATCGTTAACAGTAAGAGTTGCAGGATTTGACCCTACTTCAACAATTGAAGCAGAACCATCATCCTTCTCAGTATAGACTCTACCGTGATAGGTATTAATACCTATCTCACCTAATGATAAATCACTAGTTGATGGTACAGAATTCTGAGTTGAACTCCTCTTGAATTGAATTACTGTTGCCATTTGCTACTCCTGTTATAGACTAAGTGTTATTAAAATGTTCCACCGTCGATAGCAGTAATGCTTACAGCTCCTGAACTCACTGTAAAGTTATTTGAATCGTAAGAAGCAATACCTTTTGCAGATGTTGTTGCATCGTCGATAGCAACATCACCTGAAGTTACAGTGAAATATGAACCTGAGAATGAAGCAATACCTTTATTTGAGTCTGTTGCATCCTCACCTGCGATAGTGATAGCACCATCTGCATTAGTGATGTCAACACCTTCTCCAGCTGTTAAAGCTGCAAGTTCCATGTCTCCGTTAGAGCCATTACCAATCATCAATTGACCTGCTGTTGGAGCAGCGCCGTCTAATGATGTGATTGAACCTGAAAGTGCAAGACCTGATGCCTCTAAACCACCAAATACTGCGTTACCGACTGAACCTGAGAATACTGATGAAGAGTCAGTTGCATCTTGGATGAACTTAAACTTACCATCTGAATCGTCCATACCAAAGAAACCAACTTTAGCAGCTGAACCATTGTGCCACTTAAATTTGATACCTCTGTCTAGGTTGTCATCTGATGCATCATCACCGATTTCAAATACAGGGTCTGCAACTGAAGTAGTTGTAGAGTTTACAGTTGTAGTTGTACCATTAACAGTTAAGTTTCCTGAAACTGTTAAGTTACCTGAAGCAGCGATATTAGTTGATGTAATATCGTCTGATGTCAGTGTACCGTCTACTTGAACATTGTTAAATTGAACGTTGTCAGATGTACCAACTGACTGACCAATTGCAAATGTAACTGCTTGGTTAGCGGCAGATGTTGTTACACCTGTTCCACCTGTGAAAGTGATTGATTGTGAATCTAAATCGATTGCACCAGTACCACTGTCAGCAGCGACATCTAAGTCTTGAGCTGTTACTTGAGAGTCAACGTATGCTTTAACTGATTGTTGTGAAGGAACTTTGACATCTGAATCAGAAGACATGTCATCTTCGTCAACAAAGAAGTCAATCATACCGAGTTCAACAGCGCTGTTTGCGATTGTTACAGCACCTGCTGAATCCATTGTTACATCACCACTGATTGCTACGTTATCAAATGAATCTGAACCGTCATGGACAAGAATGTGTCCTGATGCAGGGCTAGAAATATCTGAGTCTGTTGCGCCAGCAAGTGTTGAAGTAGTAGATAGGAATGAAAGTGAACCACTTCCGTCTGTTCCTAGTACTTGGTTTGCACTACCATCTGCTGAAGGTAATGTAAACGTTACATTAGAAGCTACTGAATCAGGAGCTTTAAGTGCTACATAGTTTACACCATTGTCAGAATCTTCTAATAACTGAACCTCACCACCAGCAGTCGAACCATTACCAACTTTAAAGTTAGCAGGTGTTGCAGAAGAACCTGCAAGAATGTCTGTGTAGTATTTACCACCAATCGCATGGATTAATGGGGTTGAGTTATCGGAATCAACTGATTCGATAAACAGTTTAGCACCAGCACCTGAATTACTTCTGTCCTGAATATACGCTAATTCACCTTCCGATAAATCTGATACTGTAGGCGCAGAAGAACCAGTACTTCTTTTAATTTGAATTACTGTTGCCATTTTTTTCTCCTAAAAAATTTTATTTTTTATAAAAGTAATTTACGTAAATTTCTCTTCACTATCCGAGAAAGATCATTATATATACAGTCCTCTCACTATGAGGGTCGTGTCTCACTGAATGACACCTTGATTTGTAATAGTATTTATAAAACTAGAATGTTCCACCATCTATTGATGTGGTTGTTTCCCACTTATCAGTAGTTGCGTTGTATGAGAGAAGTCCATCATCTGTTTCAGATGCATTAACATCTGATAACTCTTGAATTGATTTAGTTGCAAGATTAACACTTGTTGATGAGTTACCGATTGCAACTTGTTTTGCACGTATATTTGTTGCACCTGCAATCCTAGCACCAACTGAACCTGTCGATCTATTTAATGTCCCTTTAATGTTTGCCATAATTAACTCCTCGTTACTCCTGGCGTTACAATCGCTTGTCCTTCTATAACTCTAGTTGTATTTGAACCACTAGTTATATTTAGATCATAAACATATCTTCCAGCATTCAATGCAGCAGTTTGAGTGTCATCAAGTGATAATGTAACCTGTCCAGTTGCAGCTGCAATACTAGTTCCAAATGTCGCAGAGACAGTAGAAGAACTATATGTTTTTCTTATCTGTGCGGCCGCAGTATATCCATTTAAGTCTAAGATATCACCTGCTGAGTCAGTCACATCAACAGTAATACTGAAGTCTGTTCCTTGATCTATGTATAGGTTTGCAATTATAGCCATATAACTATTTATACCTGAGTGTTACTTGGGTTCTTAGAGAACCTTGCAGTTGGTACAGATTGATGTATTTTTTCTACAGTACCTGTTTTATTTACGTACACTTCACTTAATTTTCTAAGTGTACCATTATCATTTACATATACTCCTTTCACTTTTGCAATCGGGCCTACAGTTCTAGTAGTTGAATATGGTGCTTGATATGTAAATGGTGACCTCACCGTGTAAGGGAACTGATAGGTTACTTGATATATAAACGGTGATTGTGCATTCGCAATATATGGTGATTGTGCATTTGCAGTGACCCTATATGTTGACGGTGATCTATGTTGATACGTAAACGGATTCCTTGCGTTTGCAGGATTGGGTTGTTGTGCATTCCTAATATTAGGTTCTTGTGCATTTGCAATATAAGGACTTGGATTTTGTGCCTGATATGTATTAGGTTGTCTTGCGTTTCCAGTCGCTCTATAAATTAAAGGTTGTCTTGCATTTCTAATATTAGGTTCTTGTGCAGATGTAGGGTTTCTATATGTAAACGGAGACCTATGGTTATAGGTGAAAGGACTCTGTTTAGTTGCACGATATGTAAATGGTGACCTTGCAATATACGGATAAGGTGTTTGACCAATAAGAGGTTGTCTTGCCTGATAAGTCGTTTGACCTTGCGCTTGATAAGTTGTAGGTTGTTGTGCAATATATGGTATTTGATAGTATCCTGTTGCCATTTTATATTCCTAATGCCTGTCCATAAGTTGCGTTTAATGATATCATACCATGACTATATGTTGATGTATATACATTATTACTTGAATCCACACCCTTAACTGTGAAACTAACACCTTGTGCTTGTGTCCATGTAGTACCATTAGGGTTTGGGCCGTTTGGTGTTACACATGCCTTCCACAGGAATTGTCTTGCACCACTAGTTGGAACACTATAGTAAGTACCTGAACTATATCCAGCGTTAGTTGGTAATGGCCCTGAACTATAAGAGTAACAATAACTTGAACTACAGTCTTTACCACTACATGCTTGACTTGATACATCATATTTTACTGTAAATGTGGAACTGGTTGTCAATAGACCTTGATATAAAATGTAATCAGAATAAACAGTCGCCTGATATTGATTTGTATAACCAAACCACAATGCCTTAATAGAACTTTGGGCAGTTGCATTTGAGAACTCCATTGAACACCCTACCTCAGGTGGAGGGTTTGTGGATGCTCTTGATTGCGTAGTATACCAGTACCCAGCTGAACCAGTACCAGGCCCCCAAACTTGTTCTAGTGGGTCATAGATATATGCAGCTGGTTGTCTTGCATTATAAGACGATCTTGCGTTTGCAATGTATGGATAAGGTGTTCTTCCTATAAATGGAGACTGATATGAATATGGTGTTTGACCAATTGTAGGCACTGGTTGTTGTGCGTTACTAGGTGATTGATATGACTGTTGTGCATTTCTAATCACTGGTTGTTGTGCATTTGTAGGATTTCTATATGTAAACGGTGACCTATAGTTGTACGTAAACGGTGATTGTTTATTTGCTGGTACCTGATATGTAAATGGTGTCTGCGAATTTGCAATATAAGGATTCGCTTGTTGTGCCGAATATGTAAATGGTGATCTGTGTTGATAAGTAAACGGAGACCTAACAGTGTAATTGAAAGGTTGTTGTGCGTTTCTTATAAACGGAGATTGTTGAACAGCAGGTGTCCTATATGTTACAGGTTGTCTGTTGTTGTATGTTAGGGGTTGTCTTGCCTGTGCAGGTGTTCTACCAGTTGCCTGTTTGGTTTCAGGTGATTGTGCGTTAACTACTGCTTGCCCTTGATAGGGTTGTTGGAAAGTCGTCCCTGTGTTTATATAGATTTCATCAGCCATATCATATCACAAACCATAAGTGTCCATTAGACGTACTTCCTACACTTGACGGTGCAGAAGATACTGTCTCGTAATCTAACACTACATTATCACTATCCGTTTTAATTCCGTTAGAAGTGTTGACACTCATAGTTGTCCCTGTAAGGTCTAGACCATCTCCACCTGTTACTGAATTCGAACCTGTAAACGATATAGTGTTATTCGCATCATCATAAGATACAGTGATATTAGTATGTGTACCAGCAGCAATTGCAGTTGCAACTGCATCTTGTGCCTGTTCGTCAGTGTAGTTTGCAGGTGCATCAGCGGATTCCCAATTCGTTGTTGAAGAGTTGTAGATTAACATCTGACCATTATTAGGAGATGATGCATCTACGTTACCCAACGATGCTAAATTGTGATTTGTTATACTGGATACGGTTCCTGTTACATTACCGACAACATTACCCTGTACATCACCTTTAACTAATGCACCACTTGGTAAGTTGATATGATTTTGGAAATATACTTCACCATCAAATTCGATAGGTGCAGAAGTAGTTAAGAGTGTTGTCTTAGTTGCACCGTCACCATTGAAGATTAATCCATTGTCGTTTGTATTATAAATTGTATTAGCGGCAGTTTCAGAAAAGTAACCTACAGATGCACTTCCTTGTCCTGTAAATCCTAAGTAAGAACCAGTAAATGAATAAATTACAATCTTATCTGAGTTTGCAGCTGCTGAAACTAGGTCTATTCTATTATATGTTCCATCACCTTGAACATTACCTAATGAATAGTCATCACCCTCAAATAGGTGAACACCATTCTTAAAAACTTGTATTCTGTTTGCAACAAATTTTAGAGTATATCCAAAGTTATCTACACCAGTAAATCTTGTATTACCGTTAGTTCCATCTGAACCAGTAAAGATATACTCTTGTAAGAAGAAAGACTTGTCTTCAAGACTGTTTAATGCATCGATAATATTACTTTTTTCAGTTGTGCGTAATCCTGATATCGCACCGACATCATTTGCAAGATCGTTGTACTGTCTTCTAAAGTCTTCTATCGTACTGTGATTGTCAACTGTCCTAGCCACTTACTTTCTCCATCAATTGTTTTAACATCTCTTTCATTTCAGACATGTCTTCTTTAAGTGTATTTATCTCTTCTGTTTGCATTTTAAATCTTTGTCTTCTCATTTTCTGCAACTTCCACGCTTCTTTATCTGTGGAAACGATTGCAGTAGTGTCTTCGTCTCTTTCTAAGTAAGAATGTCCGTCTACTCTAATACCCATTATCCTGTCGCAATAGCTCTAAATGCAGAGATTAAAGGTGGTTTAGAAGTATTATACCCCTGTCCTACAATCTTAATTATGAATGAAGAGAACTCAGGTAAATCTTCAACGTTATACTCATACTCTTTGAAGTTTCTTCCATCTGCACCTATTTGTGAATCAGGTGAACCATCTGTGTTAAAGAATTCATATCCTATTTCATCAAACTTACGTTCATCGTCAACCTTAACGGTCTTAAATAAAACTTTAACATCAGTTCCTGCATTTTTCATGCAATCAAACATAACTCTGATACCAGTTGCAGGGTTCTTCAAGTTAATCTTCTTAGTTACATAACAGAATGCGTTGTCTTCACCTAGTGATTCCTGACTAATATTAATTGAACTTGAGAATGAATTGTCATTTGAATTTTTCTGCAACCCATTAATTCTATTTGCAAATGCAATTCCACCTAAAGTTTGTGTATCAACAAAAGGTGAAATGTATTGATTTCTAGAGAACATCATACACTTCAACTGCAGTGACCTTCCACTTGACATCTCGTTAATCTCATTGATTCTAGATGCAATAATACTTGGTCTACTGAAGAATGCATTTTCGTTAAGTGTTACATTATCACCACTAATTCTTCTCTGATAAACTGTACCATCAATATATCCTTCAGGTGAATTCATTGGTGTTCCTACTGCATTAATAAACATTCCTGTATTTGCACAAAGAATGTTTTGTACTTGAGTGTGGATTCCATCATAGTAAATATTTTTAGATGTTACAACATTTCTTCCACCACCAACTGTAGTGTCTGTTGCTTTATAGTCTGAAACATAATCAGGGAATAGTGCTTGTCCTATTGTTGTAATATCTGAATTAGCATCTACGTCTGATTGAACTGCAGTTGCACTAAGATTAGGTGTAAACGAGAATGTATCTATTGTAAAGTCTGCACCAATACTAGTATGTGAATCATCTGTTGAAGTGTTTATTGCACGAACTGGAATTCCACCTAGTGTTTGTCCAATTCCTTCTACAGTTGTTGTGAAACTCCATGAAGAACCAACTGTTACTGTAACGACATCTCCTACTGCGAAATTATCACCTGCTTGTAATATTTTACATGCAGTAATATCTGATACACCATTTGATGTAGAAACTGTAATTCTAAATGCGACTCCTGTTCCAGTTGTGTTTCCATCACTTGGAGTCGTATCAGCTTTAACAGCAGATATTGATACATTGTCTGAACCCAATGTACTTGAAGTTCCAGTGTTATACGGTAGAGTTCCGTGTATTAAATTATATGTACCATCAACAGGAAGTGTTCCTGAATCGGTTGCATCAGAAATTCTATACACACCTCCATTCCTATCACCTATTACACCATTAATTTGTACATTAGATGAAGTGTTGTAATGTCCATGGAAGAAACTTTGCATTGTAATTGATGATGAATCTGCAACGGTTGAAATTGGATTTTCAGGAATGTGGTTTTCCACATCATCTTCATCTGTGGAGTTGATATCTATTGTTTCATCTGCATTATACCAAGGTATGTCTGCATTTGTCAAATTAAAACTTGAACTCTGTGCAATATCAAACTCTGCATAGTTTAGACAATATTTAATATCGTCTTCTTGTCTTGCAGTCCATGTTGAACTGTTTTGTGATACAAACATAGAACCCATATTAGAAGCTGCGACTGCAACCTCAAGACCGTTAGCAATATCTTTATCACCTGCATGAGCGTACCAAATTTCATATTGGTCTGAACTTGTATAAACCACAAAACAATATTCCATTTGTGATTTAATAATAATAGGGTTCTCAAAAGTAAATTTAGTTACTGCAGATGCATCTTCTGAAACATTAATTTCATCAGGAGTTTTTGTAACTACTGACAAAGGTATAGGTGTTTGAGTTGGATAACCATTTTCCATACCTCTTAATTCAACAGTGATCTCTTTGTTAACATCTTTTGTTTTGAAATACAGGTCAATACTTGTTAACACCATATTTGTACCTACTGATTCAGGGGCTGCAAATGATTGTGCAACTGGGTCAAACCAAATTCCTGTTGGGAACATACCTGCATCAAATCTAAAATCACCTATATCGATAGGTGGAAATCCTGGCGGAAGATTAGGTGGCCAATTAGGGTCATCACCACCATCTGAAATAAGTGGGCCATCGCCTGGGCCCTCAGGGTCTTCAGCACCAATTTCGTCTATTTGTGTTTGAAGATCATCAATTCTATCGTCTAATTCTGTAAATGGATTAGGGCCTGGGTCTGATTCATTAAAGGTTGCATTGATGGTTTCACCTCTAGTTGTTATTGTTCTCGAATCATTAGTTGGAACTCTTGTAATTCTAGAAGTTCTTGTAGTTACTGTATGTCTATCAATATTTGCAACCATACCTGTTGAGGTATACAATGCAGTTGCAGATGATACTGGATTTGGTGAATTATACTTTTGTGAAGTTACAATTAATTCTTTAGTACCACTTGTAAAGGTATTTGCACGGAGATAGAATCGTGCCTTCAATCTACCATTTGCATCAGTCTGTAATTGAGCACCTGTGTTACCTAATGTACCTGAAGTATGCGAAGGAGAATAATAATAAGTAGCACTTGGGCTTCCATAAGTCCATCTTTCACTTCGCATTCGTGTACTAACATCTATACCATCAAAATAAACGTAATGATAAGTGTTAGGTTTTAATCCTTGACAAGTAACTGTGATAGTCCTTTGTTTCATGAACCTTTCAAGTTGAATATTTCTGACTCTATTTCTCTCGTCTACGGATACGTCAGTTGCATAATCAAACATCATACCATTACGTGCTTGAACTTCAGGGGTTTCTGTGATCTCTCTTGTAAGGTCTATGCCTGGCTGCCATTCACCACCTTGTTCAGCAGACCCTGACCATGAACCTGAAGTTGATATCATAGGTTCTGTAGTCGTAACTGGTGTTCCTGTCCAAGTGGTTTCCCAATCATTCCAAAGTGTTCCTGTACCATTTCTTCTAAGACCTCGTAATTCTGCTTGAATTGCACTTAAATTAGATACTGTTTGGGATGTAGGAGTAATAGAAGATGGTGTTCCAGGCCTTGTATCCATATCAGGACTGAGATTACATGTACCAGTAAATGATGTGACAAGGAATGGGTTAACATTAATTGATCTAGATGCTTGAGTTACAAACATAGATGTAAATGCTGTATCTGATGCCTTTCTCTCTGTATATGGAAGTGTTAGGAAATCACCTGTTTGTTGAGTGTGTACTAATGACCCTGCCTCTACTTCCATTGGGAAGTCTTGAGAAACATGAGAAGGTCTCAATTGACCCATTTTCATATCAATAGCGGCGTTATAATCAGTGTTTAATACATCACTTGCACGTTGATTCCTAAAGTTATCAACTAAGAAACCTGATTTAAATTTATCAAATCCATCTGCATCTAAAATTTGTGTAGAACGTGTGTCTGATTCAAGTAATGACAATGTGGTTACTGTTTCTAATGCAGTAACCCTTTGAGATATTCTACCGATATCTCGCATTGTAAATCTGCGATGATCTTTAGTTTTAACTCTGATGTCTTTAGGGTCTTTTGTAAATGCAGGTATTTTTAATTCTGCAATCTCTATTGCACCATCAACATGTGGTGGTCTTGTAGGTGTAATTCCTGCAATACCACTTGCAATTTGGAATTGACCTGATTTGTGCAAGAATAATTTATCAATTCTTGGAACATAAAATTTAAGGTCACCTTGAATTGCAGATGCATCTTTAGGTGTAGGCATAATTGCAGGGTTAGTAGAATAATTAAATCCTGTATTAGTTTCTTTCTTATCTCTTGATGATTTAAAACTTACTCCATCTTCATAAGAAAAGTGTGCATATTCAATGATTGAACTTATACTCGATATATTTGTTAAGTCTACTGTTTGTGTTAAATCTTTATCATATAGTTGTCCTGCAACTGGTCTGTAGTCTAAACAATCTGAAAGTTCAAATGTTCCGTCAGGTTCATTACCTCCCAAGTCAACTCTGTTTGCAGCGTAAATAGGAATGTCTTTGTAAGGAACACTATATGAATTTACATCAAAGAATTCTCCTGCACCATGAGAGAAGTAATCAAATACAACCAACACTTCACCAATTGGTGCAGCTCGTCCTTGTTTTCTAATTAATTTTGAGATACCATAGTATCCATCTTTTTGACCATCGTCAAAAAGGAAACTCTCTGTAATTTCTTTTGAACCTGCACTAAGTGAATCTATAGTTACCTGAGATTTATTGTTTTGTCCAACTGCAATCTCACCCTCTACAAATCTTTTCTTTGTTAGGTAATAGAAGTATGTTGTTGCACCTGCATTATAGTCAATTATAATTGCACGTGCATCTGAGGTTTGTCCTTTAATTTCTTCATGCAATTGTAATGCAGGAAAGGTCGCAAGGTCTTCTTGTAACGTTGCACTAGGAGTTATAGGAGCACTATCTACACCATCATAGATACCACGTATTTTAAATACATCTGCAACACCAAGTGTTATTTCCTGATCATCCATTGCAGATGTATAAACACCTGAGTATCCTGCTGATCTTTTACCTGTTATTTTTAATACTCTACCTTTATGAAGTGTTTTTGATTTTCTCTGAGGTGTTGTTACTAGAACTGAATATGTTATTCTTAACACAACTCCATCATTTGCAGAACCAAAGTCTCCTAGTGTAATAGACTGACCACTACCGTTTGTTGCAGGATTAGCGTCTTTATAACTTTCTATATCTAATAGGTCACCCTTACTAAATGTTGGGTTTGATGCTCCTGATATATCAACCACTGCAATTGAGAAGTTATCTGTATTTTGATCTTCAAATGCACCGTCTTGTTGTGCAATAGTTACTTCACCACTTCCGATAGTTTGTACTGTTTGTTTTTTGATGTGAATTAAATCACATGTATGTTCACTGATGAAATCTCTTTCGTATGCGAAAATAGACACTGCTTGTTGAGGTCTATGGATTTGTGATCTAAGTCTAGTACAGGATTCACCAGTAAATGATGTCTGTGTATTTGAACCTGAAATTGCACCACCAGTGTTTCTAACTGTCATTGAAGTGTCACTAGTGATTGCAGATACTGTTACTAATTCACCAGTACCCAATCTTCTAATAACATCACCTACTCTTAATTGACTTGCAAATAACGTTTCAATACCAGTTACCGTAGCACTGTTTGCAGTAAATGTCAATTGACCTCTGAGAGAAAATTCTAAATCTTTCTTAATGTCTCCAAAGAAGTATTGTGTACTACCACCTGCAGTTGGTTCTTGAGTAATTAATCCAGCCTGTTCGTAGTTGAAGTTTACTACCCCATCATTCTGTGAATCTGTAATTGCAAAATCACCTTTACCGATACATGAGATTGCATCATTACCACTAAATGAACCGATTACATCGTGGATGTATAAACAACTTCTGTTAGGGTCATCGTATGCAATGATACCTGTTGCACCAGTAGCACTACCTGTAACGTGATCACCTGTTTGTGCAGTACCTGTATGTGCAGAATAACTAATCTTAGTAAACATTTTTATATCAAATGCAGATAAGTTAAATTCTGTAGTATCTTCGTTATATTCTCCTGCAGTTGATGAACCTGTATGATGTGTTATGTCTCTTAAACGTGCATAACCGATTTGTTCAGGACTGTTTTGATCTGTTGTTAAGGGTTCTCTATTATTTGCGATAGGGCCATCAGATGCATGTGAATCTGAAGTCATGTGATCAGAACCCATGTTCCAAAGTTTACATAGTTTATGTGCTTCTATGTTAGTTGCGTTAATACCCTTTGTGATTTCAGGTAAACCATGACAGTTAGTAACTCTAATAATGTTACCAACATTTGCAGTTGTCAACATGTCTTCTTCTGAGACTATTGTTCTTGCCTTAGGAAATGGAACTGTTTCTGAACCTGTTTTTGCAACTTCAAAACCTTGTACGTATGCTTTTCCAGGCGACATCTGCATGACAAATTTAGTTTCATCACCACCGACATCTTTTTTGAACATTCCATTATTTGTTTCATCATTTAAGTGTTCTTTTAATTCGTATTCAAAGTTCTTTAATACAAAATCTCCACTTGCATCATGTGTTCTTCTTGCCATTGATTTTTCAAGAACATTATATGTTGGGTCAGTAATTTGTACTGCAATGTTACCTTTTTCAACCCTTGCAAGTTCAACAAAGTTTGAGTCTTCTATACTATCAACTGGATATTTTTTAAGTGTTAAATCTAATTGTAATCTATCTGCACCAGCAGCGTTCTGATTTGAAGCACCAGTTGCATTGTCTTGTAATGTAGCATCTTCTGCATTGGAAATTAACTTTTCTTCGATGTTTAAACCAATTTTATAAGTTGGTTGAACACTATATTTTTCCAATATGAGACTTTGTGCATCTACTTTAATGAAAAAACCTCTGAGATAGATTACACCTTCGTCTAAATCTATCGCAGAACCTTGTCCTGTAGGTTTACTGGTATCACCAGTAGTTAAGACTTTAAATTCGTTGTTGTTTGTTCCAACAATTGAGTAAACACCAGCTGCGTTTACTGTAACTTCTTGTAATTCTTCTCCCTGTATAAATGTCATACGGTTATCAAGACCGTTTACAACATACTTGAGGAACAGAGTCATCTCATCTGTTTGATTGTTTACAGTTTCTTTAGGAGTAGATTTTTTAACTTTTGCGATAACACCTGAAGTTTTACCCTGAAGAAATTTACCATGGAAGGATGTTCTATAGGTTTCTACATCAGCGTCACCTGCTGTGTTTGGGTTTTCTGTACTTACTTTTACATAGTACAATTCGAGATCGATATCAGTTCTGATTCCATCAACGATAGAACCATTTTTAAAAATATGATTACCAAATCTTTCAATTTGGTTTTGAAGAATTGATTGTGATTGCGTTAACTCTCTTGCTTGAAGAGGTCTACCTGCCTTAAATAGTATTTTATGATATTTTTTACTATCATCATAATCATCGAAGTAAGGTGCAATATTTAAATCGGTTTTCTCTGGCATATCCTATCTCTTATAAGTTATTTATTTGACCCCAAAATGAGGTCAAATGATTACATTTCGACGATAAGTTTAATATCTTCGATCTGATCAGCGGCACGTGTTACTGCACCTCTGTTTTCAATATACATGATGTTTCCACTGTATCTTTCTACTTCAGGATGAACTGTACTGATACCACTGGAACCAATTGTTGCAACTTCAACTGCATCAACATATACAGAATCTGAGTTTACAAAACTCACATATTGTCCACCTGAGTTTGCAACAGGTATGTATTTGACAATTGCATTTGTTGAATCGACAGATACCACTCTACCAACTGCTACTGATGCACCATTTGTTTGTGCATTTTGAATTAAGTCATCAACACTGATATTTGCAACGTTTGATGCAACAAATTGATGATATGCAGTCAATGTATCACTTGTAGATACGGTAGTTGTTCCTAGATTGAATGGGTCTTGAATTAGACCAATTCTTCTGAAGTCGTTATCTGTTGGGAAGTCACCTGCACCTTCGTTAAACTCTAATCTTGAGTTGACAATAATGTAGTTACCACCTAGTTCTTCTACAGGGTCTGCACCATGTCCAATTAACGGTGATATAATAACTTTTACAGCACCATTTGAACCTGCCCCAATACCTGATATACTTGCGATATCGACTGATGCACGTTTATAACCTGAACCTTCTGTTGATACTTCAACGTGTGAAATTGCACCACCCACTACGTGAACTGTACATACACCGTTTTGACCGTCACCTAAAATAGGGACTCCTGTATATCCTGAAGAAGGAGAGTCGTTATAACCTGTTCCACCAGCAGTTACCACAATGTGATGCACAGCACCATCAACTGCTTGGTTTTCAACATCCCATTGAGATGAACCATCATCGGTGGCAGCAGTACCGAGTCCAGTTTCACCATAAATTTCTGTTTGAGCACCAAGTGTCTTAACAGGGATGAAATCGTTTGTTACGAATTTAATTGTATCTGAAGCGGAGACTGAGTACATATATTTCCAAATGTATCCTCTACCAGTTGCGGCACCTGTATCAGATGTCTCGACTAATGAAGTTGGACTTGTACCTGAAGGTTTAACAGTTGAAGCAACCACTGAACCACTAGAATCTCTACCAGTTCTAATACACTTGTATACGTGATACTCATCTGTAATTACATAGAATGTTGCATCATACAAGTTAGTAGCACCTGATGCTACGCCTGGGTTTGATGAAGAGATATCATGTTGATACTCATCATAAGATGTATTCTCTGCCCAGTTTCTTCTAACTAAACCGTGTGATACATCGGCTGTAGTTACTTTCTTGAGTGCAATCATATCTGAGAATGCATCTACTTCTTCTCCTACTGAGTTTGCAGGTGAAGGAGGTGAATTCTCATCCGTCCAGTCGAATGAACGACCAATAAAAACATACGTTGAAGAAGCTGCTTCTCCAAAGTCTTCTCTGAATTGTTTCGCATTGTGGACACGAAACTTTTCTGTTATAATAGCTGCCATTTTTAATAATCTCCTAAGATATTTATATACTATTTATAAACCTACGCAGAATTTACATAGGCACTAAATGCAATATTTGTTCTTTTTCTTTCATGAAGTGGGTAATCAGGAATATGCATTGCAGGAAAGTAAGTTTCATAATCTGAAATTCTAATACCTTCTGATTTAGTTTCTTCAGACATGAATACACCTGTTCCATCTTCTAATAAGAAGTCATCATTATCCGTCTCATCTTTGATGAAGTACGCAATACGATAACTTCTTTGACTCTGTATTTTATTTAGTGTTCGTAAAGTATGGCCTAAAGGTGTAAATGTACTAATGTTATTTTCTGAAGATAGTTCATGCACCATCGGTGATTCATCTTCCATAACAAGTCTATTCCAATCCTCAGTATATAAATTGTTATCAAATAAATCTATTGATCTTTCACTAACAAAATAATGAGTTTCCATCTCTACTGTTGCACTTTCTAAAATTGCAACATCGTCATTTTCTAATCTAATACGATCACCATGTGTTCCTTTTACATTTGCATCTTTATCAGGTTCAAATCGTATATGGTGTACGTGTTCTTCTAATAAAATTTTATGACCATCTTCTAATACAAGTATTTCATCTTCTTTAGTATATGATGAGAATATCTTTCCTTGGTCTGATGGTCTTCTTTCAGGTGTAGACCCAAACTGATTTATTGGTGTTTGCATCTCTCCATGGTTGTCATCTGAACGACATAGGTTCAAGACTGACATCATGTCATCCAGTCTAGGTGAATACTGAACTGGAGTATGTGCGAGTGATGCTATAACATTAACGTTAAAGTGTCTGTTCTTACTTTCTGTGTCATAGTATTCTGCACGTTCACCTAAGTCAATACCAGCAGGGTTAGTAATATGGTCGACACCAAGTACCGTTCCAGTTGTATTAACTCCATTTGTTACAACTGCTGATGTTGTTGTTAATGGATATGACACTGAAGTGTCTACTGTTGGTGTGTTGTTCTCTAATCCAGCAGGCATTAACACCAATAATGGGTCAGGTGTAGTGTCTTCCATTCGGAAGTAGTTTGATTGACCTGAAATAAATCCTGTTGTCTTATCTTCCAATACAGGTTTATACCCATCTTCAAATATAATATCTCCGTGTGGGAAAAAGTCATGTAACTCAATTTCTCTACTTGAGTTATAGAATGCTTGTGATATTCTAGTAGAGTCAAGTTCTTGAATCATTCCTCCACCACTAATATAACCATCCATCTGATCGTAGAAACCATCTAAGAGAATTCTACCTAAAGATTGTCCAAATGTTTGAGAGTTGATATCCTGATCGTCCTCTAGAACAATATTAAATTCTTCAGTATCACCGTGGATGATAATTGTAGGTCTAAAAGTAGTTTGAAGATCAAGTGAATTATCAATTGGGTCACCAGTTACTGGGTCTCTATCGACTGGTATGTTTACATTAGTAAGTGTAGTATCTTCACCGAACTGAGAGTTAGTGTCAGCAGAGACCACAACCTTTTTAATTGCAACTTCACCAAAGAAGATATGTCCAGCAGGATGTAATAAATCTTTTACTGCGGCTCTCCACTTGTTGATTGATTCTCCAATCTTAACAACATAGGAGTGTGATTGATAATAAAGGTTATCGTGTATATTAGATGCAGTTACAGATAACTGTCCTCTGTCACCTAGTGTACCTTCTTCAATAATACCTTCACCACCAACTAAACCTCTTCCGTCAAAACGGAAGTTCTTGATAACTTCAAAGGAATCTGTAAGATTAAAGTTAACCTCTTCTCCATCTAAGAAGTCACCATCTAAATCTGTATATGTTAATATGTGTCTGTCACTATCATAACTAACAACTGATGCAGTTGTACCTGATGCTTCACCAGTTATTACAATTCCAGTAGTTAGACTTGTTGAAGGTGTTTTAATTAACATAGGATGGTGAGATGATGATGCAACTAAACCATCTTCACTAAAGTTATAACCTTGTGATTCTATATTAATCGAACCAACACCACCGATAGTACTTGACCATGCAAATAGTTTTGCACCTGTACCACTTGATACGTTTACTTGTTTTGCAGTTTGTTGATTTAAAGATACTGCACCTTTTATGATTTTACTTGCAACGAAAGTTCCTGTGTCTGTTGATCTTCTTGCAACTATTAATCTGTTTCTATCTTTTTCAATTTTTAAAAGTAGACCAGTTGCACTAACTGTAACACCGTCACCTTCTATTTGTTGAAGTTCTTCTCCTAGTTGATACCCACTTAAATCATCAACAAAAATATATCCACCAGTGTAAACTTTCGGTACTGTTCTATACCCATGTCCACCGTTATGAATATTAATTGTTCTAATTCTTGAATCGGTTGTTTCTAAATTGATGCGAGTTCCGTCTTCGTATGTTAGATTATTGAATTCTTGATAGATATCAACTGTTTCTCCTCCTACTAGAGGTGTGTTTAAAACAATCCTATCATTTTTTCTTGTATAACCTAATACTGCATCACTTCTTGCATATTCGATTCCATCAACAAAGACTCTAACCTTCTCATCATTAAAGATGAGATTGAAACCATGATTGTCTTTACCAGTAAATAATGTTTGACCTGCAGTTGCTGTGAACTCAAATTGACCATATACATCTTTATTTTCTAAAATTATTTCATCACCAACTGAACCAATAATTGCACTTGCACTTCCAGCTCCTTGTTGACCTGCATCATCAAACACCAATTGTTGTGGTAGACCAATTTGTAAAATGTCTCCACTACTTAAACTTAATTTTTCATTGACTCTCATAGATGTTCTATCATCTGAGATTTCAACTACTTGTACTCTTGGAAGATATGTACCAAAAACTTCTTGACCAACTCTGATTGAAGTGTCTAATGGTTGAGAGAAAATAAGTAAATCAGAACTTGTTGATTGTTCAGAAACTACTTTGTTTCCATCTTCATAGACGAGGTCTTGTAAATCTTCTGTTAACAGTTGATCAACTGTACCATCACAAACTGCAGTGAATGTGTTATGGAATCCAGTACCTGCATCTTCAATGTAAATGTGTTCGATTCCACCACCGACTAGTGCATCTACAATACCTGTTGCTTTGACTGCATCTTTATCTCTATTTGAACCAACAAAATCTATTCTATCATTAAGTTTATAGAGTGAACCTCTTTGATCAAGTTCGTATACAATACCTGAACTTGCATTTCTAATAATAGTGTCATTAGGAACGTCAGTTTCCAAACCTGTACCAAAAGGTTGATTTATTTGTTCAATAGTAAGTATACTTAAATCTTTAATATCAATAATACGATATTGTGTAGTGTGATTATCAAACTCAACAATATCACCTTCACTAAATTTACCCACATAACTACCACCATTATCCTCTGAGATAATGTTAATGTTTATTTCTTGTTTACCTTGTAGTTGTTCTTGGGTAGTTTTAGATAGAATTGTTGTTTCTAACACTACAGTGTCTTCGTCATCCGTTTTCATATACGTACTTGACTGTCCGTATTTTACGTCACTAACGACACCTAAGATTCTTGCGAACTCACTTGTAACACCATCTCTATCTAAAAGTGTTACAGTTCCATTGTTTGTAAAGGTACCTATGTGATTGTCTGTTATCTCTAATGAGTAAATACCTTTATCTGATTCTAATACATATACGTTTTCAACTATAGACTCTGCAACTTTAACTGTAGACCCAGGCTCATATTGTACAATCTTGTCTGTTGCGACAGGTAATGCACTTTCATTTTCCATCCTGATGACCATACGTCTTCTCTGACTAAAGTCAGATGTTGACAGATGAAGTGTCTCATCTACAGGATAACGTATTTCAGCGTCCTCTGCAAAGAGGATACGCATTAAAAACTTGAGTGACTCTTCTGTTCCTTTCTTCTTGTATAAAGAAGTCATATTCTTTATTGCAAGACGTTTACTCTTAATGTTATTAATGTTTAATGAAGGAACAAAGTCTTTCGTAAAATACTCTAAGAATTGTTCAGTTGTATGATCAATATCTGAATAATCTAAGAGTCTGTTTTGTGCGAGTATGGTATTTTCTTTATATGTTTTTACAACACCAGTACGATTACCATCTCGTCCTTGTATAGTTTCGCCTGGCGCAAATCCATTTCCTGATATTGCATTTAGATATAACGTAAGTCCGTTGATAACTGTTACCTGTGCAACGGAACCACTGGTTTGACCAATGATATATTCTCCAACTTGAAACGGTTCAACCCCAACTAGTACACTATTAATACTTTTGGTTTTTTCTTGAACAATTTTAGATGTTGCAGAATCAGGAGATGGTGCAGTGGTAAAGGGTTCCAAAAGAATGGAACCCTGACCATCTTCTAAAAGAATGTCCCCTATCTCTTCTTCAGATTCGAGGACAATTATTTCGGATTCTAGATACTCAAAATATGCTTTTAAAAACTGTTCGAATGCAGGAGATTCCTCCTGAATAAAATTCGGTATCAGTTGCGATAATCTATGAGATAGTTTATCTATTACAAAGTTATCGTGAGACATCTAGATTAAGTTCCTATTTAAGCAACAACAATAGTTGCATTGTTGTTAGCAACTGGTAACCATACAGAACCGTTCCAAATTAAAACACATCCATCTCCAGCATCTTCTAGTTGAATCTGAGGCGCAGATGCACCTGAAGCGAACCATGAAGATACAGTAATGTCTGCATCATAAGAAGCATGCATTCCTGAACATGCGATGATTTTAATTTGACCAACATCAGTACCATTGTCTAATGTGAATGCAACGTCTGCTGAGAAGTTAGTACCATCGATGATGGTAATTGCAGTTGCAGCTAAATCTGTTGCAGCTGCTGTCTCAGTTGAGATGTCATTCAATGCAAGGTGAGTTGGAACGTTTTCAAAAAGTTGACCGATAGTCATCTTTTTGTTTACTGGGGTACCACTTGGGTTATCTACGATATGCAACAAGTCATCTGACCCAATATCTGAATCTGCGACTGATGATAACGCACTAATTTTTTTATCTGCCATTCTATTTTCCTCCTATAATCCAATTGAATGGGAAACTACTCAGGGGACTCCTGACCACTTTCTTCATAAGTTAATATGATGTACTAGATGTAGTTGTAAACCCTACACCAGCACTCGTTTCACCACTTGCGATGGTGTCTACTTCACCTTTGACTTTAACATTTTCTATATCAATGTCAATCAAACTACCCCTTGTTGCGACAACATCGTCACCGTCAGGGATAATAGTGAAGTCAATCGAGCTATCAACGTTCTTCGTGGAAGTAAACGTGATGGCGTTGATTGTAATAATTCCTTTAGTATAATCGATAGTACCTGCTTCTTTGTCTGCAAAGATTCTATTAGAACCTTGTAAGTAATATCTTCTTAATACTCCGTTTCCGTCATCGTCAAAATATTGATCATTGACGGAATCTCCTTGTACTTTAAAACTTGTAGTAACTAATATACCACCTGAGGATGCATTATGTCCTGAGTGTGGATGATAAAATGCGTTTCCAAACTTAACATCGTATCCTTGTTTTTTATTAGCTTCTACAACTCTTGCTTTACGTAATCTGATATTTGTAGTGTTTGATAATATAGCACTGTTTGCATCATCAACAGCCCTTGTTAGTTTTGAATGTCTAAACACTGCATCAAAGTTGTTTAGGTTTACATTATCATAGTTTGTAATTGCGTTTAACACTACGGTCTCTAATTCACCACTTGTAAGATCAGTTTGTTTCTCATCATACTTGAATGTGGTAGAGATTAAAATTTTAGTTATGTCAGGAGATATAATAATAGGTCTTACCGTTAATATGTTCAGTGCCTTTAATTTGTTCTCCACTTGTCTCTTTTCTGTGTCTGATAAGTAGTCTGCGTTTTTAGGTTTGATTGCAAGAAACACTTTACCATATTCAGGTGGGTCATTATCTTCACCACCCCACACTGCGATTGCATCTGCATTCGGATAGTATTCAGACACTTTACCTTTATAGTCATTAAGTGTCACAAGTCTGTTTTGTGATGTGTAAAATTTGTTTGCCTTAAATTTAATTGAGTCAATAGATTCTTTCTCTGCACCACCTGTTGATGCAACTTTAGTTGATATGACTGCATCAACAAATCCGTTAATACTTTCTCTTAAATTAAATATGTTTGCACCATCAGCGTGTAATGCATCAACTATAATATAAGTTGCAGTGATAATGTCACCGTCCTTTAGTTGTTTACCTAATACCCCATCACCAAAATAAATTTCCGTATATCCTTCGTCGTTTTCTTGTGCATAATAAACTCTAGATTCAGTTGATACGTTTGATATATCAGTTGATAATGTGTATGTTTCTAATTGACCATCTGAGTCAACTGTAACTTTAAGGTGTGATTTATCTATTCTCAAATTTGAGAGTACATACTTACCATTCTTGATCTGAGAGTCATACACGTATTTGTCTGTCATGTACGAACCTTGAACAAGTTGTACGTCTGCATATTGATATGTATTACCATTTGCAACAGGTCTTACTGGATTTGAAACAACATACTCATAGTTTTTACCATCGTATGCAGTTGAAAATCTAGTTCCTCTAGGGATTGTCATTTCAGTAGTTGTAGGATATGTCTGATCAGCATTACGAACATTTCTTAGATTCATATCTACAATTGCAGAAGATGCCTTTTCTGATGCAGGAGTGAATCCTAAATCTTTTGCACGTGCAACAACGTTCTTTCTTAGTTGTGCAGAATCTAAAAACAATTCAGAAGCTGCAAGGTTAGTGTTAATTGCACCAATATGTGCAGTGTATGCCATTAGATCAATGAGAATCGACATTGTTGAACCATCGAAGTCATAATCTTTAAATTTTTGTTGTCCCTTTAGATATGATTTAAGATTCTTTGCGATATCTTCAAAATCTAAATCTGAAACTGATATTTTTGAACTGTCTACTGCCATTATCGTACCCTACTTACTGAGAATTCTACTTGATTATTTCGTTTACCATTGATGATAGAATAGGTTACTGTAACATCTAATCTATTACTGTTTGTTACAGGTGCAAATCTTACACCAACATTAGTAACACGTGGTTCAATGATTTCTATTTGTTCTTTCAGTTGTCTTTTAAGACGATTAATCTGTACAGAAGTGTCTAACTCAAACAATGCACTCTGTAGATTTCCACCAAAATTTGGTTTAAAAGGTCTTTCATATTTATTGGTTAATAGAATATTTCTAACTGCACGTCTTACTGCATCTGTGTCATACTTCAATGCAAGATCACCTGTAATAGGATGTGCCTTAAATTGCAAATCTAAATCTGCTGATGCAGGGTCAATCGCAACTGTCTTACCATTGGGTTTTACGTAATCTACCATAATTCTATTTATGTCACCTTACCTAATTAAACTGCAAGTTGGATTGAAACTAATCCACTATTTGGTGCATCTGTAAACTGTATGATCTGATTTTCAACATCGATTGTGTATAGACTAGGGTCAATTAATTTATTACGAATAAAAACATCGACATTATTTGCAGTCATCGTTCCACCACCCTGCACATTGAAGTCTGTTTGACCGTCATCTGCAAATTCTCTGTCCTCTCCAAACACTGAAATAAACTTTCCTGCTTCAGGTGGAGTACTAAACACTATGTTACCACTACTTTCAGTGAAACCACCACTTTGTCTTACACCATCTATAAACACGTATGTATTACTACCACTTCCTGCGATTGGGAATGTATCTCTTACACCATCTGTTTCAAATGCGTTTTCTGTTGGTTCAGTATCATCATTATTAGTAGGTCTAGGTATTTTAGGTTTTTTCAGACTTGAATTTACTACTCCATCTATACTTGAAAGGGAAAGACCAATCGTTAGAGGTAAGAAACCAATTAACTCTAAGAAATCACAGAAAGTTAAGAAGAGTACATCAAATATTTTACCTAATCCAATCTTATCTAAAAACTTCTTAATCTTTTTAACCCATAAGAAAAGAACTCTCTTGTACCAGTTTACTTTAAATTTTTCTAATGCAATCATCATATCTGCAATTTCTTCTTCAAGTGATTGTGCAGTTGATTCTATTTCTGCACCTATGATTTCTCTTACAGTAAAACCAAAAATAGATAAACCTAAAATTTTATCTCGTATCATTTGTTGGAACTTTCTTTGTTCGTCCATTATTTGATCTTCTAATTCTTTACGTCCTTCTAAAAGAATCTCTCTCGCAGCCACATCACTTTTATAGGGTTCTTCTTCTAGTAACTTATCAATTTCATCGATTTGTAATTGAATACCCAGTCTAGTTTTCTTAAACTCCTCTTTAATAATCTCTGTGACTCCATGAACCATTTCAGGAATATCCATTGATAATATGTCTGCAAGTTCACTGAAAGGTAAATCAGGTAATCCTAATAAATCCCATATTTCATCAAACAGGTCTATAAGTTTTTCAAATGCTTTAACGTGCCAGTTATTCAACCAATCTTCAATTTCAGTTTGTATACACTGGAATGCTAACTGCGCTTTCGCTTCTACATCTAAAACACCATACTCTCCGTCAAATTGTCTACATGTGGAAGGTAAGAATGAGAATAGTTTATCAACCAATTGTGTTCTTAAATTTTCCTTGGTTAAAATATCACTTTCGATTCTTTCAATCTCTGCCTTTATTGCCTCTTCTTCTGCCTCTGTATATGCAATAGGGTCGTCTTTTAATTTACGTAGTTCTTCATGTTGATTTTCGATTTCACCTCTTAATCCCTGAATCTCTTTAACGATTTCACTTCCCATTATCTGTGCTTCAATTTCTTTTTTATAGTTTGGTGAAGTGATAATTGCAATAATGTCTATAGATATTCCATAAACATTAATTGTAAAATTGATAGGGACAAATTTACTGATAAACTCTGCAATTTTTGCTGGAACGTATACGTGGAATTCTGCGAGGAATTTAGTTACTGCCTGATTCGCTTCTTGTTGCCAGTTTCTTTTTTGTCCGTCTTTTTGCCAGTAAGGTGAAAGAAGTTCCTCAATTTTCTCTTTAACCTTTTCAACTTCTTCTACCATCTCTTCAATCTCTTCTTCCAATGCAGTGAGGACAGGATAGATTGATGATTCTAATGCATTAATCTCTTCAATTATAGCATCCTTTTCTTCCTTTGTCAAATTTGGGTCATTTAATCTGTCCCAAAGTTCTTTTATTTCTTTTTCCTTTTCTGCCTTTTCTTCTAAGAATGCGGCTCTCAACTTCATTGGTAAAGAACCAATTGAATTCAATGCATTAACTATTTCTGCTTTAGATGGAAGGTCAAAGATGTCCCCTTCAGGACATACTATTGCTGTAGGAATCTCAATATTAATGGACATATCATTTAAAATACAACTTTCTTACCAGCAAGTACTAGATCACCTGCGGCCTGAATTCTCATGTTTTTACCTGACTTAATTGTCAGATCATCTGAAACATCAAGTAACCCTTTACCGTATGCAGTTATTTCTGCATTACCATTTGCATGAATGTTTGCGTTACCTAATACTCTTATATTCACTTTACCACCAACATACATTTCGTGGTCTTTACATACAACATGATAGTGGTCATTTACAATGTGATGTACTTCAGAACCATCAGGATGAATTTCTGTAAATGTTCCTGATCTATGTTCTATTGCAAGACGTTCCTTTTCGAAAGTGTCATCAATTTCTAAGACGTGTCCTGACTCTGAATGCCATACATGGTTATATGGGTACTTGGGGTCTGCAGGTGAATTAGGGTAGTGTTCCATACCTTTAATTTCATTTATGTTTCGAACACTATAATCTCCTTCTCCTCTTGCAAACTTTGAAATATCTGATTCATCAAAATACAATGGATAGAATGGTAAATCTTTTTCTGCATCAATTTCATAATGGTCAACAGTTGACCCTGTTCCATCATAGTTAACAGTTCTTCCTTCTTCTGATGGTTGTTTAGGTGCAGTGTCTAATGCTTGTTCTAGTCCCCAAGTTCTAACTGAATTTTGTGCAGGGTTTGCCCCATCTGCAGTTCCTTCGTAATCTGCAGGGGTCATTCTTCTAGGGTCATTAAATCCTTTATCTACTAATCTAGATAATATGGTTCCTTCGACTGTTTCTCTGTAACCATCAACTGTAACTCCAGTCGCAACCCCTATAATAATTGGGTCTTGTTTTGTGGAGTCTCTCCAAAATCCAAATACCGTAGACCCCTCAACAAGTCCGTGAGAGTTCATACCGATACCTGAGAGACCACTTGACGTTGGTGGAAGAATTACCTGTGCCCATGGTAAATCAGGTGTTGCAATCGCAAGTTTATCATCTGTATGAACACCATGAACACGTACACGTACTCTTCCTATCATGAGAGGGTCATGTCTGTCTTCAACTATTCCGTAAAAATATTCTGCGTTCATTATGTATCCTGTACTGTATTTTGGATTCTTTCAGGGCCAGATGCGTTCTGTAATGGTCTGTAATCTTCTATTTTACCTGAGAAACTTTCTTTAACCGCTTCTATATGAAGAAACCCTGTGTTTTTAGTTGGGTCTGCATCCATACACATATCTGTTACAAGATAACGATTATCATTTACATTACTTTCAATCGAACTGTCAGGTCTCTTTAATTCAGGTTCAGGTATAATTAATTTAACTATAGACCCAACTGTGAAATCTGTTCTGAGAGGAACCGTAAATTTTATTCTGTTCTGTTGGAGTGTTTCTAATAATGCCTTTCTTTCCAGTGGCCCTGTGTTATCTGATTTAAGTCCTATTAATGGTTCGTTTGAAGTTACGTCTGTTGCATCACCAAAAGAATGTGTAGTAGTGTAAGTGTATTCAACAACACTATCGAATGCTTTATTCGGAGCTGCATCTGCATCTAACTCATCGTAATCTGCAGGTAACATACTGTCTGTTTGGTTTCTTGCCTTCAATATAACTTCAGGTTCATCTAAACGTACCATTGGAAAGTTTCCACTTACGTGTGTACCCTTATCCATAACTTCTTTCATATCGTAATGATATGTTCTATCCATTTTTCTAAGAGGGTCGTATACATGCATAGTTGCAGAATAAGAACCTGCAACTGTTCCTCTTAAAGTGTCAAATAGTTGAGGTCTAGAATATGAAAGTATTGTAGAATTCAATCCCACACCTGGCACGTTTACAGGTGCATTGAGTGAATCTATTTGAGAAGTCTTAGGTCTATATTCAAATTGTTGTCCGTGTTCTCTCCCACACATTTCATCCATGGACATAAACCTAAAACCACCGTTTAGTGTTTGGAATAAAAAGAATCCTTGTTTCCAACTACCACTATTATCTTTCTCTGCGTTCTGAATAGTGTAGTCTAAAAATTTATTAACTGACCAATTAGGACAAATGAATTGAACGTTACTTGGGTCTGATTCTTCCCAAAAATCAATTTCAGTTCCTTTCATGTTACCGTAATCTTGCATTACACCCAAACAAATCTCTGACCATGAACCTGTCCACGTCCCACTTATTCTTTGTTTCTGTAAATAGAATAGACGAGGTTCACATAATTGTAAGACGTATGATTGTGTCTTGTCATCAACTCTCAGATTGTTTTGTACTTTATAAACTCTAAAAACTTTATCAATAGAATTTGAAAGTTCAGATTCTGACCCATCATTTTCTTTACCACGTAATGCAATACGAACATACTCTTGTCCGACTAGTTTGAAATTCTTTAAAATGTTGAGGGAGTCAACTATTGAAATGTCTGCACTAACAAACTTAGAGTAGATACTTTCATACATGCGAAAGTTAACAACAATATCTTCAATTGCAAGTGTGTCACCATCTGCATTAACTAATGTCATTGACTCTAGTGCAAACTCACCAGGCCTGTAATTTCTTTGTTCCATTAACTACTCATTACACGTTCAAATTCACGAACAACTCTAGACATTATCTGAGGTTTAATGAATTTAATCAAACGTTTTTGTTCATTCTCTTCGTCTTCCATCTGCCAGTTACTTACTTCTGTATAACCTGTTGCAGAAAAATTTTGTCTTTTACCTTCTGAATCTTGGTAGTATGCGACACCATCTATCATGTCAATAACAGAATTTATTTCAAGGGTCTTTCCACTTACTTCACCAGTTAGTGTTTCTCCAACTATCCAATTACCTTTTGTTACTGCAATCCTCTTATATGTAGGTTCCACTTGTAAGACTCTTCCGTTACCACTATGTGACCTAACCTTTTCTCCTATTAAAAACTTCCTGTCTTGTTGAATGATATCTGAAACATTTTGCACTACGATATAATTGCCTGGATATTTTTCCTCCATATAAGTTTCCATGGTGCGTTGATCTTTATACCAATCAAGATAATTTTCCATGTCATTGACTAAGAAGAATGTCCAATGTAATTTACTAGAACCGTATAATCTATGTGCAACAATATCAGGTCTCTCACCTTCTTTTATCTCGTAAAACTCATAATCAATTAATGAGTTAACTGCATCCTGTTCAATCTTTGCCTTTCTGAAAAAGTCACGTACAGTTACCCACTTACCATTTTGGAGTTTGTAATTTATCTTTGGAAAATTTTTAAAATATTTTTGTGCCATTATCCACCTCTCATATTATCTTCTAATGCACTTGCGCTTTGTTCTCCACCAGCACCAAGTGCAGTTGCAGTCGGACTGATTGCAAGATAATTATTTTGTGATAGAATTTTGATTTCTAAAAACTCTAGTGTCATTGTTGTTTTCATAGGTTGTCCATCTGCATGAACAGAGAATTTTTGTCCACCTGTATGATCAACATCACACTTGGTACACACCATAGGTAAGAACCCATCTAATTTGGATGCAATAGGCCCTACGTAAGTTACATCGAATATGTTTGGATAGTTAAAGAAGTTTTCTGTTTCTGAACCACCTACTGATGCGAATGTATCAGGTAACATTGATGACCTAAACCCAAAAATTATATTATTGACCATGGTTGCTTCTTCTTGACTTCTTGGATAGAAGTCATAACTAAAGTTCCATGATCTAAATGCAACCCCATCCAACATTTGTTCTTGCATAGGATTGATTGCACGACCTGCCATGAAGTTTGAAACGTCACCTGTTAATTTGTTCCAAGTGTTTTGTCCTGCAGCTTTGATTGCGTTAAGTGCTTCTTCTCCTGCAGTCTTTAAGAAATCACCCTCAACATCGTTAGATGCAGCATTTATTGATCTCATCAAACCTTGTTTTGCAGGGCCAAAGTCTTTAGCCGCATAAGTTACGTTTGCTTGAGAGATAACTGAGTCAGGTACGTATAGGTGTGCAGAGAATCCATCGAATGGTGTTGATTGACCTGACATTAGATTTCCTGGCTGGTGTTTACGTGGTCTTGTTTCAAAATGAATATAATTGTTAAACAATTCATGTTGAGGATAAACTGTGTCTAGGTATCTTACATTAGTACTACTTTCATACCATGAACCCACTTCGACTGCTGAACTGACCTGTGCTTCAAGTGCATCTCTTCTTTCTTTAAGTTTCTCTCTCGCTTCAGTTGCTTGCTCACCTAATTCATCAATGAGGTTATCATAGTTTAATCTTTCGATTTTACTTTGAATACCTTTAATTGAATTAATGGTTTTGTTTGCTTTACCTACTAAGTCGAGTAACTTATCTACGAAATTTGACATTTAAATACCTTATAAATAAACTAAAAGAGTTTTACAGTTATTTATGTCATACAGTGGAAAGTTCAAACCGAAGAACTATAAAAAATACAAAGGTGACCCTACTAAAATCTTCTATCGTTCTCTATGGGAACGTAAATTTATGGTGTATTGCGATAATAACGATGCAATTATAGAATGGGGTAGTGAAGAAATTGTAATTCCATACAAATCACCTATCGATAAGAAACCACATAGATACTTCCCTGACTTCTATATAAAATACGTGAATAGTAAGGGTCAGTCTGTTCGTGAAATTATAGAAGTTAAACCAAAGGCACAGACACTACCACCCAAAGAACAGAAACGTAAGACACAGAAATTTTTACGTGAGATAGCAACCTACGCAACCAATCAGGCAAAATGGAAAGCCGCAGAAGAGTATTGTGCAGATCGAAGAATGCACTTTCGTATATTAACAGAAGATCATCTTCTACCCAAGAAAAAGAAATGAAAGCAGTTGTATTTGATTTAGATGGAGTGTTAATAGATTCTCTTCCTAATATGAAAATGGCATGGGGGATAGTGCAACTCCATCATAAGATTGACATACCATTTTCTGAATATGAGAAACAGATTGGTAAACCCTTCTTTGATATTCTAACTGCAATCGGTATCACTGAAAATCATAGAGAAATAAAGAACACTTATAATGAGGCATCTCACATGACACTAGATGAGATAAAGATTTATCCTCATGCGATATCAACATTAAAAGAATTGAGAGATAGGAACTACAAGATTGCGATATGTACATCTAAAGACTATGACAGAGTGTTACATGTATTTGCATCTTTAATATTAGATGGTGAGAAATTTCCTAGATTTGATTTCATCTGCGCTCCTAAAGAGGAAATTAGAGGTAAACCAGCTCCTGATCAATTACTATATACCTTAGCACACTTAAACGTTGACCCTAAAGATGCATACTTCGTTGGAGATATGCAATCTGATAAAGAGTGTGCAGAACGTGCTAATGTAAAATTTATACATGCAAAATATGGATTCGGTGATTTAAAATGCGAACACTATCTAGACCAACTGTCGGACTTAACCAAGTTATTGGATTAATTCCTGCACGTTGGAACTCATCTCGTTTTGAGGGTAAACCCCTTGCAGAAATATGTGGTATACCTATGATTCATAGAGTATATAATCAATGTCTTCAATGTGAATCGTTAGATAGAATAGTAGTCTTGACTGACGATGAACGAATCAATCAGTATTGTGCATCCAATGAAATTCCATGTGTTGTAATTGATGAACCATGCGAGACAGGAACAGACCGTTGTGCGAAAGCGATTGAACTCTTAGATGGAGATTACTTTGTAAATATCCAAGGTGACGAACCCCTAATCGACCCTTACACTATTGACACTTTGGTTAGAACATTTTTAGAAAATCCTGATCACTGGATGGCAGGAAATGCGTATGTAAAAATGCATGACGATTTAAAACTGCATGATAAGAATGTAGTTAAAGTTGTGTTCGATGTAACAGACAGTGCGTTGTTTTTTTCACGTTTACCTATCCCATATCCTAAAGGTGATATGGAACAATACTATCAACAGTTGGGTTTATACGTTTTTACACGTGAAAGTTTAGAACGATTCTCAGACTTAGAACGTCTTCCATTAGAAAGATCGGAAGAAATTGAAATGTTGCGTTTTTTAGAACATGACTATAAGGTGAGAATGGTAGAAGTAACAGATGTGGGACTGTCCGTAGACACCCCTCACGATTTAAAGGAAGTAGAGAGATACATTAATGATATACAATATAACTAACCCTAATTATACAATTGATGAAGAGAATCTTGCAAGATTAAAAGAAGACTTTGAAAGAGTAAGTGAATATTCTAAACCAAAACTTGTAAGATTGAATGATGCATTTCATCATTACAATCTAGTAGATGCTGATCATCCAACATTACACTTTGCAAAAGGTCTATTAGAACATGGACACAGAGAACCCATACAAAAAGAAACGTTCATGGAAAAAATGAATGATCAAAAAGACAATGTGTTATTTCATGCAGTTAAGTGTATGTTTTTAATACATGAAGAATTAATGAGAGGATTCTACTCACTTCCACAAGCTTATATAAATCATGACACTGGTAAATGGGTTGTACATCCAGGCTCGTTTCGTGTCAAAACACTTGTTCATACAGGTAAATGGGAACAGAATTTTATTGTATGGGATGATAAAGATATTCTAGAAGAAGACCCCATTGATTTTGACACTTGGTGTGGACACTTCTTACATAATGCAGAGTTTGAAAGAGACCTTCATGTTGCAGTAGAACCTCAAAATCATAGAGGTAAAAAAAGTCCTATTATAGAATTTCATGTTGGTGAAGATAGAGAAATGATGTACGCTCTTGCTCACAAAGTACACAATCGATTTAAAGTGAAACCTTATCTAAAAGGAGAGTGTCATCCTGACTTAGAAATATATTTTAGTGATGACCCCACTTCGAAGATACACGTTACGACTGCAGAGGGGTATGTTCTACAGGAACATGACCTAGTACACTTCCTAAATTTACATCCAACTATTAGAGATTTTAACACTGATAGAGTATTCATTTCATCGAATTAATATAAATAATAGACGATGGCAGGTCTATTTGAACAATTTGATGAACTTTTACCAGCAGAGATAGAAGAAAAATCTGCAGAAAGTATCGATTGGTTCAGAAAGAATCTCAGAACAATAAGATTAAGAGTTGATGAAGTGTCACGTTCACAAGGTGTCACTGTTCAACCGTCTGAGATGAAGACAGGAGAGATGTTCTTATACTTGTATGATGCAAAACATAAAGAAACACTTCCATGGTACGACAAGTTTCCGTGCATGATTCTCTTAGAGAAGAATGCAAAGGGTTTTATGGGACTTAATCTACACTACATTGCACCTAGATTTCGTGCAAAGTTGTTAGATGAATTATACAAGATTAGTACAGACGAAGAACTAGAAGAACGAACTAGATTCAGAATAACATACGAACTATTGAAGAAGATTACAGATTTAAAGTATGGTATTCCTTGTGTTAAGAAATATTTGTGGGGTCACGTAAACAGTCGTATTCAAAGAGTAGACCCTGAACATTGGGACGTAGTGAGTATGTTACCACTACAAAGATTTAACGAAAATGCAAACACAGTGTATGCAAACAGTAAGAGGTATTTTAACTAATGGGATTATTCGACTTTAAAGACAATGCACTTGATCTAGATCAATTCAAATATCATTTCGATAATGGTGCAAGACCCAATAGATTTGAGGTTGACTTTCATGCACAAAAATTAGGATTAAGTTGGGAAGGTCTAAGAGTAGAATCATGTTCGTTGCCAGGCAGATCATTAGAAGCATCAGACTTCTCTGAGTACGGACAAATAAGAAAGATGCCATTTAATGTAAGTGATGGTGGAACCGTAGACTTTACATTCTTATGCGACTCATCTTTTGCAGATAGATTCTTACTAGAGGCATGGCAAAGTGCAATCTACAGTGGTAAAACAGGAAACTTAACTGAAGATGGAAGTGAAGCAGGAGAAAGTGGTGAAGATCAAGGCCCAACATTTGGGACTCAAGGAACAGCCGCAATCCCATACTTCTCTTACTATAATGATTACGTAGGAGAAGTCGATATCGTACAATTAAGATTTAATGGAGAGTCAGCATTAAGATATAGACTCTTTGAAGCATACCCTATCGCATACGCACCCATGGAATTGAGTGCTCAAACTAGAGATGATGTTATGCGATTTACCGTCACAATGGCATATAGATTCTTCTCAACAGAATACGTTGCAGATAGAACTGCTGGCGGACTACTAAATAAAGGTAGAAAGATTTTAGACATCATACTTGATGGTGCAAAACTAGGTAGTAGATTTAACTCTAATGCAGGTAAATTCTACGAAAGACTATCAAATCTTGATGAAAAATTAAGTAGGTTAGATAATCTATCACGTGGTGGATTATAATTACTTTTAATAATGAGGAAATAATATTATGGCATTACCAATTCAGAATACGCCTAAACATATCTGCGTATTACCACACTCAGGAGAGGAAGTAGAATACAGACCTTTCTTGGTGAAGGAACAAAAGATACTTGTTTTAGCGAGAGAAAGTGAAAATAATGCAGAGATTTTCGGTGCAGTTAAAGAATTAATCGGAAACTGTACATTTGGAAAATTAAACGTTGATAAACTTGCATCTATCGACTTAGAATTTTTATTCTTGGCAATACGTGCAAAGTCAGTTGGTGAAACTGCAGACGTGACAATTAGTTGTCAAGAAGAAGAGTGTGCAGGTTCAGGACAAGCAACAGTAGGACTAAACGATGTAGAAGTCGTTGGGTCAGTACCTGAAGATAATAAAATCATGTTAAATGATACTACAGGTGTGACACTTAAAATGCCTACGGTTGCAGATATGAATAAGTATTCAGAAGTCCAAGACCAAGCTGACCAAGGACTTGCAATTTTAAAAACATGTCTTGACACAATTTTTGACCAAGAAAATGTTTATGAAGTTGCAGACACTGACCCTGAAGAGTTAGATGAGTTTATCGAAAGTTTAACACTGGGTCAAGTCGAAACAATCGGAAGATGGTTTGAAGACTTACCTAGATTACAGAAAGATGTACACTACCAGTGTGGTTTGTGTAATAAAGAACAGAGTAGGACACTCGTAGGACTACAAAGTTTTTTTTAATAGCTCTTTCTCATGAAACTTTGGTCAATTATTATGAGACCAATTTTCAGATGATGCAACATCATAAGTACAGTCTTACAGAGTTGGACAATATGATGCCATGGGAAAGAGAGGTCTACATTAGACTCTTGATGAACTATCTTGAAGAAGAGAAGTTGAGACAAGAGAATTCTCGTAGAAGGTAAATTTTTATTATGTGTACGTGAGAAGTTTAATTAAAATTGAGGACACATAATGGCAAAAGAAACAATAGAAGTTGGACGAAATGAAGTCGACATTGATCTAGACAAGTACACTAATCTAGTGTTAAAACTGGATGAGGCACAAGACAAGATCAAAGAGATGGAAAGAATGTCCAAAGAACTAAAGATCGCAGCCGCTGGTGCGAAACCACAAGAAAAGTTTACTTTTAGTGCATTGTTTATGGATGATAACACTATCAATGAAAAATCAATCATTGGTTTTGCATCTTTCTTAATGATGCTTGCATTTGGTATCGTAGACCTAGTGACTGGATTTTGGGGTCAGGACATTACTATATCTGACACTATCTACACTTCATTTGTAGTAGTAACCCTAGGTTCATTTGGTATTGCAGAAGCTGGTAAAGCATTCGGAAAACAGTAGGAACAAATAAATGGCAGACGACAAACGACTAGAAGATTTAGTAATAGACCCTATTAAATCCTTAAAAAGAGTAGTTGGGGATTTTGCAGGCACTTTCAAAAGTGCAACTGACCCAGTCGTCATGGCACAAAAAAGATTAACTGGATTTCAAGATCAACTTGCAAGTCTAAGTAATCAATACAAGTCACAACAAGCAGAGAATGCACAAGCGCATCAAGAGATGTTAGCAAGTATGAATCTCTCTACCCAAGAACGTGCAGATGTAGAACGGAAGTATCAAGAATCAGTTCAAGAAGCAAGAGAATTGCAAGATAAGAATGTAAAATATTTGGAAGACATTATTAAGTCTGAAGAAGAGATTGTTAATAACTTTAAAGAACTTGCAACAGAATCAGGTGGTCTTAGTCGTTTATCTGCAGGTGCAAATAAACTTAATGATGGTATCAAAGGATTATCTTTTGGTTTAGTCGACCTTGGTTCTAATACAGGTAAACTCACTGGATTCTTCCAAGGTTTACAAGATGCAGCTTCAGGTTTAACTACAATCGTTTTTGGTGCAGTTGAAGCATTAACTGCACTAGTCGGTCTTGGAATATTAAAAGAAGACACTGTTGATAAAATCAAAGATGGTATCTCAGGATTCTTCAGTAACTTTAGTAATATGGGAGAAGGATTCCGTGAAAAAGGACAGGGATTCTTAGATGGTCTTTTCGGTAAAAAGAAAATTGATAAAGGTGGAAGAGTTAGAGATAAAAAAGGTTTTGCAAAAGGTGACAAAGAAGGTGTTGGTGCAGGTGCAAGTGTATTTACTGCGTTAACAAATCCAATGGAAGGGTTTAAGAAATCCTTCTTGGGTATATTTGGTAAAAAAGGTATCTTTTCAAAAATATTTACAACACTTAAAGCTGCTGGTGCCGCATTCCTAGTCGGTGCAAAACGTTTACTTATGGCTGCACTTACATTCGCAGCTTCGACACTCATTACACTTGGTGGTATGTTACTCGCTGCTACACCATTCATCCTAATCGGTATCGCAGCCGCAGCTCTTGTTGTACTCGCATATCAAGTATTAAAGAAATTTGATGAACAGTTCCCTTGGTTCTTTGATACACTTGCATGGTTCTTTGGTAAGATATACGAGTTCGGTAAAGTTATTGTAGGTAGTATATGGGGAGGACTTGAGTCAACCTTTAACTTTATTACTTCACTCTTTGAGTTTGATGAGGATACTAATTTATTCAAACGATTGATAGACATTGTAATGTTACCTCTCAACATGGCGATTAATTTCATATTAGGAATCTTTGGATGGGATGACCCTGATGAACCATTTACATTTACTGGGTTTCTATGGAAAATAGTAACAGGTGCATGGGATTGGATTAAGAGTATCTTTGGATTTGCAAAAGAAGGAATGGAAGAGAGTGGTGGTCTCATGTCATGGTTAGGTGGTATCGCTGGACGTGTATGGGATTGGGTTAAGAGTAAGTTTGGATTCGCAAGAGAAAAGATGATTGAGAATTCAGAAGGATTTATGTCATGGTTAAGTGGTATTGGTTCACGTGCATGGGATTGGATTAAGAGTAAGTTCGGTTTTGATAAAGAGAAGATGCAGGCAAATGCCGAGAAAATGAATGAAATGGTTCAGGCTGCATGGAACAAAGTTCAAGAGTGGTGGGGAAGTATGACCGACAAACTCAAAAATGCATGGAGTGACACTAAAGAATGGTTCGGTGACAAGTGGGATGCTGCAAAAGAATGGGGTTCAGACTTATTAGATGGAAAAGAAAAAGGTGGCCCAGTATCTGCAAACACACCTTACATGGTTGGTGAAGCAGGCCCTGAAGTGTTTCAACCGTCTACAGGTGGACGAATTATTCCAAACGATTCATTAGGATTTACATCTGCATCGAATGTTGCATCAGCATTAGCAGATATGATAAGTGTGAGAGATTCTAATGCAAGTGGTGGTGGGACTAATGCAGTTTCCCAAGTGTTGAGTATGGATAATACAAGTAATCAATCTTATAATTTTACATCAGGAAATAAGACTACAAGTAATGACGATGCTATACTACAAAAAACTGCAATGATTCAGTATAGTTAATTACCATCCCAATTCAAATCAGTTAATTCACGTTGTTTATCTTTAAAGTCCTTGCGACTATATTTGGACTTGTCTCTGTGAACTTGAGTTTTACCATGCTCAGGGGTTTCCTTTCTAACTTTAACATCAACCTTTTTGCCAAAGATTTTATCAAAGTTATCCCTATAAGCTTCTTCGTTTGAATTCCGTCTCTTAGAACCTTTACCGCCGTGCCAGTTAGACATGATTAAATCCTTCTGTAACCTTTCTGTTCTGCTCTCTTAGCGTCTAGTTTCTTTCTACGTTTGATTTGTTGATTTCTTTCGTTACGTTTTTCGTTAGGTTTAATATAATATTCCCTAGAACGAACTTCCTGTACTATTCCTGCACGATCACAGGCTTTCTTGAATCTACGTAACATCCTGTCGAAGGGCTCAACATTTTTTGATTTCGGATGTTTTTTTGGACTTACACTTGGCATAGTTATATTATATAAAAAAAGTTCCTACTTTGTCTAGGTGGTTTTTAAAAAAAGTGTGTATTCGCCCCTCGCCTTACAGCAACCCGCTATACACCGATGAATCCGCTGTTACACCATTCACCTTTCCCTTACTGAGTACCCCCATTTTTATCCACGGTCTCAGTGAGTATGGAAGACTATCACGGACACTCATAATATTATCTTCCATCCCCTAAGTCAAGACTTACGATTCAGTCGCAAGTCTCTTGAAGTAATCCATCGCATCATCACCTTCTTCGACACTATTACTTGAAGTTGAATCTGCTGATGAGATTACAGGTTCATCTGCAGTACCTTCTGTGTTAACATTAGACCAAGGCACTTCGTCAAGGTCTTCTGCAACTGATTCTGCAGTTGATGTTGTGGTTACTCCACCTGAGAGACCTAACACTCTGTCAAGTTTCTCTTTGAGTTCTTCATAAGATTTGAACTCGTTAGGTGCAATAATCTCAGACAATGAATTAACTGAAGTATATATGTCGTTCAGTTGATTTTCATCATCAAAAAGTGGTGCAGGTGTCTCGAACTCTGACTTATCATAGTTCCAGTAACCATCTACTTTTCTGATTTTGATTTTGAAGTTTGCACCTTCTCCTCTCAAGTCAAAAGGATTGATTGCAGCCTCGTCCTCAAATGCAGGACTGATTGCCTCTTTCAACTGTTCAAAGATTTTTTTCCCATAACGATAAAGGAAGACTTTACCTTCGTTGTCAGGATTTTTAGGGTCTGAAACAACATAGATGTTAGACACATAGTGTAAACGTCTTTTCTGTTTACGTGCCTGTTCTTTGTTTGCTTCGATTCCAGTGTTCCACAACTGAGTGTTGTATTCACTGACAGGGTCTTGTTTACCAAGAGTCGTTAAAGACTTCTCGATATACCATCCACCTGGCCCTTGAAATCCGTGATCCCAGTATGAGACCCAAGGCATTTCTTCTCCTTCAGGGGTAGGTAAGAAACGAATGATTGCGAAACCATTACCTGATTTATCAAGTTCAGGTTTCCAAAATCTATCGTCGGAATAGGACTTTTTTTCTCCTCCTGTTTGGGGAGTAGCGGATTCCATAGCCGCTCTGAGTTTTTCTAAAGATGACATTGTATTCTCCTATTGTATTAGCATTGTATTGCATCTTATCTATTATATTAAGACTAAAGATCAAACCCTTGACCTAAAGTCCACGTATCACTACTTTCATAGTAATTAAGTTTATTATACTCTACCAGTTCTAACTTGTCTAGGGAGTTTTTGAAATAAACCTTAGATTCGTTATACTCCTTTAAGAGTGCAATAAACTGAGAACGTTGTGCATCAAACACTCTATCCTCTAGTGTATATTTAGTCTGATAAAATTCCTGACCTTCATATACATTCGACACATCACCATATTGTAATGCATCAAAACCTAACAGTGTAATCTCTTCTCTTCCCTGTTCCATTGCATATCCTAATGCACTCATTCCAGTAAAAAGGTTCTTGAGATTTAAAAAATTATATATAACTATGTTATCCTGATAACTGCTGCTATAGCCCAATAAATCAGTTTCGTATTCATTCCCCATAACCACAAATCTGTCGTGTTCGATTTCGTCGACGTGGTCGTTTATTTTCTGTTGTCCTACACCCAGTCCTAACTTCAATCCATGGAAGTATTCAATCTCTAATGGTTCCCATCCTCCGACTGCGACTTTGTGTTCTTTATAGTATTGTTTATTAAATATGTCTACCTGTTGAGGAATGTCCATACAGAACAATATATCAGGTATCGAATCTTTAAAGATTTGATTACAACCCCACCATTCTTCCAGTGAGTCTAAATCATATTTTAATCTACTAGGGCCATTACCAACTATTGTGAGCATAATTCAATTAGTTTCCTCTTGTACTTATCGTGATCGAATTGTACAAATGATCTATACTTATTAATCTTAATTGATATTTCAGGATAGACAACGGTCTCTGATATAAGTCTGTCCCAGTCTTTTGTGAATTCAATAATCTCATCCATAATACAAAGTGTCTCTAAACTTATTTCCTTTCGCATGTATGCTTTAAGTAAACGAGGATGTTGACCGTTTGTAACTTTCAGTAGTGTATCTATTTTAAACTTTCTCAATTGATCTGACACTTCAGTTTCAAATAGGTAGAAGAGTTTTTGATTTCTTTTCTTCCAGTCCTTATACACTCTATCTGCATCTTCATTTAGAAGATCACCTGCCCATTGATCTTTAATGGACAAGTTTGCAATATAAAAATCTTGCAGTTCGTTCTTATACGTTTTAAACAATTTACCAAAGTGGTATTTGTCTTTACGTTTGAGAAAGGATTTGATGTCTGCTTTTACTTTACCGTTGTACTTAATAAAGTTATAATCCTTGGAAGTGAAGTGTAACTTAATCCCAAGGTATAACGTATATGCATCATATCCTTCTCGACTCGTCATTACGTAACGATCTTAGAATCTGCCTTGACGATTGAACTAGTTGCAGTTGCATGTGCATCTGTCACTTTATCATTTGATTTTGCAATAAACACATACGACCCAAAAGTCATACTGTCAGGATTCTCTTCTCCTGTTACTGCAACACCACGTGCAAATCCCATACCACCATCTGCAGCCTGAACTACCATTCGTGGTTTATTAAGTGTCAGGGGTTCAAGTGTCTCAAGTACACCTACGTACTCTCCACTTGTTGCGACGACACTTACTACATCACCTTTTTCCATAATATACTCCTAATTATTAAAGAATGAAGTAATGGTTCCTGTTGAACCATTACCTCTGTTAATTAATTTTAAACCTTGTGCTTCTGCTTCCAACTTCTCTTTGAGGGGGTCAGATAGTAATCTCTTAGTACCCTCAGGTTCGATGTTATTCATTTCACATACTTTAACGATTGCATCCATAACACCTGCTTTACCACCTCTAATAAGTTTTTCCACTTGTTCAGTAAATTCCTTTTTACTTATCATATCAAAGGAGCTCCTTCAACTTCACCATAATCAAAGTTCTCTATCCAATCTTGCATTACTCTATAATATGCATAGTATGTTGGACTATGTCCATTCATATCCATACCTTGTCCATCTTCTGAATAAGGTGTTTCTAAGTAATCAATAAGTGCTTGACATTCGTCTAAGTGGACTTCAGTGAGTTCGTCTTCACTTCCTATTTCAAGATACTCTAACATATTGTCATATGCACTATCGTATGCTTGTTGGTGAATCCAATCATCACCCTTGTTAATAATTTTACTCCAGTTCCAATCTTGTTTTAGAGTAAACTTTTCTTCATCATAAAAATTTGCCATATTAAAACCTCAAGTTATATCTGTTATCAGGGTCGACAGGGTCTACTTGTAATGGTAAACCAAAGAAGTGTTCTGCATCCCACGAATCATAGTTGTTATCCCAAAACCAGTCGTGTCCTTCTTCACTGACACCTTCTAGAATTGCATCTTCATCTGCTTCACTTCCTTCTGCAAGGTGAACATAAACATCACGTCCACACTCATCAAATGATTCTACGAATTCGTTTTCAGAAAACTCATCAGGTTCCATATCACCTTGTGCATCTTCTGACATATATTTTTCTAACAGCTCTTTATCATCTTCGTCTAATACCTTAATGATATAAGCACCACTTCTCCAAAGACATTCAATGACAACTCTATCTTCACTATCGTTATCTTTGAACACTTCACGTTCTACATACGACTTTTTAAATTTCGGATAAATCGTATATTCTTTTCCGACTTCAATTTCCATACTATACTCCGTATAAATTTTCATATTGTTTACGTAGTTGAAGTACATCATCTACATAATCAATAGGATTACAAAAAAACATTTGAAAGTTACCATCAGGTAAACAGACTAATGCCATACATTCTTCAATAGGAACTCCTGTAAGCTCCTCAACCATCAGAGAGTATGCAGTCATTTGAACAAACCAAGGTTTTGCATATTCTTCTTTCTTATACTTCTCTGATGTTTTGAAATCGATTACTGTTAGTGTTCCCTCAAACATTCCTATGCAGTCAACACGTCCTGCCATCTTTAGGTGTGATGAGTATAGTGGTGCTTCAAGTGCAAGTGGAATGATACCATCTAACACTGGTTTAACACCTTTGAACATTGCCTCTTCTAAGACATTCTTAAACTCAATGTAAGGTTTTTCCTTTCTTAAATAGTCTTCGATGTGTTGGTGAATACGTGTTCCACGTGACGTTGCTTTCTTCGATACACGATTCGCCTCTTCTTCTCCTACTCGTTCTCTCCATAACTTGATTTGATCTCTAGTTAAAAGACTGGTGACAGTTGTGACACTAGGATATTTGTTTCCCTGAGTGTCGACATAAAATCGTTTACCATCTACCTGTTCTGTTTTAAGGTCTAGTCTTTCTAAGTCAGTTATCTCAAGTGTTGATGTTCTAATTTCCATAATTTATTATACTACTTTCTTGACTGTAAGTCTACATGCTTTTTGACAGTCGCAAGTGTCTTTTCTCTTTTGATGTCTTTCGTTCCATGTTCTGCATGAACATTAGAGCCTGGATGTGCATCACCCACTTTGGATAATACTTCTTTGAACCCATCATCAACTTTGAAGTTGGTTGCAACACCACCCACAATATTTGCAGATGTTACTTGTTGTCTAAGATGGGGATTGGTTTCTTTGAATTCGTCTAATACTTTGTAAGACATTACATGTTCTTCTATCTCACCAGTATCATTATTTAAAAACACATATGTTGGCATATCACATACTCATAAATTGGGGGACTTCTCTTTTAGTCCATTTTGCAAAGTCTTTTTTATAGACTGCATAGTATTTATGGTATGCAGAAAGAGAATCATTTTCCACTTTCACATCATCAGGCATACACTGAGGTGGTTCTTTCCATTCACCTAGTGTAATGTTATCAGGTGAATAGTATAGAATCTCTCTGAGTTTAGTATCGGTCAGATGTTTTTTACCATATCTATGAGTGTATTCATTACACAATGAAACAAACATGTGATATGCATACATGTACTGTTGTTTGTTTTCACGTACCCATTGAGTGGATGGATGATTGATATGAGAAGCCTTGTATAAGATATCTTCTCTATCAGGGTCAAGTCTCCATCTTTGTATCCTGCGACCACTTGATGCATCAGTGTATTGTGTACCATCCAATATTCTATGTGCAGTACTCAACATCTGAGCATATTCGATAATCATTTTAACCACGTGTTTGTCACAATGAAGTGTTGCAGACACGTCAGGGTTTTTGTGTAAGTAAAATAAATTCACAGTTCCATTATTTGTTTTAAATATTTCTCGACGTTTTCCCAAGACAAGTGTCCAAGTACGTCTTCTGTTATACCACTAGTATAACACATATCTTCGTCTTTGAGAACCGCTAATTCCCATAAACCTTTTTTACCACCATAACTGTAATCGTGTTTGATTACACTTGCACCATACCCATTAGGGAATGCATAAACATGTTGCACTCCATCATACGGATAATCTGTATTCTTTAAATATTCTCTGAACATTTGAATATACTCCTTTCCTTTTCAGTGATACCCTCACCAAATATAACTCCATCAGATATCTTTAACTCTCTAACCATATCTGACACTCCTTTACGATGGAAATACTTTTCCTTCGTTGGGTATTGTTCAATATCATTTCTTGATATCATTAAAACTTTTGTTCTGTTGAAATTCATATTTGCCATAAAGAATGGTTTGTCTGATTGTTTTAAAAACTTTTCTTTACGTGCAAGAAAATGAATGTGTTTATAATAATCTGGCCAGTCAGGATTCCATTCTCTCCATCTTTCTATGTCTATTGTACCTATGATTTCACCCTTGCATACAATACCTATGTCAACACCATACTGACCATCAGGATGTTTCCTTAGATGATCAGGTGTTTCAGGTAAGAACGAAGTGAGATATTTTTTTAAAGACTCATCTTTATTAACCATATCAAAAAAAGTTTTGATGTCTTCTCCATCATCAAAACTATTGTTTCTATCGTTGTATGAACCCCACTTAGTTCTATGTACGCTTGTAACCTTCATTTATAAAATAGATGATTGTCAACTGTTACTGTACGATTCAGACTGGATGCCCAGTAAGGTAATACACTGTCTGCATGATAATGGGTTGCACCTTCTGTTACATCAGACCACTCACCTTCCATGACTCGTCTTGCAATTAACATTGATTCAATCCATGTTTTACTATCGACTGGTTCATCTGACTTACCATCACAGAACCAACTGAACTGACACTTGTTTCTGACTGGAACTTCGTTACCTTTCCAGTTAATTTTCCATTGTGCCTGATACACTACATCGCAAATAGTGTCAGGATATAGACTAGAATCCACACGATTCAACACTACATGTGACACTGCAACCTTACCAATCATAGGTTGATTACCAGCTTCAAAATAAATGTTTTTTGCGAGACAGAATGCCTCTCCGTTTGCATCGTAGGCTTCTACTTTGGATGAAAACATTAGTACGAATACTAAAAATGCACTGAGAAATGCACCTGTTCCAAACCCAATGAGTGTATTAAGAAAATCACGGTTTACACGATCATTGATAACCTTTCCATATCTATTCATGTGTTATCTCCATCGGTTGTTTTAACTTTGGACTTATCGAAATATCCACCCTTTTCCCAAGGAAGTGGAATATATTTATTCTTTCGTCTTTCTTCATTGATATGAATTGCACCATAACAAAAAATTCCTGCAAGTGTGCAGAAAACTATTCCAAATAGAATATCAAATATACCCATCAATATCCACTGGTTGTATGTGCATATTCATCTGCACAATTGGTTTCACCACAAACACAAACACCCTCAGGTAGTTCGTCTTCAGGACTTGGTGCAAAGTCACTAATGTGGTGTTCCACTCCACAGTCATCTACAAACGTTGTGATGACTTTATCATTATCAATAGTCATAATCATTCTCCTCTTGGTCATAAGCAAACCAAGTCATTAATCCTAACCCTACTATTATAACACTAATACTGTCTAATGGGAAGAGGGTTTCCGTATTCTGTTCCATCCCACCGACTCCACCGAGTACTAGTATCAATCCAATAATTAATCTCATATTATCCCCATAATAATTAATGCAAGAATAATGAATTCATCTATGATCATTATCCCTACAAAGATTTTAAACAGTAACCATTTCATGCTACTGCCTCTTCAAGTTCCCACTCAAGGTCATCAATCTCGATACCTTTATCTCTGACTGCATCCTCAAATGGTTCTACTAAATCGTACATTGCAGATTCAAGTGCATTGATTTTTTCTCTGACTTCTTTGATTTTCCACTCAAGGTCAGATGAATCAGATACGTCCATACCCAACTCTTCTGCAACATTTGTAACCTTGTTGTAGATAGAGAAGAAGTCAATGTACTTAACATCTTTAGTAATGTTATTCACTTTATTAACTGCAGATTCCAAGTCCCACTTTTCATCATACAGCTTATCTAATTTTGCATTTGCCATAATCTACTCCTAATTTAATAATTCTTTTAATTTGGGGTCGTTACCATCGAACCACCCTTGTTTAACTTTGTACTGACATGCATAGTCAGTTCTCTCACCATCTTTTAATGGTGTCCACTGTTCACTCTTTGCGAGGATTTCTTTCCTCATGTAACCATACTCGTCGTTGGTGACGAATCGAAGACACGTCCACTTACCATCGACGTATTGAAACTCAATGGGATTTTCCCACTCTGCACATTCCTGAGCATCATCCTCAACGATTTCCCAATCAAGGATGTACTCCTCAAACCCATCGTGAGAAAACTCAATGAGACTTGTTAGAGTTGGAATACCCTCATTTGCAATCTTGTTCATTGAAGATGAAGACAAGTTATTCACCACATAAGTGTCACCACCTTTGAACTTCCAGTATTGAGGACACTCACCCTTACCATCCCAGTCGTGGAAACCGTAGTTCTCTTTGTGTTGTGTTTGAATAACAAGTTTCATAAAATATCTCCTAGATTAAATAGTCAGGGCCGTACTTTCTCATCCCTCTGATTTCGTATCCATCGAACAGGTTACCACGTCCTGCATTCAGAGTTGGAGTCGCCCAACCTGCAGCTTTGAGAACAGTTCCTATCTCAAACTTGGGATTTGATTTGTTAATGAAACCCCAAACAGTTCGTTGGTTACCAGTGTTGGTAATCACCTTAACATACTTACGTGCAACCTCAAAATAGGTATGATACTCAGTAAGTGTGGGGTATTCCTTGATATGCAGATCATTAATGTCATCACATAATTTCTGCACAAGGGGTAAAAGATTGTCTACGTTGCGTTCCATATTGTCTCCTTTTTTCATCATGTGTATAGTATACTAAAAAGTGAGACCCTTTGTCAAGCTTTTTAACGTCTGATTTTAAAGGATTTTTTGGTGCCTGAGGCGAGAATCGAACTCGCATGACCGTAAAGTCGAGGGATTTTAAGTCCCTTGTGTATACCTATTTCCACCACTCAGGCAACGTATGACGTATTAAGTCATAGGTAAGATAGAAGACTGTCCCCAATAGGTATATGACAGTCCCTAGTGTGATGAATAACCACCCATAAACTAGTAATAAAAGAATGACATTGATTATTTCATTTATCATGTGGTTCTCCATTTGGCACCCTCGGCAGGAATCGAACCTGCAACCTACGGTTTAGAAGACCGTTGTTCTATCCGATTGAACTACGAGGGCAGTTATACTGCAATTTGTTCTAACACAACCTGTTTCTCAAGTTGGGTCAGATCATCAATAGATTTAAAACGAGTCCATACAGTTCCGTATGTGACTAACTTATTACCTGCAGTAACAGCTGCATTCCATTTTGCATCCAGTTCACTCTGTTTCTCTAATGGTTGTTTTGAGTTACTTGCATATATCTTGTTTTCTTCGCAATCCTTGATCAATCGTTGACCAAGTTTCACATAATATTCTTCTGCGTTTTGCATTAGGTTCTCCATAATTAATGTTGTTATAGTATCAAAAAATACTATGCAATGTCAATGGATTTTATAGATTTTTTTGAATTAGATTTAATTCTTCGATTTTTTTGTTGATGATCTCTACTCTGTTAGGCCAGTAGATGTAATCTTTATCAGAATCCTTTGCAAGATTTTCTAGGAGTGGTCTGATAAAGTTATCTAAGTTTTGGATTACTTCAGTTGCACTAGTGGTCTTTTCGACAATCTTAGTGTCGATAGATGCAAGTTCATCACCATCTAATGCAGTGAATCCAAAGTCGTTGTATTCAATACTCATAGTATTATTTAGTAAACCTCTCCATTTCTTTAAGGGTTTCTTTATCACTTTGCACATCTACATAGTTTGCATGTGCTTGAAGTGTAATATCTGACACTTCATAATCAGGATATGAGGTAATAAGTTTATGTATCAATCCTGCGACATCCTGATGTTTAACACTTGGTAGATCATGTTCAAGTAATCCCAAGTTAATGGTTGTCATCTTATATCGTTTCTTAGAATTGAATTGTAGATTATCTGCAAGGTGATTGAGTTGTGCTTTCTCAGCTGCATACTCATATCCTTTAGATATGTTAGGACGAGCAGCACGTGATGAAATGTTGATTATGTATTTGGTCTTTTCAGTTTCCCATGCACGATGTGTAATTCCCAATATCTTTGTTTGGTCTTGATGTGCAAGATTGATAAGAACATCGCAAGGTCTATGACCTCTGTATATCCAACAGTTCTCTTTGTTTGCAGTTATGTCCTCACAACGAATAGGTGACACTTCAATAGTCTGTCCTCTAAAAGGTGTTGACTCTAGTGTATCCTTAATTACTTTTGCAAGTCCTGATGTTCCTGTTATTGCTACTCTCATATCTTATTCCATACTCTCTCATGTATAAAGTAAATAAACATTTTTGCAATGAACTCTACTCCACCAATTGCAAGTCCTACTTTGTAGTCACCTGTAATCGCCCATGCAATTAATATGGTTGTTATTGTTGCTGTAATTCTCCAACTAAAAGTTTTAGCTAGAGTTTTCTTTATAGAGTCCATTCCTTATTTCTGTTGCACTTACGTCTTCGATCTCCTTATCGAAGTGTTCTTGTTCAATCTTATACCCTACATCACGTCCATAAGTTATATGTGTAATGTTTGGTACTTCGACTATATCATAATCCAATGTACGAGTGAATCCATGTTTCTTTAAGTCTTCACTAATAAATTTTACTCTTTCCCCAAAATTATATGGGTTACTGTCTGTACCGTCTTCCTTCCTGAGTAGTATTACTACTTGACCAGTTTTGGAAATTCCTCGCTTAAATAGTTCGAGATGCCCTCTATGCCAGGGCTGGAACCTTCCAAGGAGTTGCGTAGTTGGTCTAGTCCAATCCATTCTGTTATCCTTATATCGTACTCATCTTCTGTTGGTGGTTCGAATAATGCATTCGTGTCTTCATACTCTGACTCTTTAATCGTATCCATCCAAATAGTAAAGGTTGCATCCGTTAGAGTTCTTGTCTTTTGAGTAGGACAAACAAAATCCAAAATACCAAAAAGTGCTGACCCCATTCTTCTCGCTTGTTTATCTCTACCTTCCTCAGAGAAATCCCAATCTTTGAAATTCTCTCTAGTAGTATCTGCGTTAATATGAGGCATAAGGAAGTGGTACGCTAACTCCCTTGCAAGTGTAGTCTTGCCTGAACCAGGCAATCCCATGATCATAATCTTCTTATGTTTCTTAATCATCTATTCTCCAAGTGTTTGTTCACAATGTCAAATGATGGTTTACCAAATAGTGAACCATCAACACTACACTTATTGCAAGGGGACTGTGAACGGTCTCCCTTTGCAAGTTTCCTACGAATTTTATTCATAGGTTTACTGAACCATACATCGTATAGAGATTGTTGTAAAAGATTTCCTACAACGTGTTCTCTACCCCAATCGTTGGAACAGAATAAAACATCACCATTCCAATCAACAAACATTTTATAAAAAGGATAGTGACACGGTTTACCTTGTAATTTTTTAATATCTGTTTCTTCAATTCCGACCCAGTCAATGACTCCACTCCTGTTGTTTAAAATTAATCCGTGTTTCTCAAAGTCACCCCAATGCATTCTATACTTGTATCTGTCTTGGGGGATTCTTGCACTTTTCATTATCTCATCAAAGTGTTCCATCTGTTCAGGCCCATCATATAGATTTATATAGAGTAAGTCTAAACCTGATTTTGCAATTCGTATTGCATAATCTACATCTAACTTGTCACCGTTAGTGTTACACTCTAGTGTCGCTTGTGGTAGTGCATGTCTAAAGGTTGATATGATCTGTGGGAACCATGGATTTAATAAGTTCTCACCGAATCCACTAAAAGATATTTTACCTTGGTATCCATTGTCTGCTAATTCTTCTGCAATGGTTTCAGCACCCTTAATTGTAAGGTGGAGTTGCCTATTGGGAAATACTGTTGGGTCATGTCTCGGACAAAAGACACATGTACGATTGCACAACTCAGTAGTATTAATTTCAACTGTAAGAATCGACATGAGTGGGTCATCTTGACCTCCTATCCTTTTCCAATGTTTCTTTTCTTGTTCTCTTCTATGTTCAAGAAAATCAAACTGGTCAACTGCAGTAGTAGGGATTATGTTTTTGTCGTAGAGCATGTGATGTATCTTTCCCTATCTTCAGTTTCGTTTACATAAGTGTAAGTGATGTCATCACCTACATTAAACTCTTCTGCATAATGACGTGGTACGCAAAAGAATTGATGATCTTCGTATTCAGATAAACTTGTTGTTGTTGGTGACTTGGTTGGATTCCATAAGTTAGGTGATAAAAGAATATGATCACCCAATGGTTGTTCTAACACTGAGAAGATTAAAGTGTCATTGTCTTTATATAATCTTACATAAGGTGTGTCGAACTGACACCCTAATTTCATTGTGTAGTCTTTGGGGAAATCAAAACGAAGTAAATCGTCTGCAACTTCTTGCTGAAATTTAAACTCTCGACTTACCTCGTCCTGTTTTAATTCTCTAACTGTCGATGGACTAGAAGTAGCCACCGTCCCTGTGATCGTCGTCACCATCTGTTTCACCACCTTCATCTGTTTCAGTTGCAGATATGAAACCACTCTCTTCATCTTCAGTTAGTGACTGGATAAATTCTTCTGTACGTAATACAAACTCGTCAATCATTTTTGCTTTTGATTGAGTTGCATTTACATCAAAGTCTAATCTATCTGCTTCTTGTTTAATTTTTGCTTTAGTTAAACCCTCTAACTCTGAACGACTAGGGATTACAATCTCATCGTATTCCTCTTCTTCAGGTTTAGGTTCAGGTTCATCTGCATACTTCTCTTTGAGTTTCTCTAAGAGTTCTTCTTCTGTATCTGCAGTTGTTACGATTTTAAGATCAGGTACCTTCGCTTCGACGGAGTCCCCACTTGATAATGTTTGTCTTACACTAGGTGCATTACCAGCTGACACTATTGGTTTACTAAAGTCAGGTTCTGATTCTGTGTCATCTTGTGTTACATTAAATTCTGATTCAATGTCTTCAAGGTCAGGTAATGAATCCTCTGTATCCTGCCACTCTTCCCATGCAGTTTGATCTTCTGCAGGGTCTTTATAATCTTCATCAGTGAAAGATTCTACAGGTAAGTCTTCACCCCAATCTTTGATCTCTTGTTCACTAAAATCTTTGAATGCTTGTTTTGTCTCTTCAACCTTTTCTGCAAGTTCTTTATCTTCTGTGAAAGGTGTTGTGACTTCTGATTGATGAAGGGTTGCACCATCCTTTGCGACAGACTCTGAATGTTCTTCATCAGTCTTTAGATGATGATAGAGACCTCTGTTTGCATTGTCCCACTCTTCAGGTGTTACATCGTCTAAACCTTTTGCAGGTTCTTCTGTGATATTGTTTTCTTCAATCTCTACAGTCTTTGGTCTTCCTGCACGAATTAAATCCCATGCTTTAGACTTAGGTTTTTCAGGTTGAAGTGTCGGAGGTGTCCATTTCTCCCATGACTCAAAATGGTCAGATTGTTCTTGTTCAGGTGTTTGTCTATCAATATTTTCTACTGCAGACTTAGACTCACCCAACAATGCCTCTAAATGTTTAAGTCTATCTTCTAATGATTTTCTTAGTTGTCTTTCTTCAACTAATTTTTGTTTCTCTTGTTCTCTGCGTTTTGCAAGTTCAATTTCTTTTTCCTGTTGTTCTTCAACTGCAATCTCATTTAATCTATTTGTTGCAACTTCAACTGAACGATTGTATTCTGCAAGACCGTTAGTTACATCATCACGTACTGCAATCAAAGCCTCAAGTTCTGTTAACTTTGCCTGACCGTTCTTTAAATGTGATTCTAACAATGCACTAGTGATCTGTGCAACCTGTGGTGTTACACCTACTTTAAAATTGTTAATGCGATTTTGTATCTGTTCCTTCTCTGAAGGTTCAGGTGGAGTTTGACTAAACTCTGATGGGGTCACATCTTCTGCCATAATTTTACCTCATAATATCCATGGAGTCGCACACGACTAGAAAGGTTCTATATCGGAAAGTGATTAATCCCCTTTCCTTGGTGTTTCTATGTATAGTCTCTGGCGACACTAATATTTAGTTAAATACAGTGTTCGGAAATGCTTCCTGAACAAACTTTTTATTGATATTTTTAAAAGGATTTACCTTGTCTTTAACTAAATCAATTAACACTGCTTCCTCTTTGGGAATGCCTTCTAACAGTTGAATCCACAATGATTCTCTACGAACTTGTGGTACTTGTTCTGTTACAAAATACTTGAACTTTTTAAATTCAAATCTCAATGATGTTTCTGATAAATCTCCAGCTGGTGCCTGATTCTCACCGTAAGGTGTTTTACCATCAGGTAGTGTTGAATTAATATTATCATCAAATAACCATTGCAGTACTTTTTCTACTGCACCGTTTCGACTTGCAAAAGTTCTTAGACCATTGATTGCAAACTCTTCATTCTCTCCTAACACTAGGTCAGTCTGACAAAGAATCTCATATACGTTTGCATCATTAGTAAGACGAACTCTCTCAGTCACTAATTCCATTTTAGGTTTGTTAGGAGCACCCTTTGGTCTCCCTCTACCTCTTTTCTTTTCTTCACTCATAAATTAAAATCCTCAATATTATTTAGAAGTTCATTCAAACGATGTTTCCTTAGGTAGTCAAACACTAACCCACTAGGAACATCCAAACTATCAAACTCGTTAAGGATATTAGTTTCCATATCTTCAGGTATGAAATCCAAATCAATTAGAGTTTGGTTTCTTAAATAGTTACGATAGTATTTATCATCGTTTTCAATACTAATTCTGAGATACTTATCGACCACTGGTTTACGAAGTGGAGTTTGTCTAATACCTTCATCTAAACAATTATCATTAGATAGAATGTTTGGTATACCATCTGACTTATCACCACGTAAGATATGTTCTTTAAGGAATACATCAGGGTCATCACACTGAATCATTTTATTCAGGTTAGGTGAGAACTGTTGCACTCCACGATACTTATGTAACTGTTGGAAATCTTTATCTCCACTCACAATAAGAATGTCTTCTTGTTCTGCAAAGTGTTTTACTAACACTGCAATGATATCATCTGCCTCTGCCTTTTCTACGTACATATACTTGTACGGAAAGTTCTCTTTGATTTCCATCTTAACTTGATGTAGTGTATCAAAGATAAACTTCCAATCCATGTCAGATGCATCACGAGCCTTCTTACGATTCGCTTTGTATTGTGGGAAGTAATCTCTTCTCCATGGATTAGGTGCATCTGTGCAAAGAACTATTTGACCGTAATCACCACTGTATCTCTTTTGGTAATTACGTACTGAATTAAGAATCATGTGACGAAGTAAATCTTCCGACACCTCACCATCATTCATCTTCAATTGTGCCATCAGACCTGCAATTATGGTCTGAGTAAAATCTATTAAAATCATTTAATCACTTTTATTAATAATGTATTTTTGGTAATAAGATCGTTTCCTGTTTTTAATTTACTTCTTGGAATCTCTTCCATAAACTTTTGTGCAATAATATTACCACCTCTATACAGTCTATCAAGTAACTTGGAATCTGTCAAGGTCTTTTCTGAACATGAGTCGTATCCTATGATACGTGAACCTTTGACACTCAAGTGTCCATCGAACTGAGTAAGTTTCTTACTTGAAGTATTGTATGTAAATAATGTTCTTGCACGAATGATTTCTTTTGGGTCTACAGATTTAAATTGTTCCCACTCATCTAAGAAGGGTAACTTCTTAACGAGTTGAGCAGGAGTTTTAATACGAACCTTACGAACTGGTTTGTACTCTTCAATGTATTTGTCAATGTCATCTTCAAACCCTTGAATGGTTTTGATGATTCTCTCTTTTTGTTTTGCAGTGAGGAAGTTGTATGCCTCTGATAGTTGTTCACACTTTTCTTCGTTCTTTAATTCAAAGACGATGTGATCAAAGTGTCCTTTCATATACTGAACAACTCTTGAACTATAACCCAACTGTTTTAAAAGTTTATACATGGAGAATGATGTTTTCTTTTTTTCCATAAGATCATCTATGACACCCTCGACTTGACCGAGTGCATCGATGGCCTTATTTCTCATTCTCTCTTGTATGGTGTTCATTACTCTTCTATAGTTGGTGGATAAAATTGTTGTATGTTACCTGCAACACTAATTCGTTCTCTGTCCTCTTGATAAAATTGGTGGACACTATGTTGTAACCATGATGGGAACATGATGATGTCACCCACATTAGGATAGTGTTGAAACTGTGAGAAGTTCATCCAAATGTGTTCACCGTATCTACACTCAAGTGAACCTGCAAGTTGTTGACCTTTCTGATTGTCATAATGATTTTGAATTGCCTCCTCATAAGGAATGTCATTTTGTACATAGAAAACAAAAGAGAACATACCATCATGTACGTGGGGAGGATTGTATTCTTTTGCCTTTTGAATGTTGACCCACAATGCATCGACACCCAACTGTTGTTGTTTTAAATTTTCAAGTAGTTCGTCTGCCGCATAACCAGTTGCAGTTTCAATTCCTTCTAAGAAGTTTTTAGTGTGTAACATAAGGTGACCGTACACTCTGTCTGACACTATGTCACTAATGTTTAATTGTTCAATGATTCGTCCTGCAAGTCTATCACCAAAGTCTCTCTCAGGGTCACTACGTACTTTGTCGATTGCACTTTGAACTTCATGCACTACGTAGTTTGCAAGTTTACCAACATAGATAGGTGGCCCAAAAGGTAACCTAGTCATACCATCAACTCTTTCAACTGATGACTTACCTGTTATTGTTCTTCCGTCTCCTAGATCATGTTTCTCTTCAGGAAAATCTAGGACTTTAGAATCCATTAAATCTGTTCTTATTTGTTCACTCATTTCTTATGTAACTCCACAAAATATTCTGCATCCACTAACACTAGTGGTTTTGTTCTGTTGCGTTTAATCACAACCAATGGTTCGTATCCTTTGCAGTTCTCAGTTGCCTGTTCGTATGCCTTCCACACGTTTACTGCCTCCTGATTCTTACATTCTACACTATAAGGAAAGATTTGTCTAGTCTGTTTTCCCATGATGATGTCCTCACCTTGAGAACCCATCGGTCTCGATTCAATGTCCTCTTCGTCTGCCCCTAGTGTCTCGACTAGAAGTTTGGTAAACCACTGTTGTAGTTTTCTACCCTTTGCTTTCGCTGAACTTGTTTTCATAATCTTCAGGGTCAGGTGACTTGAATCTTAGTGCTTCATTAGGTATGTATATATCTCCTTCTTCTTCAGGAATATACAAATGATTAATCATTGAACGATTGCAAGTGTCAATCGCATCATAGACACTCTCCACTAATGACTCACCACCTAGGTTAAATGAAGTGTTAAAGATAATAGGAGTCCCAGTTCTCTCTCCAAACTTTTTGATAAGATTATAATAGACTGGATTGTCTTCTTCGGTAACCGTTTGGATTCTACAGGTTCCGTCTGCATGAACGAGTGTAGGAATCTCTTGGTATGCTTTGTCTCTTGATTGAATTGCAAAAGACATGTAAGGTGAACCATACTTCTCTAACTGGTTCATATAAAAATATTCATTCGCATGTTCTCTTAATACACTACATGCAAATGGTCTGTACTCTTCTCTCATCTTAATGGAGTTAACGATGTTCTTTGCATCAGGATGTCTAGGGTCAAACATGATAGAACGATTACCCAATGCACGTGGGCCCCATTCTGAATGACCTTGATAGATTGCAACAATCTGTTGATTCTCAATCAGTTCATCTAGAACGGAATCTAAGTCTCTGTGTATTTGTGTAACGATCATGATGATAACTCCCTATGTAACCAAAGTGCGGCTCCTATTGCAGTACCACCATCATGAGGTACAGGGTCAACAAAGAAGTCAACCTCAGGGAACCTTTCCATATATTTGTAATTGTTCGTACAGTTCAATGAGAACCCTCCTGAGAGCACGATTCGATTGCAGTTAGGGTTTAGGTCTAATGCACGTTGAATAACCTTTACAGAGTGTTCTAGGGACTCTAACTCACATTGTTGTGCAACGGTATGTCTTGTAAACACATTGTCTCTTGGAGGTTGTTCTGCATAAGAAGCCATCCCCATGACTTTACCAGCTGCACGTCCTTCTGCATCACATCCCAATGCATAGGATAGATTACTGAAGTTCATTCCACACGATGGTGCAGACGTTAACACTGTTGGAACACCTTCGATGATGACCTCTGCATCATCAGGACAATCTAAACAGTTCTCTAACATATTTTGAAAACCGTGTGCTTTCCATTCTCCTAATGCACGATGATTGGATAGACGTTGCCATTGTAACTTGGGTTGTTTGGTTTTACCTTCGCAAAAATAAATGGATTCGATCTCTTGGTAATTGGGATACTGTTTGTAGTTGGGTTGTGCGCCCCCACCATCCCATGTAATTGCGATTGCAGGTTCATCATCTTTGTACCATGGTGAAAAGTAATAACCACTCTCTGCATGATACAGGTGGTGTTTGGTTTCATCAAAGACAAACTCTTTTGATTCTAACTGTTCTGAAATGACCTTGTTGATTTCATTGTCACCTTCTTTATCATGATTAATGAAGATACGTTTTCTTTCTTGGTCTTTATTGAACTCTTCTTCGATGTCTCGTAAACGACTCATGGTGACTTGTTCGTGTGCGAATGCATTTGCAATGTCACGTTGGAGTAAACGGTCTTCTCTGACTTCATTGGAAAATTCTATTCGGAGGACTCGTCTGTCGAATGATGCAAAGATGAGGTGATCAGGTTGTGACACTCCACGTTGCACTAGTGTTAACAGATTACAGTCAGAAGGTTTCGGTGACCAGTACTTAGATCGTCTGTGTCGTTCTTCTTCCCATACGTTGGTGATGATACCATCTTTCGCAGTTACGATAGAAGTATCGTGTGATGTATTGATCGCTAATATGTCCATAATATACCTTGTTGTCTTTTTATATAGTGTTCACTATTTTTTGTCGAGTGAATAAAACTTTATAAGTTTTTCTGAAGTGGTGATGCCGTCGTCGATGAACATATTGATAATGTCTTTCTTACCTTGACTCCAACCTGCTACCCAACTTCCTCCTGCACATGCAAGAATGAACACTATGTGTAATAAAATCATACTGTCGCTCATATACCTGACTCCCAGTCTATATCGTCGTCGTCTACTCTTCTACGTTTACTTCTTGCAGTGAAGTAATCCTCTAAGTAGGGTTGCATAAATTCGTTGTAAGCATACTTAAAACTTACAACAGTGATTCCTATCATGGTTGTCCAAAAGATTGCCATGACAAAGAATTGTAAGAACACCAGTGGTGCCCAAAATAAATTAATTAGCCATTCGATCATAATCATCACCTTTTGCAAAGAACAGTCGTCTCTCGACATGTTCAATCACATCTTTTTCTTTATACCATAGACCTGAAAAGAGTTCGTTGTGATCTTCCCATTCTACGATGTACCTTCGGTACCCAAACGGTCTCTCTGTGTAAATGACACAGTCACCGTAGTTCTGTAATACCATTCTCATATTTATATTTAGACTAGACTAATAGTATCTTTTCTGCTAATGTGCGAATCAGAAACAGTAGTCCAACTCCGTTCAACAAGATCAATGCACGATCTTGCCATAATATACTCACCCATAACCATAGTGTAATCCCCACTAAGGATAGGTATAAGTCCAACATGCTATACTCAGGTATACCACGTAGGGACATTGCACCCAGTACGAAAAAACTTGCAACCCATTTCACGTACCAGTCAAGAGTGTACTTAGGTGTTGCACTCTTAAAGATACGTTTGGATTTTAGTTTTCCAATCTGTTCTTTCTGTTCATCAGTGAACTGTAATTTTGACACCATTAAATCTCCGTGTCTAGGTTGTCAGGGTTCAGGTATTTGTTACCTTTGAACTTGACAGGTTTGTTCATAGGATACAACTCATCATACGCCCATACCGCTGGAAGTGCAGAGTGTAAATGAATCGTCGGTAATGCACCTCTCTTCTTTGCATTGACCACACGTCCAGTGTTGTTCATAAAACCTTTCTTCACTCGCATGAATTTTTCAAATGCAGTAGAGAGTTGGTGTTCCCAATCTTTTCTTTTCTCTTTCGCAGTGGAACCACCTACGGTACCACAGTATAGTAATATATTCACCGTGTCGACATCTTCCCAACCAATCTTGTTGAAGTCTAACTCCGCCACCATGTTAAAGATTTTCATTTCTGAAGTTGCAGCTGCAAGTATCCATTTGGTATGTCGACCATCAGGGTCGATACCCATCAGTTCCCATATCTTGGATTTACTCGCACCACTAGGAAAGTGTCTGACTCCATTGTCATCACCGATCTTGTCTTTGACCACATAGTCCACCACCTGTGCAATCTGAGCATCCGTAAACACTCCATTGACATCAATCTCTTGCATTTCTGCAGTGACGTAAGTACTGATCTGATCTTCGTCGTAAGGTTGGCCTAACGTAGAGAAGTGACCTTCGGTCTTGGTGATCATTCCCACCTTGACATCTTCTAGAGTCGCATCCCCACTTTGTTTCTTGTAGAGGTTGTAGATGAGTCCCAGTGAAACACGAATGTCGTTGAGTTTTGCTTCAGAAGGTTCGTTTTGAATCTCGAACACTTCGAAGATACATTCTTCGACGAAGTCTTCATCCAGTTTACCAACACGTGTGACACCATCTAGTAGATAATAGGTATCGGTCTCCACCACATACAAAACGATAGGGGGAACCTCACCAAAGGAAAAACCATTCTTATCGATGTCTTTCCATATTGCGTTTTTCTTTTTATTAACCCCAGTCCGTGCAAGTTGATTAAAAAAATCATCACGAACTATCGCATCAAGTTTAATGACACGTGGGTCTATGAGTTTGATTGCATGTTTGGGATAATCTTTGAAGACGTTAGGGTATGCACCTACTCTTCGGATTTTTTCTTTATATTCTGCAAACAATTCATCTGATATGGTTGCTTGCTTATGAGTATATAATATCATATTGTTCTTCTCCTTTAGAGTCACTTCAGACTCTGATGTAACTAAATTTAGTTACAAATTGTAACTAAAAATATTATAAAAAAACTGCAGTCAACTTTGGACTACAGTACCATTATAGTATACACCTCTACGTTTGTAAAGGGGGTTTTATAAAGTAGACAAATAAATCATCAGGTCATTCCATACATTCGGCACCATAGTATACACTACGAGAATAAGGAATATTAAGCCCACCGTACAAAGGTTCAGTATAAACCATACTATACTTAGGAGATTTTTTAACCCTGTCCATGCAAAATTAATCATAAGTGTCAACCTTTACGTCTAGGTTATCAAAGATCACAGGAACATCAATATATTCACAGTGAGTATTGTCTTCCGTACACACTAGAATGTTTGTTCTTGCTTCACACCCACGATTATCACATTCGAATTTAATGGGGTCACGTTCAAAGTCAACCACAACACACCCATGTAAAAAAGGTAGTGTAACACAAAATACCCCAAAAAAATTTTTCATAACACCTGTCCTAAGGTTATTAAAGTCGTTAACCCACCCAACGTAGAGACAAAGTCCCAGTCGAAGAGTCCGTGTTCAGTTAAAAATTTCATCATGGTTATAGTATATGAAAAAGTGAACAGCATTGTCAATAGGGGTTGGTATATAGAAATAAAAGGAATATGGATATAATTAATACCCAAAAAATAATTTTTCGCAGTGGTCTCATAATCTCCTCAGAAATATTCACTAGGGGTCTTTAGTCGTTTCTCAAACACTCTAGGAGTCCCATACGACTGTTCTAAGAGCATTTAGGGGGGGTACCCTTGTCTCAGGTCACCTCAGTCATCATCATCACGCTGGCGCAATTCTACGACATGTCCCTCTTTGTTCAGTGCAGACCCCAACTTAGAGGCCTCCATGAGAGACAGTGGTGTGTCATTGCGTTGTTCCAGTGGTGATTTCACTGTGCGATCTAACCCTATGACCTTACGATCTATAGAAAATACATCAAACATTCGCATACAACTTATCCTTCCATTTATCAGTCCTCTGAAACCCTTATTGGCAAAGGGTTTGGGGGTCTCTCTCATCCCCCCATGGTGATTGTCGGCATCACAGCCCCAGCGCCGTCACATTATTCATAACGAATACAAGAGCCTTCACTGGTCACTCTTATAACTCTATTATACCATATAAGCATGGTATATACAAGGGGAAAACCCACCAGTCAGAAAGATTGCGACTCTTTTTTAGGACTACCAGTGGTATTAAACCCTCATATTGGTACTCTCGTCTAACAGTGGAGTCACTCCCTAGGTCAATATCATGGGGTCAGAACCCAATTCGATGACCGCCAGAAGACGATTTCCCATCATTCAAGTACATTATACACAAAAATGCACCCCTTTGTCAAGCCTTATACCCTAGTGAAAGGGTCTAGAAACACCATTCACCACTAGAGAATCAATAAACATGTTGCCTCTAGGGTCTATAAAACCGTTACATACGCATATAGCACAGACCATATCCCATGAAGTGTTCATAGTGTCAGGGTTTTTATCTAATGCTAACTGCATTTGTTTACTATTAAAAGGTATATCAACAGGGGTATCTGTTGCAATATGTGTACCAGTAATACCGTTAATAATCATAATACTTCTCCTATAGTACCTATAGTAACAAATGTTTAGGGGTATTGTCAAGCCCTCATATACGCAAATCACGCTGACACCCCACCTCTGAGACCCTCTGTTTATAGGGGTTTCCGAGACCCTCCGAAAGTGCTTGACTCCTAATTAGAAATCGTGTTTGCCTCTCCGAACAACACCACCAAAACCCAAAATAATCCACTTTCTCCCACCATGCTTAAATACGAATATATTTCACACTTTCACACACTTTGTCACACTAATATATTCACTCGCACCATGATCACCATAAAAATATATTAAAACCCCCTTACATCAACCACTTAGTGTATGATATAATACACTTATGAAGTATTATGAAAGAATTATCCAATATCTCAGAGATAATCCTTATATCGCATGTATGATATTTCTTACATTCGTTCTGATATTGGTTAAATACCTTCTTACAGGTTGTGTTATTGTATGCATAGAACCTTCCATCTACATAGACCCTATTGATGTGTCTGAGGATATAGAACGTGTCGCCTAAAACAAGAAAGATACACCAAGAAACCTTTACTACAGTCTTTACAGGCTTATTGATTAATTATCCATTGAATCTAATGGGGTTATGGTTGTGTATTGATTATTGGGGTATGTCTGACCCCTTTTGGATAGGTACGACGATTACTGCGTATATGACTATAGTTGCATACACAAGGGTTTTTCTAATACGGCGTCATTTTTATAACAGACATACCTCTCAGTAAACCTCTCGTTTCTTTGCATAAAATACGGTTTAGTCATAACATCGACTGCCATTGATATCCGTGGCGTTTGGTATATATTGGTTTTGACTTCGTGTTCGTGTTCCTGTCCGACGATGGTGAGTGTCCCTACTTCGTTTGGTGTGTACCCTCCTGCGGCGTAGTAGTGTGTACCAGTCCGTGTGTCACCTTGAATGAATATATTACATGCATAGAGGTGGTTTGGAGGTTGATAGGTATGTGCATGTTTGTTAAGGTTCTCTCCTTGACGGAGTATATTAGTCCAACACTGAAATAGATAACACTTCCAAGTGTTAAATTCAGGTAACTCTGCGAGGCGTTGTGGTATATTCAAAAACGACACTTTAGGATGATTGAACCAGTTATATACGGTGTGTTGTTTAGTTAACCCTTCGTAAGGTTTCTGGCTATCGTTGGGTATATTCAGAATGCGTTCTTCTTCCTCTATGATAATACGTGCAAGTGTGTTGCATTCTTCGAGAGTGAGAAAGTTCTTATATTCTTTATAGTAAAAGGGGTCTAGTGTTAGACCCCCATTATCGTGGAAAATTAATGTCTTGTTATCGTTATTCCACAGTGAGTGTATGTTTTGTTTTACAATACCCACAGGTGGAGATACCTATCTGCAAATGGGTCGATGTTGTCTTCCCCTCTGTCTAGGTATAGAATAGACGTTTGTTTGGTGATATCACGATATTCATGATCGAATTCGATATATTTTGCTTCAGGTTCACCACCCATTCCTCTCCATAGGTTTTGGTCTTCTTCATAGAGAGGTCTGATCTTTTCTTCAAAATGGGCGTTGACTGCACGATTCTTAGTCTCATCATTGACGTAATAACCACCGACAGCACCCAATGGTACTGGTAAGACGTACCCTTCGAATTCGTTCTCATAGAACTCACCCAGTGTTTGGTATTTCTCTTGATACCCTGCAGGGTCTGTCATGAATTTACGATAGAGGTCACGTGTGTCACCTGCGACAAAACCAAAGTAACAATCTGAATACTTAGGTGCATTCTCTTCTACGGCCCACCAGTTAGGTGCAAGGTGTAGGAATGCAAGGTTCTCATCTTCGATACGATCACGGTCTTCACGTGAGAATTTAACATTTGTCTCACTGGTAGTCCCTCTATCAGGAATACCATCGAAACAGAACCCTTGAGTTAAGTCTCTTGCAATACAGTTTGCATCAAAATACATAGTCTTGGTACCTGTACCAAAGTAGTCATCGTAATTGTGCAATTCAATTGCATGAAAGTTGGGATTGGTAATCTCTTCATTACCTAGATACGGAACCACACGAATACCTTCGTCGAGTCCAGTCTTATCATCAGTGAGTACGTTCAATCGACAGAATTGAAATCCATCAGAACGTGTCACTCGCATTCTATCTAATGATAGTTTAAAACGATTGATATCTTCAGAGGTCACTCCATTATCTTTCGTCTTTACACATACTAATTCAATAGCCATTTATTAATTCTCCATTATGAATATTTGTTATTATCATCGTTGTAATACTTATATATGACAACCATGACACCTATTAATAATAAACCTTCAACCACATTCACCGTCTCATCCTCGCAAGGTCTTTTGCATATTGTGAACCACCATTCTCTTCTGCAAAGACTGGAACAAGATTAGACTTATGCATTGTTGCAATACCCAGTAACTTACGTTCACCTGTATATTGCATGGGTTCCACACGTGGTGTGAGACACCCTGTTGCATTAGTTTTGAGTGAAGGAATCTCTTCTTTCACCTCTCGCATCACTTGATCATAAATCTTTTGTTGAGTTGCGATTAGTTCATTATATTTAGTACGTTTTGACTTCTTAGTAAATGCACGTGTTTTACGTCTTTTACCATGAGGCCCATAACGAATACTATTACTTAGATTTAAATAACCCATAAGGTTATTATACTAAATCTAGGTCAGTTTGTAAAGGGTTTTTCTTACGCAATTTAACACACCCATCGACCAATTCAACTTGTAGGTCTTGGTGGTTCTCTAGTCCTAACTCATTTAGAGACAGGTCAGACTCAAACGTAATACCATCATCTGATACCGTGAATGTCCAATTTTGAAATACAACGTCTCTAACGTTTCCTTTAAATACAGACACTAGAAGTGTTCCTCCGCTTCAGTCCATGGTAGAATAGGTTTATGATACCCATCCTTTACAAAGATACCATCGATCATGGTTCCAGTACGATCTTTGATATCATCGTATGCAGTTTGCATACATTCCTGTAGTGTCAGATTATTACGTTCCATAATGTTGGTTAACACTACAATACAATCACCGATATCATCCCTGATATCGTTACCTTTGCATACATTATCACTGAGTTCACCAACCTCCTGAATCAGTTTGCATACTTGGTCTTTATCGTTTGCACCTTCGATAAGATTTCTGTCGTGGTGCCATTGTCGAATCTTTACATCTAGTTCTCGTACATTCATGACTTTCTCCTGTTAGTTAGTCACTGGCGGAGAGGGAGGGATTCGAACCCTCGATACGTTCTCACGTATGCTGGTTTTCAAGACCAGTGCATTCAACCGCTCTGCCACCTCTCCGAAATTATTGTTCATGTATAATGGTATATGCATCCCCACTATCAAAATAGTTTTTGACAAGACCGATCTTCTGCCACCCATTACGTATGGCTGCCTTCCATACACCTATGTTTTCTTCTTGTATATGTGCGTAATTCAATGGGTACCTGTCATTGACAAATGACACTATGGTGTCAGTTCCCTCATGTCTATGTGGTTTTTCTACGCACAAGTCCATATAGTACCAACCTATCTCTCCTTGTAAGTCAAGTGGAAAATAGTCTTGTTCAGTGATAGTACGTATCAATCCGACTGCATATCCTACAACCTTTTCATCGTGTATCAACACCCATGAGTCATGTAGATTGTTAAGTACAAATGCCCACTTGTATTCATCCCACAAGTATTCGTCTGATTGTATGCCATTCTGATGTTGTATTCTTAGACAATCATCCTTGTCTTCTATCTTTGCGTTTCTTATACTATACATATCACCTCATGGTGGAGCTGGAGGGAATCGAACCCACGACCTCCTGAATGCAAATCAGGCGCTCTCCCAACTGAGCTACAGCCCCAAATCAAAGTCATCTTTCCATAACCATTCCACAAATTTACGTGTCTCTATATCTAGGTCAAACTTAGGTATATTGAAATCAAGTTGTAATGCTTTACTCGCATCTTCATTAGTCCACCATCTGTCTCGAAAGTCAACTTTAAGATCACCAGTGAGAGACACTATAGTGTCAGTGACATCCTCTAACTTGATAATACGAGATATCTGTTCACCCTCATGCATAATCCATTCTGCTTGGGGCAATGTTAAGAGATTGGTATATAATGCATGAAACTCATGTGGTTTCAATTGTCCTCTAAACTTAGGGACTCCTTTTATATCCATATCTAAGTTCATCATCACTGGTATGAACCTCATAACAGACACAAATCTATCGTATGGATTACGTGTAACAGTGAATACGTCTATATCGTGATCTGCAATCCACTCCTTGAGTGTAGGGAACACTTTAAATGCCTGTTCAAGTGTTAGATGTGCATAGTCATCGATAGGTAAATTCGGATGATCAAGTATGGATTGATAATAAGGATTCTGTTTTATCCTTTCATCTGCATACGTTGGTAAAAAGTGATGTGGATTCCGTATTTCTACCTTACCACTATATGCTTCACGAATATATGATCGAATGAAGGTACCTGCAGTCTTTGGTATATGCATGAATAATCCAAAGAACTTACGTGACTCGACATCTTGTAATGCATACATTATTTTACCTTCTTCTTGAACTTCCTTTTCTTATCTCTTTCTATGTGCCAGTCGTGACTACAATATGCATCGCAAAATACGTGTAGTCCACTATCATCATTCCAATATTTAACTTTCGTCAGATCGATTAATGTCTGACACTGACTGCATTTCTGCGTATTGTTCTGATTCATCATCAGCTCCATCTATTGATTCGATTGTTGTTTCGTGATATCTACCAAACCATATTGCTAACACCCATCTTTCTCCTTTGTATATGGGTTCAACACTATGCCATCTTTCAGTAGAATTATTAAATGTCACCATAGTACCTAGTCTAGGTTGTATAAGATGTCCTTCGACATTTAATCTACCTCCTTCATATTCATCGTTAAGGAAAAATATTGCAGTTGCAGTATCATTACCATCTGCAACGTCTTTATGCCACTGGAACATTGCATCTTCTTTGTATCTAATGATCTGTGCATAGTTGACACCATCGTAATCTTCGTTCTTAGGTAAGTATGGTGTTACAATCTCCATACATTCATCAAATGGTTGTTCATCAGGATGCAACACTGTGAACTCTTTAAAGTCAGATTCGTATTTCCATGTAGAGTCCATTGCACGTTCATTCTTAGCAGCGACTTTACCACCAATACCATCTACATTCTCCCATATATCTTCAAAGGGTAATGCAAGGTGGTGACCAATAATTTTGTCACAGTCTCTTCGATCTAATAGTTGATCACCAACCATCAAAAAGTTTGGTGACCTATCAAAGTTATTCTGTTTCTTGAGTATGTGTAAGTTAGCCATTATAGTGTTGGATGAAAGAATCGCACATAAGAGTATCTCCATGTGTCTTTGTATTTACTGTAGTCGTTTATGTATGCACCATGCAATCTATTGCCTGGGAATATAACACATCGATTGAACTTTGCAGGTATGATGTGGTCAATGGTAAACAGTTCTTCTACTGGATACAATAGATTCTGATGTTCTGCATTCCATATCCACTCCCCACCATATACTGCAGTACCACCATCTTCGATCTTATCTAGATACACTATCAGATTAAGTGTCGACATATCGTCTGCAGTCGCTAACTCACTATCTGTATGTGGGTAGTGTTGATACTTGTTATCAGTTACTGCAAGTGGTTGAAAACAATTTATCTCTATGTTATCATTACAATGATAGTTCGCTTTGTTCCAGTATCGTCTACAGATTTGTTTCATAGTTTCAATACTGTTTTCATATAAACGTGTAGGATGACCTACAAAATCTACAACACGACAATCATTATAATCAATACCATTACGACTATCACGTTCACTGTTATATTTCCACATGGGTACAGGACGTGTCGATAAGTGTTCATGTATGTCCTCTGCATTTGCAAAGAAGTTATCGATGGTTACAACCTGAGTCTTCTCATCAAATGTTGGTTCTAAGTGTGGACTTAATTTCCACAGTTCTTCTGTAATATATGGTTTCATTTGGGTAAAAAGTCGTATGAGAGTGGTGTACCATTCTCTCTGCACTCGTTTAAGTCTTGTGCATTTCTATGATCTAAATTAAATGATATTGATATTCGTTCATAATCATCAGGTGCATCATCATCTGCCAGACCAACACCATGTAGTAAGTGTGAAGGCCACAACAGGAATTCTCCATCACGTGGGAACAGTCTCATTTCTGATTGTACACCTGTAGTACCCCAAAACTCACAATCTTCATATCCATCTAGTGTAATGTTTCCTTGTTCTGCACGTGTACCAAAGTCTGCACTAATTGATGGACTAAAGAATTTAATTGGTTGTTTACCCTCTGCAAGAGGATAGTAGGTACCTGACACTAATGCATTGACATGGTTATGTGTATCATGCCAGTGTTTCTTAGTGTATCTATTGACCCATGCAAACAGATGTATGTCTTGTCTGTTTAAGTCTCTAACTGTCATGTTATATTGAGTGGTAATGAACTCAATGTATGAGTCCTTTAAGACATTAGAGAAGTCATTCCACCATGACCACTGTTTTTGTTTGTCTCTAATATCTTGTATGAAATAGGTAGTGTAATTGTTACATGTGTTCTCTTCTCGTTCCTCTACCTCTTTGACAATATCACGTACATCGTCACAAACTTGTTTAGTGTCCAAAGGCATGAATCCTCTGAACATGGTAGTAGGGAACAATCTGAGTATCTCACCCCTTGCAGGTGAGTACTGTTGTTCTTTAGTCTGATTTGGTCTCATTCTTTTTCACTTCCACACCAATACCTTCTTGTCCATCAGGTAGTGTTACATTACGATAATATACGATGACTTCTCCTAGTTCTCTGATGTATCTGCGAATCTCTTGCATGTTTGCAGACATCATTTCGTAGTCACCTATTGTGGTTGCAACAAATACTACGTCACCACCATTTAGTTTCTTCATGTCATCTAAGAACCTGTCTAAGTATGTATAACCCTCAGGCCACTCAGGATATTCTCTGTCTTCAGGTAGACATGTCTTAGGTCTCTTCATAGACCCATCATCCTGTAATCTCTTGATACATGGATTAGCAATAATTGCTTCTGATACCACATACCATTTTGGAGTTTGTAGATTAATGTCTCTTGGTAGTGTAGGTTGAATTATATCAATCTGTACAGGTTTTGTTACTATTTCAACTTGTTTAGTTCCAAGTAGTGAACACCCACTAATCGCTATTAGTAGTGTCGAGAGCGCTAATGTTTTTGCTATCATTCTCTATATCCTCAAATACTGCCTTGGTACCATTATTTACTCTTGTTTCAATCAGGCCTGGTTTTACCAATGCAAGTTTATCTAAATTATGTTTTCGAAAGATTTCCAAATACTGGTCTTTCTCTGCCTCGATTCGTGCATTTGCACGTTGTAAGTTCTGTAGGGATACTCCTTGTTTCTCATACGATTCTTTCATCGCATTAAAGGCTGCCTTTTGTTCTTCTACTGCGAATTCCAACTTGACGTTGTTTGCTGTTAACGTTTGATTTTCATTCCATAGGTACCAAGACCCCAGTCCTAGTACAAGAATGATTCCAATGAATAATTGGTTCATAACTCTTCTCCATATTCATAGTCTTCTATGATATAATTCAGTCCTGCAGAACTTCTATACTCTACGATCTTACCTTCCTCAGTTCTGAACTTTAGATGTTTTTCTTTCTGCACTAATACCTTTTTAGTGACGTATGTACGATCATCAGAATCACCCCACTCTTTATTGAATGATACTGTGACCTTATATCGTGTGGTAAATAGGGACTTCACCCATAACCAAAATTTTTTCATATTCACCTCATGTGCGAAAAGACAGGATTAAGTCCTGTCTTATTATATATGGTTCTAAAATGAGAAACGGTAATGCAGGGGGCTACTCTTCCTGCTCGTTCCTAGGTACCACTCTTACCGTTTCTCAAACCTTTTAGTATATTTATAGTCTTTTCTGCACTCTCATGGATGATTCCGATACCACCTGCATCTTCCCATGCTTTGATGTTCTTTGGTCTATCATCAATAAGGACACTACCTTTCTCTGCAAATGCAGCTTTTTGACTACCACTGTAAGTACAAGTCACAACCACTGTAGGGTCGATATACTTTCTTACCCACTTGTTCTTATCATACACTACTAACTCTCTGTTCACTTTACCAGCAGCAGTTAGTATCTCCCAAGGAACACCAGTGTGTTTGATGTATCCTATGAGGTCTGCATAATCGACCATTGGAGGTAATAGTCCAAATAGTCTTTTGTTAGTTAATTCTTCTTTCCTGAGGTCATACTCAGAATGACCAGCGTCATCACTGGTTAATGGTTTACCCAACATTTCACTGCATCCTGCAAGGAAATCGGCAACCACTCCGTCCATATCGACGAAGATTCTTTTCACTACTTTATTTTCCATACTGTTAGTATAGTGCATTTTGGGTAGCTTTGTCAAGCTTTTTTAACACTTATTTTACCCAAAACATGTCGTGAATTAACTCCTCTTTTTTGTATGCTTCCAGTTCCCATGGTTGTCGTGAGTATGGTTTATGCACCACATTGTGGGCTTTCCAGTTACGACATGTAGGTGATAATTCACCCTTCAGAAACTGTTTTGCATGAATTAATTCATGTGCAAGTGTCAACATCATCTGATCAAGTGTCAAATTACCCTTGAATATCTCAATCTCTACGTTGTGTTTATCACCTAAACAGTAACCATAGACATCACCATCTAATCCTTTCTTAAATGAGATATCAATGACTACATTTCGACGTAATCGTGGCATAAAATAATGCAACACGTTACGTACATACTTCGTTATACGTTTCTTGTCTCGGATTTGTCCGTGGAAATCAACATGGATATTGTCAAAGTATATCTTCTTCGTCATGTTCTAATTCACTTTCCTCTTCGTCATCGTAAATAACTTCACCACATAATGGACAGAATTCAACAGGAGGTAACTCCTCCTCATATTCATGATTTGTAGTGTCTAATTTAATTTTCAGTTCCATATCTAGATCACAATGATCGCAATACAGTTGTATGTTCTTAGTCGTCATAATTGGGTACGTAATCGTCTCTCGCTAGTCCAGTCTTGACAATGATTTTATCCCATAGAGATTCAAATGATTTCTTTTGACCATCTAATACTGCATAGGGAAGTGGATGTTTTGCATCTGACTCAGAGAAGTCTAATCCTGCAGTATATACCCTTACCTCTTGAAACTCCCTATCGATCATTCGAAATAGATGCACCCATCTAGCACAGATCACGTCTTGTTTGTCTTTAGAGGGTAAGTATAACTTATATGTACGCACAATGTCAAGCTCTTTTATTTTCGTTTAAAATCAGATGGTTATGTCACCAATCTGACTGTCTGACCACTCTTTGAGCTCAGTATAACCCCCAATATTGACCTCATCTACCCTAATTTGGGGAAATGTACGTGCAGTTGGGAAGGTTTCAAACAACTCTTCAGTGGTAAAATCTGTACCTAAGGACAGGTACGAATATGCATATCCTTTCTGTTCGCATAATGCTTTTGCTTTGTCACAAAAAGGACACTGTGGTTTTCCGTATATTTCTATCATAGTTTTATTGCCAGTAATATGAAAATACCCATCAAGATTAGATTAGTTGTTGCAATCAGAATACCTAAAATGGTGTGATACCAAATCCATCTAGTCTTGTAAGCATTTTCGATTGTTAATTCATCAGGGTCAGGAGATTTCTCTGCAACCTTTCGTATTGCATCATCCTCTTCCTTAGACCCCCATAATATTTCGTGCCATTTTCTCATAATTTAAAGTCTGCAAAAGTGTCATCTGACACATCTTGTTTAATACCACCAATCACATAAGATTCAATCTCTGTCTCTTGTGGTGCATTCTGTAGTCCTCTACTGTTGAACCAGTGTTTAGTCCATGGTAAAGGGTTATTTGTTGAAGAGATATCATAGATAGGATTTAGTCCTATTGCACGTAATCTCTTATTACAAATATATTCTATATATTGATTCAACAAAGGCACACTTAGTCCAATCATAGAACCATTCTTAAATAAGAACTCAGCCCATTCCTTTTCTTGACTGACTGCATTCTCATATAATTCGTAAACTTCTTTCTCACAATCCTTCATGACCTTGTTCATGAGTTTATCGTTCTCATGGTTCTTGTAACACTTCAGAATGTGTTGTGACACTGCAAGGTGTTGTGATTCGTCTCTTGCAATGAAAGATATAATCTTTGCACTACCTTCCATCAGTTTCAGTTCTCCGAATCCAAATGAACATGCAAAAGAGACGAAGAATCGTATACCTTCTAGGATATTAACTGAGATAAGTGCAAGGTATAATGCCTTATATAAGTCATAGTCATCGACCTTGAGTCCTAGTAACCTTCTTCGTCCCAATGCAATAAACTCGTCGTACTTTTCTGTTACCATTTCTGCACGTTTTACAATTGCAGGTTCATCTAAGATAGTGTCAAAGATGTCACTAGGGTCTGCATATACATTCTTAATAATATGTGTATATGATCTACTATGGATTGTCTCCATGAAGTCCCATGTGATAATGCAAGACTCTAGTTCAGGTAAGGACACAAAGGGTAAAAATGCTATGGAGGGCGCCCTTCCCTGAACAGAATCAAGAAGTGTTTGATATCTCAGGTTTGATGTAAAAATATGTTTTTGTGCATCATTCAGAGTTGCGTAATCAGACCTGTCTTTTTGTAATGACACTTCTTCAGGTCTCCAAAAGAAACCTAATTGTGTTTGTGTTAGTTTATCAAATATAGGGTATTTGAACTCATCAAATCTTTGAGTGTTCAAAGGTTCACCAAAGAATATCTTTTGTTTGGTGAAGTCTACATTCTTTTTGTTAAAAACTGTCATATCCTAAGTCCTTGTACTTCTTCGCAAGTTTTTCTGCTCTTTCTTTTGTTTCTCTTCTAAAACTTACTTCTTGTCCGTTATAAAATTCAGTGATAGTGTAACGTCTAGAATTCTCATTTGGAATAATAGACACTTGATGGCCTTCGCATTCAAAAATCATTTCTTCTCCTTCGGTTCAAATTGCACAAGATGGTCATAGTTATTACAGTAATCACCTTTCTTTCCTTTGGTATCTCTATATAATCCATTATCCCACCATTTAATAAAATCTATGAATTTCTTTCTTCTATCTGCAGACTCATCGATGTTTGTCTCATATCTGTTCTTTCTACCATCGTATTCTAACACGATGTGCTCACCAGCAATCTTGTCTTCAGGCATATACGTTGCACCATCTATCATTCCTATTTTAGAATGTTGATGAAAGAAATGCACAAAGATGTGATAACTATAATCACCTAGTAATCTATCTCTCCAGTGTGGTATGTTAGGGCCTTGATATAATAATATATCACCAACTTCTAGTTCAACACACTTTGCACCGTTTTCAATTCTCTTACGTGGACTGACACCCTGTGTTATTTCAACTAATTTTTTGTTATCTTCGAAGTCAATATAGTCCTGATCATTCTGTACCCATATCTTCCATGGTTTACCATCATCAGTATGATAGTCTAAACAAAGTGTCGCACTGATTTCACATGAAGGTCTATCAGTATGTGAAGTTAATATTGCACCTCTGTCATACTTACGTGTGTAAGAGTAAGTTTCTTTTAGGTTCATGTCTATAACATCAGTCAACCTATCTCTGATATATCTGTGTAATGCAACTGCCCATGGTGTGCAGTAACCACCCTTAGATTTGTTTATCGCATCATCAGGTGTCATGTGAGTGATATCTTTTTCTTCACGATACATGATTGCACTGTCCCAATTCTCATTCTGTTCGACAGTTTTCCATGCATCAAGTGTCATGTTGATAATTTCTTTAGGGATAAAATTACGTAAAACTACGTATCTGTCTTTCCACAATGCCCATGTCTCAGGAGTTGTTTTACCTGATACTTTTTTACCACCCTTTTCATTTCCATAGGGATGATGTATATAATTTACTGTTCGCTTTTCAAATGGTATAGTCATTACTTTATCCTATATTGCACATGCCTCGCAGTCTTCCTCATCTTCTTGGTAATTACTCATTACGTTAGCTGCATCATCTACTGCACTTGGTAGTTCTTCTAATACATCTTCTTTCTTACCATCCATAGTATTCTGATAGTAAGAAGTTTTCCATCCGTACTTATATGTAGTCAATAAGTCACGTGCCATAACTGAAATAGGTACTTCACCGTTCTCATAGTTCTCAGGATTGTATGACCAATTACCTGAGATTGCTTGATCAAAGAACTTCTGCATCACTGCAACCACATTGATATATCCTGTATTGTCTTTCATATCCCATAGTAGTGTATATGCAGACTTCAGGTGTGAGTACTGAGGTACGATTTGTTTCAGTGTACCCTTCTTACTCTTCTTGACACTTAGATAGTCTCTAGGTGGTTCAATACCGTTTGTTGCGTTACAAACAACACTAGAACTCTCTGAAGGCATCTGTGCAGTCAGTGTAGAGTGTCTTAATCCAAACTCTTTGATATCTTTTCTGAGTCCTTTCCAGTCCATGTATAAGTTGTTAGGTGTAATCTCATCAACATCTTTCTTATATGTGTCGATAGGTAAAACACCATCTGCATATTTTGTTCTGTCAAAATACTCACATGCACCTTTTTCTTTTGCAACCGTGTTGGACGATTTTAACAGATAATACTGGAACTTCTCTGTAAGTTCATGCACCAAAGACCATGCACCTTCATCACTGTACTTGAGTTTGTTCTTTGCAAGATAGTGTGCAAGACCAATGTATCCAATACCTAATGATCTACGTGCAAGTGTTGACCTCTTTGCGGCTTCGACTGGATAGTTCTGATAGTCGATTAACTCCTCCAGTCCTCTTACTGCAAGGTCACATAGGTTTTCAAGTTCATCCTCCTTGATAAGTCCTACATTAACTGCAGACAATATACACAGTGCGATCTCCCCCTCACCATCGATATGTTCGATTGGGTCTGTGGGGAGTGTAATTTCTTGACATAGGTTACTCATGTTTACTTTGTCTTTAAAACTACTGTGAGAATTACTGTGATCTATGTTCATGATATAGATTCTGCCAGTCTCTGCACGTTCTTTTAATAAATCAGTAATTAATTCTCTCGCACTAATCTTAGTTTTAGGTATGGACGTTGCACGTTCATACTTCTCATAGAGTTCATCGAACTCAGGTGTACCAAATGCATCATATAAGCCAGGCACATCATGTGGAGAGAATAGTGTTATTTCTCCATTTGAAAGGAAACGTTTATAGAAGAGTTCGGATAACTGTATCGAGTAGTCCAACTTCCTAACTCTGTTGTCTTCAGTACCTTTGTTATTTTTAAGGACAATAATGTCTTCGATTTCTTGGTGCCAGATTGGGAAATGGACTGTTGCACTTCCACCTCTGACTCCGTTTTGGGTACAACATCTAACTGTTGATTCGAATTTTTTGAGAAAGGGAATAACTCCAGTATGTTGGACTTCACCACCTCTGATTCTTGCACCCAATCCTCTGATTCTTCCTGCGTTGATTCCGATACCTGCACGTTGAGCAACGTATCTTCCGATAGCCATGTCTGAACTGAAGATTGACCCCAAGGTATCATCGGAGTCAACGAGGACACAACTTGCAAACTGTCTGAGTGGAGTTCTAACTCCTGACATGATTGGTGTTGGTATGTTAATTTTGAAAGTTGATATGGCATCATAGTATCGTTTAATGTATTCAAGTCTATTCTCCTTGTATTCTTTGAATAGTGTCATTGCAATTAAAATGTACATGAACTGTGGTGTTTCATATACAGTACTTGTTGATCTGTCCTGAACCAAATACTTATCAACTACCTGTTGCAATCCTGCATAAGTGTAATCTAAGTCTCTACCATGTTTGATGTATTTGTTCAGTGTTTCAAATTCTTCATCTGAATAATGGTTTAGTATGTCATCATCATACACACCATGTTCTATATTTCTTTCTACAATCTCTTTGAGTGATGGATAGATTTCTGAGTCTTTCCATTTAGTATTGAACACCTGTTTCTGAACTGCAAACAATAGTAGTCTAGATGCAACAAATTGATAGTTTGGTGATTCTAACGAAATCAGATCACTTGCACTCTTGACAAGTATCTTTTGGATTTCTTTAGTGGTGATGCCATCATAAAACTGTAACCCACTATTCATTTCAACCAATGACTCTGATACACCTGTAATACCTCTACAGGCCTTCTCTACCATTTTGTGGATTTTATCTAAATTGATTTCTACTTTTGAACCGTCAGACTTGACTACCTTGATGTCCGTGTTACTCATATTTTCTTGTACTCCGTTAGTTTTAATTTTGCAGAGAGACCATTGTATGTACAAGAGTTAATAATGTCTACTACTTTATCTACTGTTAGTCCACTCATAATCATATCATTTATATCTTTTAATTCTCCTACTCGTTTATCATCCCAAATGCACACGTTCCATCCGTCATCGATTACACCATCTATTTTCTTGATGATTTCTTCGTTTCTAGGTTCGTTGTCGTAGATAAGTATTGCATTCTCTTTTAAATTCTTATCAATCTTTTTAAAATCACTACCACCTACTGCAATACTGTTTGGTAGGAATAAACTATCTATTGGCCCCTCTGTGACATAGATAGTATTTGATTTGTCCACATTATTCAGGTTATAGATGAGTGGAACGTCATCTATGAATCGCATGGTAAGGTAACGTAATGGTGAGTCATTTATTGCACGTCCACTTACACCTAACAATTCCCCATCATCATTGATGAATGGGATGACAACTCTAGGGTCATTACCCAAGACTCTGTCTTTATATTTGAGAGACAGATGTGAGAGTGATTGTGCATTTTGGACGAACCATAATGATCTTATCGCATCATCAGGAATTAGACGTTGTTGAAGATACTCTCTTGCAACAATTTTATCCCATGCACCGTGACACACTGCTTTCAATGTCTCTTCAGTTTTATATAGTGATTCTTGACGGTCAACCTTGGGTTTGAATTTGAATGCACTTGAGGGAGGCATACGTTGAGGTTGTCGTCTCCCCTTACCACTTTCTTTCAACCATTCCTTCACATATTCTTTGTGAATCACAGGAAAGTTTTCCTTTATAAAATTAACTGATGATGTGGATTTACCACAATTGTGACATTTATAGATGTACGACTGGTCTACAGCAAAGTGATAACCACGTGCCTTGAATGTGTTTTTAGATGAATCACCACAGTATGGACATCTGTGGTTTAATGTGTTCTCATTTACCCATTTAGCCCTGTCCAGTGAGGACATGACCATATTGAGATATTTTCTCTCTAACCATAGCATGTATCTATTATACTATGGTTTTGAGAGAAAATCTAGTGGGTTTTTAACTATTCTGCATCGATCAATGCTTGGATTTCTGCAACCTGTTCGCCATGTGTGACCATTGAAGCATCATATGCAACCTTTTGAGGGTCATCTGCTTCCATGTCTGCATAACCAGTAGGTTGAGGTGGTAATCCTGCGCCATTGAACCATGCAAGTCTTCCTGCCAAGTCATCCATGCCTGGAATTGTTGGGGTATCGTATCCTTCAGGTGCTGCCATGATTGTGTTCTCCTAGTTTGAATTGTACTACATTATTTATAAAATTACAACCTTGTTTAGACAATAATTGCTACTGTTCCTGCAATGATTACTGCACAAACAATTGCACCTATAAAGATTGCAATACCATCTAGTACGTTTTTTCTAAATTCTGCCTTTGCACGTGCTCGAATGAGTCTTTGTTCTCTTATCTTTCTTCTTTCTATCATCATGTCTTCATAGAAATCAGACTGACCAGTGTAGATAAGATACTCTCTAAGTTCTTTCTCCATTTGTGCAATTTTGTATTTTGCAGATGTAACTTGAAGTGCCTGTGCTTCGACACTTTTACCTGAAAACATCTTTCCAAATACTGATGGATTTTTTGCGTATTGATTTGCCTCTGCTATATTTTCTTTTGCATCAAACCATCGACCAAAGAACTCCGCCACGTCTTGAGCCTCTCGACCCATCTCCATACCTTTTTTGATTGCATTATAAGCAGAGGATGCCATACTCATCGCAACTGCGACTTCGACCATGGTTAAGTTCCTCTTCTGATACTTTATTTATCTTTAGAGAGGTCTTTAACCCTGTTTTTTGGTACCTGTATTACGTATCTATTTTCGACTACTTTAGGTTTCTCATCTTCGATTTTACGTGCAATGAGTCCTGCAGAAGTAATCAATAGTAACACTGCAAGTGGGTCAAACACAAAGATAAGTGCAAAAATGACCCATCTAATAGCGTTGTCAAGATACTTGACAGAGTCATCTTGACCGTAAATAACCTCTGCAATGTACTTTATAGGGCCTACTTCACGTTCAAAACCGAGTATTTCCTGTTCAAATACAAATCTTTCGTTCTTATACTCCTGTATAGTGTCAAGAAGTGTATCTATATCTGCATTGTATTCATTGGTCTTAACTATCTTCTCATCTAGATCACCAGTGGATAGGTTCTGCAGTCTGTTGATTTCTGCATTCGCAGAATTAATGGTGGATTGTGCCTGTTCTCTATATTTGTCTATATTTCCTTGTTGAACGGTTATATCTGCTCTTATACGGTCTCTCTGCTCCTTCTGAGATGCATATAACTCTTCTGCTTGTGCAACATAATCGATTACCTGAACCTCATCATTGAATAACCCTTCATTCAAAGTAATCGTTTCGGTTCCTTTACTTCTTAAATCATTGACACTATCATCTAATGATTTAAGTTCTGCACGTAGACTATCTATTTGTCCTTGTGCATAATCAATATCACCTTGAACTCTATCCCACGCACCATCTCGTATTTCTATCTGTGCGTTTACAGAATCTGTTACATCGACACTATTAGTGTCAAGTGCAGTAATTCTTTGTTCTACTAAATCTATCTGATTTTCTGTTCTTTCAATCAGTCCGTCGATACGTTGTATCTCTGAGTTTGCAGTTGCAGTTGCATAAGATGTGTCTGATGATGCCTTTGCAAGATATCCAAAGATTCCAAGTGATGTGATTAACATGAGTACTACTACACTAAGTGTCAAATAGTACTTCATATAGTTTAGTTTTTCCCAAAAGAGATGGAGATAAGTTGCAGTAACTATCTTACCAAACTCTAATGCACCTGCCATTATAACAACTCCCATGTACGCACCTGCAAATATAGTTGCAAGTCCCAACACTGAGAAGTAGGCTGCAATACCAGCAATGCCCAACGATGTAAATAATGCAAGATAATTCAAAAATTTCATAATTTATCTAAGTCTTGTCAACACATCATATAATTTTTTTCTTTTCTTAGGTTTCCAATGTGCAACGTCACTACCTGTTCCTGCGACTGCACTTCCTGTTGCGTTGACTGGTGCATCCTCCATCATATCAAACTTCAGATACTTCATCAGTTTGTTTGCGAGGTCATGTCCTGCTTCTATATCAGATGGGAAGTGTACTCCCATTCTAACTCTACCCATTGCAGACTTGATTGCACCTTCAAATAATCCATTCTTATGTTCAGGGTAGATTGTTGCATAATAGTTTGCAACTAATTTTGGTTGCACTGTATGTCCTGATGGATACGATGGAGTCTTTGCAGTCTCCGTTTTATATCTATCGAAAGGGATATTAAGTGCTTCTGCGATTTGATATGGTCTTGGTCTATTAAACATGTTCTTGTAGTGTTTAATGATTGGTTTTGCCTGTTGACCAAGATATACCAGTCGTTCTTCATCATAATACAGTTCGTTCTCCTCCATATATTCTTGTATGTAATAGTATGGATTTTCATCTGTGTTGACGTATTCTAATTCATGTTCTTTAGTCATGGAATCTCTCATCTTTTTGACTTCTTCGAGTTCCATACGTGTTTGTTTAGAATCGTTCTTATCAGGTGTCGGAAGTGTAATGTCTTTCCAGTCACCTGAGAATGCTTCAATCTTTTTATATTTGGGTTTCTTTAATTCGTCTTTTGGTGCGAATCCCATCAGATTGATGGTTTGAATTGTCTCAATATACATCATCTGCAGTTACCAGTATTCTTTTACCTTCACATACAGCTGCGTATACTTTTATACCGTAAAACTGTGAGTGTAGGTTGTTTACAAATAGTTCCGATTTTGCTTCGAAGACATTTTCAAAAGGGTAATTCACTTGTGTTGTATGTCTTCTTAATCTATACTTACCACGTTCAAGATCATCAATGTTTGCAAGTTCTTCTGCAATCATTTCTGCATTGATGATACCTTCTTCCTTCAACCATTTGTAGTATTCTTCTTCTAGTCTCTCTAATTGATCATCATCTAACTCTTGGTTCTCTTTCAACAATGCAAGTGCAACAGCGTATGATGCAAATTGTGTTTTACCAAACGGAACCTTTTCGATAATTTTCTTTAGATTAAAGACGAGTCTATGTAGAGGTGTAAGTGATGCCTTTTCCTCTGCAGTTTTAGGGTTATTCTCGACTTTTTGATTTGACCCTTCAACAGATTTTAGTTTAATTCTGTTACCCTTATCATCAATAAACCCAAATTTATATGCGGCTTGTTTGGTAAAAGGTGTAGTCAACATCTTTAAAATACGAAAGACTATTAATGTATCTACTACTCTCATACTACTATTTAGGTGTTTTGAACGGTGGAGCTCCGAGTCAGATTCGAACTGACGACCTGATGATTACAAATCAACTGCTCTGGCCAACTGAGCTATCGGAGCTAAAGTTCCCTTAACCTACTAATTAATTTCTGATCTAGTGGGATATTGCTTTTGAAATCTTCATCGACTAGTTCTAGATATATCAACATAGTCTTAATGGATGACCAGTATGTGTCTTCTTTTATTTTGAATTCTAACATTCTCATGCATGGTTCAAAACCAAACACATTGAAAAGTGTTATAATGTGGTTCAACATCAAACGTTCACGAACCTCACCATACTCATGATGACGATACAGAAGTCTTTTGAGGTATCGGAAACGTCTCAGGTCTTCTTGAAAATCTTCAATGTCCTCACATTGAGGGTCATCGTAGTATTTTAATGCGAATGCCTGAAAGTTTTTAGATGTGAGTTTATCAAATAATCCCATAATATAAAGTATTTAGAATGTAAAAAGGGGACTCAAAGTCCCCAAATGTTACACTAATGAACCGTAGACTTTGAAAGAACCGTTGTCTAGTTGTTCATATTTGAATTTTACATCGATGACTTTTTCTTCTTTTTCAATTTCATCGATGGGCGTATCGACTGACTTACCGACGATCTCACCAAATTGTGAGAATGATACTACCATCTCACCTGACCCTGCGAAGTCTTCTTCTGCGACTTCATTTCTTGGGTCGTCTGAAGGATGTACAACTCTGTTGATACCAACTTGTGCAAGTTTAGATTCCACTTGACCTACAGCGGCCTTTGGGTTTAGGAATTCTGATACTGCAGTGTGTCCTAAAATTGCGTTGATTCTTTGTTTGACATCTTCGTCTGTTACTTCGTAAGGAACTTTCTCAGATGAAAGTCCTGAACCAAAGAAAGTTGATGGTCTGTAAAGTTCTGTTACAAATTCTCTAAAATTTTTCATAATACGTCCTATGCGTTTGTTGCTACTGGAGTTCCAAAAACAGTTGCACTATCTGAAAAAACTTCATCAGTTGGGTCTTTGTGTAAGTCGATTGATTGACCTGCACCTATATGAATATCCCCAATTAATACGTTTGCAGATGTCTCTACTGACACTATGTGAAATGCAGTGTCACTATTGTATAATCTAACAACTGTTGATGAACCGAAGTTACTACCGTTAGTTGAACCAACTTGTAGTGCTTCATGTCCTGCCAATAACTTATATTTCATAATTTATCTCTTAACTGTCAGCGAGTACTGTATCGTCGTCAACGTCAGGTGTGTTTACATCTGAATCGTCATCGAAATCAGCAACGTCTGCTCCCATTGAACCTGATGACATTGCAACCAATGTCTCCCATTGAGTTCTAGAACCTACTACTTTTCTTAACTGCCAACCTTCTGACTTAACACCAGCGTTTGCACCAACTTCAGCGTTGTCTGCACCGTATGTGTTAGCCTTATCTGCAGTATTAAGATACTTAGGTTTTGATGCCTCGTCGTCTAATAATCCCCAAAGTGCCATATCTTTCTCCTAATTAAATTTTGTTTGCGACCTTCAAAATTGCGTTGAAAGTCTTTTTGAAAGAATTTTTATCTTTCTGTAATAACTGTATATATTTAGTACGAATGGGAGCCTTAACCTTCATTAATGTGTCATAAACTTTGACTGCATCATCTCTTTTGACCTTGTTTTTCTTATTGTCATTTGTAGAGATTTCACCATCTTTTGTAAGGTCTTTAAAGTTACCCAATTGTACCATTACGTTTTTGTCTGCCCATGCTTGTGACCCACTTGCGTTGTCATCTAGTGCTTGGATAGCTCTTTGGACGACATCGTCATCCTGTGCTTCGGAGTATTTACCCCCTGCCATATTTGCGATTTTGTCTAGTCTCTTTCTAAGGTCTGCTTCGTTCTTAGATTGTGAAACTGCACGTGCAACTTTCTTGTTACCTGCATCAGACATCATTCCAAAATCACCGATCTTCTCCATGATCTTGTTGACTTTCTTCGCTTCTACTTTTGCATAACCTAACTTCTTCAATTTCTCTTTGAAGAGTTTAGTCCTTGCATCTGTGGTAAGTACTTTCTCTAATTGTTTTTCAACACTCTCAGACATTACCTACTTACCTTGTATTTTGTTAACACTGTTGCCATATCACCCCATGCAAGTGTAGCGTCTTTACCACCACGACTATAGAATGTAAACTTAGTCTTGTTTCTAGGGTCATCCTTTGCAACCATGTTGATTTTATCAACATTGTATTTGTTACTGCGAGTAATACTCTTTACGAGTAAATCCATTTTGTGTCCCTTCTTCATTGAAGAATCGAACTCTACTGAAACGGTATTACCCTTTTTAATCTTTTCGAATTCCTTTCTAGGGACTGCAATCTCTTGTAAGTCCTGTTCAGGTAATTCCTGTTTAGGTGCATACTTTTGTCCTTGTTCCCACATCTTTCTGTATGAGTCCATGACTGATTCGTTTTTAGGTTTTTCACCTTTCTCTTTCTTTGCAATTGCTATAGCAGCCTGTTGTGCAGGTGATACTGCTTCTTCGACTTCTTCAAACTGAATACCTAATCTCTTTTCGTGTTTCTTCATTAGGTCTTTGACAGTCATGTTTTTGTTTTTTGGATATGCAAAATCATCAGCAAGTTCATCATCTGATAGATATTTTAAATCTAACTGTTTGAAAAACTTTTTACCCTCAGGTGAACCTACTTTAGTGCTTGGTTTTATACTCTTGACAAGTTTTCGCATTCCTGCAATTGCTTTCTTTTGAACTGAAGGATTGTCATCAAAGATACCAATTGCCATTGTTCCTTCTTCTAGTTCTTCTCTTTTCATAGATTTCTCTATGGTCTGTTTAGTTTGAAGTTTACCAATCATTGACAAGATTGTATCTCTTGCTTTAAGAACCTGTTCGTAATCGTAATTGTGTTTTGTGTTTTTGAGTTCTTTGTCACCCATGTTTGCAATCTTCTGATAAGACACTAAGACCTTTTGCATGTCTTTAGAGACTTTTCTCATTGCATTGATTTCTTTATCAGTGACTTCATCAAGTTGTGTTTCTTCTACTTGATTTCTTAGGGATACTGATTTACCCTTTAACAGTGATTGTGCTTTCTTTCTGTCGTGGAACAAGAAACTGTATGTCTTACCTTTGTCATCTTTTACTTGATAACCTTTTGAAGACATCTTAGTAATCTTTCCGAATCTTTTGTCACCGTTTTTTGGTTCATAGAAGTCTAACTCTAGACCAACTCTTGCAGAGTTTTTAGTTTCTGTACCCATTCCTTTACGGGCAAGAGTTCTATAGTTCTCTTCTAATCTAGCGGATTCTTTTAAGGATTGAAAGAGGTTCATTACTTATCCTCTGATTCTTTCTCGTCTTCGTCCTCTTTCTCGTCTTCATCGTGATGAGCTTCAGACATTTCTTTGACCATCTCTTCTACTTCTTGCACTTGGTATTTTTTACCTGCACATGTGAATTCTTTATCCCCATTGTCTTTTGCGGCCTGAAGTGCTTTAGTAAATGCATTACCTTCGTCCTTCATTGCCTTCTTGATTGCATCACGTCTTTTTCCTAGATATTCGTCTGAAGAATCTACGTCTCCATCATTATCTACGTCTGCATCTCTTTTACCAACAGGGTCTAATTTTTTACCCTCTAAGATTGCACGTGCATCTTGAAGTAGTGACTTAGTTAGTTCGTCGATCATTGTTTTAACTCCCCTTTCTCAAAGTAATTGAATAACTGTTCTTTACCAGTTTCGTTCAGTTGGAGTTGCTTAGCAAGACGACCCAACATATTTTTTTCTGTGAGTTTTTCTACAGTCTTCTCTACTGAAAGTTTTTCTTCTTGGACTTCTACTTCTTCCATAGAAGGTAGTTCACCCATTTTAGCGGCCATTCTTTTAAATCCTTTAGGATTTTGTTTCTGCATTGATTGGAGAACTTTTAGACTTGTCATATTCATAAGATTTGCAATACCATCAATTTCTTTCTTATCTTTAGTTTTAAAGAGTTTACTGATTGCATCACCAGTTCCTACAATTTTCTCATCTAATTCTAAATTGTCTTCAACAATCTCGTCTTCTCCAAAGAATGTTGCAAGTTCCTCATCGATTTGATCACTAAGAATCTCGTCTGCGCTCTTCTCCACTGAACCTTCTTTCAGTTGTACGTGGTTACGAACTTGCTCAAGTTTTTCTTTCCAGTTTTCTGACTTATAACTCATAGTAGTATTATTTATATATTCTCTATTCTTATTACGAGGTTTCCCTCACCTTTTATCAACCTATGGTACTGCATCTTGGGAATGTAGTACTCTTTACCCATCTCTAAATCGATGGGTAATGCATCATCGTGTTGTATCTTCCATTCTGACCCACTTAACACGTGGACTTTCCTAGACGTAGTGTCACGATGCCACACCAAATCATCTAGTTCAACAGACTCGTCGAATGTACGCAAGACATATCTACGTCCTGTACCCTGTTGTTCTTGGATTTCTTCTTTGTAGGGGTTAGTCATCTATTTCAGGATAAAAGTTATCTGTTTTTTGATTATATCCGTAATATCCCACTGCGTTTGGATTGGGAACTGCATCGAAAATTCCATCGACATAGTTCTCTGCACATGATTCTGCATAACTTTCAGAATGATCATGAACTTCTCTGATCTCTTGGATTTCTCCTTTCAGAAATAGATCAACTTCAAATCCTTTCTCAGTGTATCTTACGACAGCCTTTCTATCGTCTCTCCAATATTCATGTATCACTTGACTCATATTAACTCCGTTTCTAATATATATGGTTTACCAAAAAAAGTTTCCACCACCACTCAAACCTAACTGTTTTGCATAGTATGGAAGTCTACATGCCCAATAGGATGCTGTTGTTTTGTCGTTTGCAGTTGAACATTGATGACGAGCTGCAAATGATTTACGTGCCTTTGGGTCATCTATCTTAACTTTTAATCCTGTAGTGTCACCCCATGACACTTTCTTGATGTTTTTTGTTTTGGGGTCTCTGACATAAACATAGTATTTCTTAGAACCACCTTTCTTAGGTTTGTTTAATTCAGGTTCTTCCTCTTCTACTATGTTCATCATAGGACAGTCTAGGGGTACCAACTCACCCTCATAGACTTCGTAATCACCTAGATCAGTTTCTAGGATGTGTTTGTCGACTTCTGTAAGTCTGTATTTTTGTTCATGAACAAGTCTTTTCACTTCCTTTATAGTTTCAAAATACATCAATGACCCCAGTCTAAATGGGTTGTCAATGAAGTTAGTTTTAGATTCCTGAAGGTCATTGATGACTTGATCAAGAGCTTGTTCTTTTAGTGTTTTCATTATGCTAAATCTTGGTCGTGGTTTAGATTACCTTTTTTCTTTTTGACAATAAATGCGTTGACCCTTGCATGTCCCCACTGCTGTGGTGTAGTGCCTGGTCTATGACCACCTTTCCAAGCTGCGACACCTCTATCATACACTTTCTTTAGTGTTGCAACTGAGATACCACTTTTCTTTGACTTGTCTGCAAATGAATCTTCTTCAAGTGTCTCTTCGTTTGCAAGTCTGAGTGCATGTTGAACTTTTGGATGATCTCCAAGACCTTTCTTCATCTTTTCAATCTTCTTATATGCACCAGTCATGTTACCACTCATTTTCTTTGCGATGTCTTGTGCCTTTTTGATAAGATTAGAGGGGAATGATGCCTCCAAAAGTTCTTCATCAATAAGACCTTCGATATCATCTAAGTCTTCTTTGATCTCTGTGACTTGGAATTCTTCGTTATAAGGGAAACCTTTGAGAGGATTTTGGAACACTTGACTGAAGTGTTTCTTTTTATTATTCTTCAGTTCTTTTTGTGCCTCTTCGATATACTCTTCAATAGTTTGCCCAGGCGTATCGTCTTGATATGCATTTCTTATTTCGTCTGTACCCACTTCGTGTACACCGTTGTCTGTTTTATTACCTGACATTATAATTCTCCTACTCTTGATTGAAAGTCTTCCCATGAAGTTGACTCTGCAACTATAGACTTTAAATGTGATTCTAAGATGACTGGTTCTCCGTTGTATGATAAAACATTATTCTCTGTTGAGATAGAACCTGATGCAGTGTGAATGGTAGTATCTGACAAATACATGTCTCGAAATTTATATTCAGCACTACCTAAGTCATATGCATCGTTTGTATCAGGTATCAAATGACCTGTTACTGTTCCTGATAATGTTACAGGTAGACCATTTCCACCTGCAGTAGTACCATCAGACACTTTAAGTGTACCTGTTGAAGGGTCATAGAATATTTCACCTTCTTTGGGGTTAAAAGTTGCAGGGTCTGTTCCACCTAGTTTTTCTGCGACTATTTTATACGTTGTTGCCATCTTTATTTACCGTCCTTCTTATCCAAATATGCTGCAATCGCCATTTGTCTTATTTTTTTATCAGACTTTCCCTTAAATTGTGGTGCATCTGATTTCCTAAAATCTTTTACGTAGTCTCCTGCATCTGCATCAGGCCCTAATTCCATCTTCAAAAAGAGTTTACCTTTCTGTTGCATCTTACTTGATGCTTTTGCACCAATCATTGAACCCAAACGATTCAACATTGCAAGACCCTTTTCGTTATTCTTTCTATAGAGACTACCGAATTGTTTCTTAAATTCACTAACCATTGCATTTAGAATTGCATCTACATCTGCAACTAGTTTACCTTCCTGTACTTCTTCACTCATAACCAGTGTAGATAATTGGTTAACTACTGTCGTTAACATTGGTGAAGGTATTGTGGATAAAACTCTAAGTTGGTCTTTTGTTAGACCTTTAATCTTTTTTAATTTTTTGAGAACTTTTTCATTTGCCTCTAACTGCACTTCTTTTCTTTGTTTTTCTCTTTCCTTCTCTGCATCTACACTTGCCTTTGCAGTGTCACTTTGTCTGTCTTGTCTACTCTTGAGTGCTTCAAGTTCTCTTTCGTGTCTTGCTTTGAGTTTTTCCATGTCATCTGCATGTTTCGCTTTTAAATCAGACACTGCATCTTCACCAAACATCTTCTTATATTGTTTAGTGTATTGTGATGGTTTAGTCTTTGCAGTCTTATCGCCTGGCGCAGGTTTGTACGCAGATGCATCATCGTCATCTTTTTTACTATTCTTTGCAAAATGAGCTGCACGATCATCTTTAGTTGACTTTGACATTTCGTCACCGTCAGCATCTTTTGCATAGTATCTTTTAGGTTGAGAACCTTCTTTGTCCTCAATGTCTTTGTCCTGTGCAGTCTTAATCTTTTCTCTTAATTGATTTAACATACTAACCTACTTCTTTTTTGCATCTAACTCTGCCTGTTTCCATTCAAGTGCTTTCTTGTTTGCAGGGAATGAACTTGACCATCCCATCATCTTACCATACAATGCATTAACCTTTTTCTTTAAAGCTGCATGATCATCATCATTTACAATCTCTATAAAGTTTTTACCAAATAACTTTTTAAACCCATTAACGTTCTTTTGTGATGCATTCCAATCTTTCTCTACAACTTCCTTTGGAAGTTTTCTTGCACGTTCATCATTTCTTGCCTGTGCAAACTCTAATGAAGTGTTAACGAATACCATTTTGTATTCGTAACCTGCATTGTCTAATAACTTCTTATAGTTTTTAATCTTGGATGCCTTTGCACCTGTAGTGTCAAATATCATTCCGAGTCTACCTCTGATATACGCACTCATGTTTTTTGCAGTAATCTCTTTTGCACGTGCTCTGATTGGGTCTCTAAGTTCTGCATCCATGTTTCTCAAGTCAAGACCAAGTCCTGCCTTTTTCAGACCAGTCTCAAATGCCTTGTCAGTGTTTACAATCTTCAATCCTAATGCAGTCAATCCTAGTTCACTAACAACTGTTGATTTACCTGAACCAGGCCCACCCATCAAGAACACTGCCTTGAAGATGCCTGGGTCATACACACCCTCTTGTATTAAGTCTTCTACCATGTATTTTGGTGCAGAGTATAAGTCTTCTGTTAGACCCATTCCCTTACGTATTGCTTTATATAATTTCTGTGCATGACGTTTACCAGTAGAAGGAACCCCATCTTTGAATGAGTCGAAGTCACCCTTCTCTGCGAATGCTCTCATTTTAGATGCACTCATTCCTGATACATCGTCGGCGTCAGGGTCACGATCACCTGCAGATATAACTTGAATCTCATCAAATTTATAGAAACCGTGACGACCTTTCACCGAATTATACTTGTTAATGATAGTGTCAAACTCTCTAATTCTATCTGAACCTACGACCATTCTAATCTTAGTGTAACCTTTATCGTGTAAGAATGTTAGGATTTGAAAAATCTGTTTTACATCTGCATCGACAACATTTACCTTCTTACCAAAGAATGCACGTAAAAATTTAATTTTATCTTTGTGCGATAAAGGATTCTTAATCTTATCGTTTGAATGTGATGAAAACAATAATGCATCACCATATCCTTTTGCAACTTTGTTTAACTTATCAACTAATTTTTCGTGACCGTTTGTAGGAGGATTAAATCGACCAAAGGTGAACACTGCACCTTTTCCTTTTGCCTCTGATAACCACGATGTAAATGTTTTATTTGGCATTTTTCTTAGTCTTCTCCTGTTCCTTCTTTCTAATCATTGGTAAGAGTTTCTTTGCAAGTTTCTTAATTGCACCTTTTTTCTTGTCTAATTTTTTCTCTAATGCAGCCTTTCCACTCATACCCAAATCATTCTTATCTTTATCTTGTAAGAGTTTCTTTGCGACCATTCCACGTGCCTGTTTCTCTGCACGTTTCATAAGTTTCTTAGGGTCAAGAACCTTTTTCTTCATCGCCTTTTTACGTTTTGCGAGAATCTTATGTTTGTTCTTTTGGAATGCTTTCTTTTTCTTCAGACGAGTTGCCATTGAGTCTGCTTCTTGCATCTCATCTAAGTAATTTTTGAAACTTTTTAATTCCATTATACTATTTATCCCAATTTTTAGCAGCATTAAAATTATTCTGACTGAATTCCATTCGGTCTACTAACTTAACTGCCTTACCTTCATGGTCAATTGCAACATATCCTTCAGGATTAACTGCTTTGAATCCTGTTGAGGTCTTAACAAATGTACCTATACTTTTAACTTTATTCAAACCATCTACGATTAATTGTTTTGCAACAACCATCAATTCTTGAAACTTGGTTAGTGCTTCGATCATTTTCTTTAATGCACGTAACTCATTGTAGAGTTGTTCACCAATCTCTCTCTTAATTGCCTTAGTCTTTTCTTGTTTTACTTTACCAACTACCTTCACTCTCCAATAATTTTCGAAGTGTTTTAAATAACCGTTGTAGTTTGGTTTGAATTTACCTTGACGTATCTGTGCGTTACAATAGGTTTTATAGGTTGCACCTGGCCCCTTCTTTTCTATTGTTTGTTGTATTTCTTTGAACTTCTTTAAGTCCTTTCTTTTGATATTGTGGAATTGTTTACCCACTGCAGTCAAATAGTTTGATAGTTTAAGTGTCTCAGTTGCAGTAAGTGTCGCATTGCCTGATACATCTTTATAGGATGCATCATCCATCCATACGTCTTTAGATGCACCCAGTTTTGATATGTTTGCACCGAATGATGCAGATAAGTCCTCGATAGTTCCACCTGTATAGGTAGTGTGAAATACAATACCAAGTTTTGCATTAGCGATTTGTTTACCTAGTTCTGATTTTGTTTGAACACGATACACTATAGTGTTAGGCCCAAACTGAATATAGGATTCGAAGTCGTCCTTGACCATCTGTTTGTCTTCGTCAGTGAACATTAGATCACCCTGAAGTATCTCGTTACCCCATGACAGTCCTGAAAGATACTTAAAACATGTAAGGAACTTCTTTTCTAAGTCTCCTGATATCTCAGATGCATCTTTGATTTCTTGTTCTGAAGTGTAAAATAAGGGGGTTTGATTGAATAATGATTTCTTTGCAACAAAGAAACGACCATCTTCAGGATGTTTCCCACAAAAGATTGCAGGAGCACCATCCCATTTGACTGTCATATTGACACCCTTTTTGGTGTTTCCCTTCATCATGTCACGAAGACCACGAAGGAAGTTTATAGATGCACGCCCACCATCAATACCATTGTTGATGATCTCGTCTTCTATGTGTTCTAAATGTAGATTCTTGACTGCCATAATAGTAGTATATCACAATTTCCTGTGTAATACTACTATTTATGGTTATTTATTTTTTGTTAAGCGCCAGCGTCAACTACACCAGTGTCAATATTGTTCTGAAGATTATCTCTATCAGAAATATATTCGTCTCTTTGTGTGGTCATTGCAGTGATTTTTTCAGCAGTAACAGCAGACCAATCAGCACCTTGATTTGCATCATTCCATTCATTCCATGCATTAAAGTTTGCAAGTTCGTCTCCTGTTGACGATGATGATGCAGAAGGATTTGCAGTTCTCCATGCAGCCCAAAAACCATCACGACCATTTACTGTTGCAGTGTAACCTCTAACTGTGTACTCTTGATTTGTACCACTCAACCAAGCGATAACTGTATTAGTGTCATCTATTCTTGTTTGCAGTGATGCTATTTCGTCTACCCATGCCATGGTTTATTCTCCGTGAAAGTGTTATAACACTACTATTTAGGATTTCTGCAGGTGCGATTGGGATAGTTTATCTTCGATTCGAACAATCTTATTGGATGTTTTGTTAATAAGAACCTTATCTCCGTCCTTTTTCGCTTGACGAAGTGCCTTTTTTAACTCAATCTTCTGTTGCAGAAGACCAATAACGTCCTGTGATTTCAATGTTTTCATACCTATTATATTATTTATATAAAATAATATGGCTTATCAATCTTGGTAGGCTATTCTTTTAACTGACTAACTTAGCTTCTCCCTTATTCGTGTGATCAAGACAACCTTTGAGAAGTACCATCTTTTATTATACTATAAAAAACCCCTCAGGACAAGGGGATTTTGAAAAAAGGAGGGTAGGGCAGTAGGGTTTACATACTCCGAGCATCCGATTGAGACCCCATATTACTACAGGGTCATACCCTCAAAATTGGCGATTCCAAGGGGACTCGAACCCCTAATACTACCGTGACAGGGTAGCGTGTTAACCAATTACACCATGGAACCGTGTACTTAAACTTTTTTAAGAGATAGTAAACACCAAACTAACAGTGCAACTGTCAATGATAGAAAATACATTGATAGTAAACCCATTCTATGTTCCTCCTCTATTTAAAGTGGTACCCTGTAGGAGAATCGAACTCCTGTTGCATGGATGAAAACCATGTGTCCTAACCACTAGACGAACAGGGCTTAAAAAAAGCGAGGGGGGATTCGCACACATCAATCATGTATAAACTTGTGGATTTTGTGATACTTGAATCCTTGTCCCTTCGCCGAGTCTTTCGACCCTAAAAAAGTCGAATCCTCTCGTCATTCAATACTCTTCAGCAGTGTTGAGAGGATTCTAGACCGTAACCTTCGTACTTCACCATCGTCATTAGTTCTTGTACCCAGTTTACTGGAGAGGTTGACGATTCCTCGGTGTTACTGGTCTTAAAAATCTCCTTCTGCAACTTGCACTACAGTGGTTCCTCTTTTTCTCCACATGTCGACAACTTTATTTCTGTCATCAAACACTAAGTCAATAGTACCACCCATTTCTTCAAATGTGTCTGCAAGGTCAGACTTAAACTCTTCATCAGGTCTGTAGTCACCATCAGGTCTTAAAAATAATCCTTTGTGACCATCCCCAACCCATTCTGAAATCTGTTTTTCAGTAATCTCTCTTTCAGACTCATTTCTTGCAGAGAAGAATGCAACATGATCTCCCTGTGCAATGAATCTCTTTGCGACATCAACAACCCACTGCATAGGTGTGTCGTTTACAGTTTCTGCTCTGAAAGACTTCCAATCTGCAGGTTTCTGTTCCACAAAATGTCTTCTGTGTTCAACGTCAGCGATTGTTCCGTCAATGTCAAAGATTACATTCCTAATTTTCATACTACTATTATATGAAAAAGTGACCCCCATTGTCAAGCAATATTTACTCTTTTTTGGAGAACTTCTATCTCCTTTTTTTGACGATCATTGGGTTCCTTTACCTTTAGAAGTCTTTCCAAGGCACCCTTTCTTCTGTTTTGTACGTTCTTTTTTCTAATCATATTTTAAAGTCCGAAAATTTATCTTTACCCCTATCGAACACTGGAGTGTCATCATTCTCCACTGCAGATTCAATAAGTTCCTCTTGTGCTTCCTGTTCACAATCATACAACTTCATTCTACTTCTATCAATACCGATTACAAATCTCTTGAAAATTGTAGGGTCGTTGTATCTGTTCTTCAATTGTTTCACTACTAACTGATCTAGTTCTTCTAGTTCATCACTGGTAATCAATGCGAACATCAAATCTGCAGTTGCAGGTAGACCAAATGATTCTGAAGTGTCTTCAAGTCCAATATCAGTTGAACCATAACCACTACGTGTAGTCTGTGTTGCACTCACTATTGGTACATCATACTCCACTGCAAGTCCTCTGAGTTCCTCTGCAATACTCTTGACCAAAGTGTAAGAGTTTGCACCTGAACCAGGCCTGATTCTATGTGATGCACAAATGTTTAGATAATCAATAAAGATGATATCAGGTTGAAAGTCTTTCTTGATATCTAACTCCTGCATCAAATGTCTGAAGTGACCTACGTGTGCAGATGCAGTTGGATATTCTTTGACAATCAGTTTACCTTTAGTCTTCTCTCTGAGTTTCTCAATCTTCTTATCATACAACTTCTTGTTCATGTCAGGAAGTTCTTTCATAGGAACGTTCATGATGTTTGCATCAATACGTTCTGCGATTCTCTCTTCTGACATTTCAAGTGTAATGTATAATACATTCTTGTTCATCATTAAACAGGATGCAGCCTGATGACACATGAACAATGATTTACCAACACCAGTACCTGCAAGAACAATGTTAAGTGTCTTGTTTGGTAGACCACCTTTGGTTATCTTGTTGAAGTATTCCAAGTCAAATGGAATCTTTTCTTCTTCTGTGTTATAGAATTCAAATCTTGCATCTGCATCTTCTAAGACATCGTGTCCAATGTGAGTATCAAAAGACACGGAAAGTGCATCCTTCAATAGTTCAGGTATTTCACCAGTAGACCGTTGTGATGTTTTATCAAGGACGTTGATACTATCCATCACTGCAATGTATATTGCACGATCTTTACACCATGATTCAGTTTCAGTTACTAACCAATCCTGTGGTGTTTCTTCTTTGTTCCTTCCGATTTTCTCTACAATAGATTTTGTGTTCTTGACAACGGAATCGTTCAGATTCGTATTGTTGTCAAGATTAATGAGAAGTGCTTCTGTTGTAGGATTTTTAGTATACTTGTCAAAGTAACTTCTTACTTCTTCAAATATTACCTTCTCTTCAGGGTCTGTGAAATAGTCTGATCTAATGAAAGGAATACACTTCCGTGCAAACTCTTCACTCTGAATCAGATTCTTCAGTATTGTCTGTTCTAGTCGTGTTTCCATATTTAAAGTAATCTTGTACCACTGTTTCTATTTGTTCCATCACCTCATCAGTGAAGTATTTTTCAGGGTTGTTATTAATTGTCTTACCAAATTCTGTTTTACCATTTGGTAGTTCAACTCTTGTTGAAGACTTTTTGAAGATACCACTTGCAAGTGCAAGGTCTAGTAGACCATAGTATCTATCAAGTCCTTTGTCGTATGTCAATCTAACATCTACGACTCTGTTCTCAACAGTCAACCTACTCTTTGCATTCTTACAATGAATGATATTACCAATGACTTCCGTTCCTTCTTTCTCTTTCTTCTTTGAAAGATAGACAATGGAAGAGGCTGCATATTTGAGACCTGAACCACCACCCATTTCTTTCTGAGGGAACATAGAACCAATCACATCATAAGTGTGGTTAGTTACAATCATTGGAACTCCTGCTCGTCCTAGTTTAAGAGTTAAGACTCTGAATGCACCTTTTACAATCTGTGCTCTCGTCATGTCTCTTGTCTCTTTACCATCTGCAGTGTCTTCGATTTCTTTGGTTGTTGATAACATACCAAGTGAATCAAGAACGAACATCATAGGTGGACGTTTGTCTTCAGGGGTTTCGATATACTTATCAAGAATATTAATGGACTGTGTCCTAAATTCTTGTACGGTTACGACTGGAACAATCACCACTCTATTTGCATCAATACCTCTGTCTTCAATCATTTCTTTACTGATTGCAGATTCTGATTCAAAGTAGATTACGGCCGCCTCAGGATGGTCTTCCAAGAATTGTTTTACCATTCCTAGTGCGAAAAAAGTTTTACCAGTTGCAGATTCACCTGCGATTGCAGTGATCTTGTTCTTGGGTAGTCCACCATAAAGTGAACCACTGAGTAATGCATTAAAGATGTATGACCCACTATCTATGAATGAATCAACATCACCAGCGGAAACACCATCTGCGACGATGGATGCATATTCGTTCCCACTCGATTTAACTAAGTCTTTAATAAACGACATAACACTTCTCCATAATGTTTAATAACATTATACGTTAGTTTATGTGTTTTGTGAAGGGGTTTTTTTTAATTCTTTTGAAATTTCTGATAATTTAACTTCGCACTTGACGTGTTCTTCCATCATAGTACGTAACACTCTTATTTGCATTTCCATGTGGGCGACAAAACCCATAATCACTAGGATAGAACCTAAGTAAAAACAATCTAAGAGATCAAGTGTCATAGTTCTACTTCACCTGATTCAGTTAATATATCCCTATTTTTTAGATGTTCTGCTTCGATCTCTTCTTTGTTTCCACCACCATAATCGACTGCATGATGATCATCAATCATTTGTTGATTGACATTTATTTCTGTTTCGAATTGAGGATGACCCTCATTGTTATGAATGTAAATCTCTCCAAGGATTCTACCAAACTTACCTTTATCGTGTGAGATAAGAGAAATTCTTTCACCACTTTCTAGAAGTTTCTTTAAGTGTTTCTTTGATGCTTTTCCAAATTTCTTTTCAACCAAGTCTCTTGTTCTAGATTCAGGCGTGTCGATACCCATGAGCCTAACTCTTTGTTTGCGATAGGTCATGCCGAATCCTAGATCGATGTCCACGTCTATAGTGTCACCATCCACTACTTTTATAACTGATACATTATACTGATACATTTTTTATTTCTCTCATAAAGTTAAGGGGAACTCAGTCCCCCTTAACAGTTCTACATTTCTGTGGGAACTCTGAACAGTAGAGCATCATTGCCTCTAGCAACATTGCTGTTGGAATGACTTCTTCTACTTTTTTTCAGGCGTCTCCTGTAGTTCATCGGTTTGTCTGTCAACCTCATCTGCAACAGTGTCTACTACACCTATTACAGTTTCAGTTGCGAGAGTACCGACTGATACTACATCGTCTGCTACTGCTGTTGCAACGGTTCTTGTTCCTTTTACTGCACCGTCAACAACACCAGTTGTAAATTCTTTACCACCTTCAATTACACTACCAACTGTAGCGCATGATGGAAGTAATACCACAGAAAATAGTAACATATACATTACTATTTTCATAATTATCTCCAAATTTGGATAAATCTGTTACACCTCCAACTGAGAGTGTAACCCCACATTTATTTATGTAAGATAACAACCTGAAGACTTTAGTTTGAGGTCAATCTCGTTATGCACCTCGTATGGGTATGGTACTGGTTCTATAGATAGATTTTCTGCAGCTATCATTAGGTCTTCTAATCTGAGTCTTTCTTTGACGTATGTAATAATAATCACTATTGCACCTATAAATGCGAATATGTGTAACATTTCATTTGGAAACATAATCGTAAGTCCAATAATATGTGCAACCAGCACACTATACACATAAAACTTTATACTAATCAGTAGGTGCCACATTCAACAACAAATCCTTAAACTCATTCGTGTGCCAATAACTATCTAATGTGATATCAACTACTAGTGCAATCAATACCATTGTTAAGATAATCCCCAAATATAAATTGACGAATGCATTAATTTTCATCCATCGTATCAAGTGTTTCATTTTCTATTCCTAATAAATTCTAATTCTTTTTCCCAATTCCTTTTGTTAGTTTCTGCCTCACCACTACCGTGTTGTGCAAGAATTACTCGTCCACCGTCCATGTCAATACGAATAGAATCTGTACTGACTATCTCACCATATCTTCCAATAAAAACACCTGTCAATTCACCCTTAGTATCTTCAGGATGAAGACCATTTATTAATTCAACTAACTCTTCTTTTCTCATCCAAAAAATGAATCTAATGATGCAACTGGTTCTACGTTCCAGTTGATCAGGTTAACAACTGCCTTCAGTGGTTCCACAAAGGCCTTATCAAATTGTAAATCGTGATCAACGAATCTGTGTAAATCAAACTCACGTGGAAGTGTTCCAGTGAATGAGATTACATTTTCATTGATGGGATTCGGTAGTGTCAGATATGTAAACATAATCTTCTCACCATTCTTAATCATTTCATATCGCATGTTTAACTCCTTCTTCTTGAGAAGGTGGTTGTATAACAAAGAACCTCTAACGTGAATCGGTGTACCCTTAGAATAGATGTTAGTACTGTCTGCATACTGAATCAGGTTTTTACATCCACGTGGGAATGCAACGTCCTCTACAGGTAGGTTCCTGAAGTCCTTACGTGCAGTCTCTACGAATTCCCATAGTTCTTGTTCGTTACCCTGCATGACAACCTTGAATGCATCTTCAAGTTTCTTACGAATCCACATTGGTGTTGAAGACTTTGCAGTTTCAATACCCATCATTTTAAGTTTGGGTTCTGCGAGTCTGACACCTTCGTTATCATGTACGTTTAGTATGTACCGTTTCTTTGCAGTCCAAATACCTCTGTCTGCAATTACCTCACGTCCCATCTGCATCTTTTGTTGGAATGCATTAGTGTAATCTGCGAGGTCTTGGTAACCATTTGCAATGACATCTTCTAGTTGACTTTCTGCCTTAGTGAGGAAGTCAATGATCTTTTCTTTAGGTGTATCTTCAGGGAAGATTTGTTTAACCATGTCATCCATGGTGATGTATACTGAGTCAGTGTCAATTGCAATCACATAGTCTTTGTTGTCAGTCTTTAACACTTCGTTGAGATACTTGTTGATTGTTTTCTCAGCCCACTGGATGGACAACTGACCACTAAGTGTAATCGCCTCTGCGAGATCAATAGAGAAGAATGCGAAGTATTGATTTGCGAGAGCACCATAAGCAGAGTTCAGTGCAATCTTACGAACCTGTTGATTGTTGTATGCACGTTTGATAAGAACATCAAGTTCCTTTCTGCGTTTAGTATCTTTGCAAACTTCACGTTCCTTCTGATACTCAATCATTCTCTTCTTCCACATCCTACGTTCATCGTAAAACTTTTCCATGAGTTCAGGAAGGAATCCTTGTTTGTCACGTTTGAACATGACTCCGTTAGGTGTGACACTTAAATCTTGTTGTTTGGTGTAGGATAGATCACACTCTTTGTCCAACATTCGTTTGACATTAACATCTTGTCGATTACCAGTCACCATCTTCTCAGGTGAAATGTTGTATTGCATAATCAAGTGTGGATACAATGAGTTCAAGTCAAAAGACATAACCCAGTTGTGACCACCAACTAGTGGTTCCTTGACGTATGCACCTTGAATCGCATGTGTCTTATCATTACCACTCTTCAGTCTTTGAGGTGGTGTCTGAATGTTTTGATCTTTAAGGAAGTTGTAGATGATGGTTTCCCAATACTTCACCATACCAAAGACATCAATGTAGTTACACTTCGCATTGTAGGCCATGGTTTGTGTTAGTTCTAGGAATCCTAGTTTGTCATCTAGGTCTTCAACAAGTGTAACGTCTTTGAGATTATACTCTAGGAACTTTGCATAGTCCTGTCGGTAAAGTGTATGAAGTGAACCATACTCTGAGTAATCAATCTTACCTGTACCCAATTCAACCTGTGCGATTGCTTCTAGTTTGTAGGATGGTTGGTTGACGAATGTATGTTTACGATAGAGTTCAAGATAGTCAAGAACATTAACACCATATAAAGTGTAGACCATGTTCTTCTGATAACCTTGCGAGGTGAACTCTCTGACATCAGACATGTTCCATGGAGAAAGTTTCTTGTGTTCTCCCTCACCAAAGAGTCTGTCGATACGATTACAAAGATATGTGATATCGAAACTGTTTACGTTCCATCCTGTAACAACGTCGAACCATTCACTTCTCCAATACTTGAGGAATTCAGTAAGTAGGAATGCTTCGTTTTTACAGTTGTGATAAACGATGTCTGTTCTATTGTGTTCCCAAGGCCCGATACCAAAGACGTGTGCATCTTTACCGAATGGTTTGATGGTGATTGCATTGACTTTCTCAGTTGCAAGTGTTGGGTCAGGGAATCCATCTTCACACTCACACTCAATATCAAGTGTTGCAGTTTTAATTAGTTTAGGATTGTATTCAATGTCACCCTGAAACTTATCTGCGATGTAAGTGTAAACGTATCTGTCGTATCCATGGATTTGGAATCCTTCGACACCTGAATACTTTTCTCTGAACTTTCTTGCACCACCCATAGAGTTGAGTTCAACAACTTCAAGTGGTCGACCATCTAATGCACGATAAGGTGTCTCACCTTTCTTGGATGGAATGAAATGTTTTGGACGATAGTTAATGGTAACCTTTTTCTTTTGGTTACCCTGATAACCTATGACAAGAATCTTGTCACGTGTTCGTGTTACATTTGTGTAGAAATCCATACTGTAATGATACTACAGTAGGTCTATTCTGTCAAGGTAGTTCTGTCTGTATAATCGGAAAAATGTTTCTTCACCACATCTTTGATGTCTTCATAATGTGCGATAGATTCCATTTCTTTTTGGACGGTTTCAATGTGGTCACCGTGTTCTGCGACACCCACTGAATTTTTACAATGAACTAAAACATTAGTTCTGTGTTTTGCGATTTGGCCATCTGCATGTGCGATGACACTTGCGAGAATTTCACTTGTCATATCTTTCATATTATTTTCCTCTTTGTCCCCTGATATTATTTCCAGTGGAGATTTTATAGTTTTGTTCAAGTTGGGGTTTCGCATCGAATACATTCAATATTTGATTTTTTGAAAATACAAATGTGTATTCTTTTGCAAATGGTAAGTAATCACCTAAATCTACTTCCATTTTACCTTCTGCGACTTGGACAAGACATTGTTTAACATCTGTTAACTGTACGTCTCCATTCCATAACTTTTTATAGAATCCGATTACAACTTCACCTGTTGCGAGTCTTAAACATTTTACTTTAGACATTCTCTAACCTTGACATTAATCTCTCTGCACGATTGGTTACTTGTTGATACCACTTTGAATCTCTTCCTTCAACTGCGGCTGTTTTCCAATCACCCTCAAGAATTGCACCATGCATTTTCTTGAATTTGGATAGTCTAGTTCTACCCATATTGAACATCATATTAACCAAGATTTGCTGGACTTCGTCAGGTAGGTTGTCAAATGTCCCATCTTCGTATAGAGCGTCACACTCTCTGATGGCAATATTAAGGTCGTTCTCGAAACACTCTTTAACTCTTTCTTCTGAGACTGGTGTTCCAACTGGTTGACCATGTTCCTCGTCAGATTCGAGGACAAGATGACCGACTCCAAAGGTGGGATAGCCGAGGTGGTCATGATAGATTTCATATACGACTCCTTCGTCAATTTTTAGTTGTTCAAATACTGCTTCTCTATTCACCTTCTTCTCCTGTATTAAGTTCTTCACCTTGACGAATCTCTTCATTAAGGAGTGCAACCAACTCAGCATCTTTTGTATTCTGCTCAGTTTCGTTGTCATATTCTTTTACGTCACGAAAGATGACATGCGTAGTCCCATCAGGATACGTCAGTGTCAGTTCTTTCAGTATCATTCTTCCTGTTTCTGCCATTTTTTTCCTTCTCAAATCCTTCTTGTTCATCAATTAAGTGTACAAGAATATTACCCATTACTGTTTGTAAATCTGTATCAGTATTTAGTTCTTCTAAAGACCTACCCTTTGGGTCATTTTCAGGTAATCTTCGAATGAATCTTTCGAAACTTAATTTAACTTCATCTTCAAAGAATTGTATTTTACCATACTGATATACACAACCTTTGAACTCACCCTCCATGATTTCAATAGCTGCCATTTCTTCGTTTTCGTTTTCAACTATTCTAAATGTTTCACTCATATTAAAAAAAGTTTTCTAGTGTACTAACTTTTACACTTTCAAATAAATCTACTGATGGTGACTTACTGAAACACCATACATTTTCCATGTAAAGTTTATCCATAAACTCTTCCATCTGTTCTTTATCAAAGTTTCCATCTTCGTCTTTGAATACTGCTTTACCTTGTGGTCTTTGCATGATTCTCATTCCCAGTTGTCCTAAGAAATTTGGTAATAACATTTGTACGAGTTCATCACCTGACCTGTATCTTTTACCTTTGACTTTGGGGTCAAGAATGTTTACAAGTAGAACACCTGTATCACTCAATGCATCAAAAGATTTTTGTGACACTGGTAGATAAAAGTCGTCTCTCCACTTGTCATATTCATTAAACTTTGACCATGATTGATCTTCTTCATGTTCTCCACCCTTGTTGTACTCTTCCGTTGAAAAGTATGGTGGTGATGTGAATGCACAATCAATAGGTGGTAGTGTATGATATGGTAAGTCTTCTGCACCACATCGATATATCTCTACTTTCTTAGAACCAATACATGAGAAATAATTATCCTGTTCTATGATGTCAGGTTCTTTACCTGTAAGTATCTTTTCATATTCGATACACTGTATTTTATATCTAGTGAATGTATATGGGTTAGGGTCACAACCAATGTAGTGTGATGCATTCGATGTATAGAACCCACATAATCTATCACCCCATCCACATGAAGTGTCAAGAACTGTTTGTGCATTAGTCATTGCATAGATAGTTCTTGCAACGTTTGGTTTAAATTGTGTTGCGATGTATGTTCCTAATCTAAATGCAGAGATATAACTCTTCTCATCTAGTTTACCACCAATAAGTTTTTCTTCTTCAGTACCATCAACACTTTTAACTATGGTCTTCTTAACCTCATTGATACCTCTCCATATAGGGCCTAGACACCTCCATATTTCTTTTGCAGTACCATTTGTCCATACATCTATTGGTGCTTTGAAACCATAACTTCCACAGTTAAGTCTCAAGTCTTGGTGAAAATAATTTGATGCATCATTGTATTGTGATGGTGCATCGATAAAACCCAATCCATACTCTTGGAAGTTGTAAGAGTAATCATCATATTTCTCTAACACTTCTTTCTGCAAATCTTTAAATGCAGTCATTATGGAAAATGGGTCTGAGTCACGAAGTTTCAGAAAAGTAGTTCTCATCTTTTCTTCAGAGATTTTCTTTAATGGAAACTCAGGACGTTCTTTCGCAATAAACTCTGCGAGAGTTTCACGAAATAAATCTTTTCCGTATTCCTCAGTTACACGTTCAAAAGTGGGGTTATCCAAGATAGGTAACCCCACTGAATTTGAATGTTCCCTAAGAACTTGGTATAAGTTATCTGATGTTTGCAAGGACATTTTCAGGTGTTGAAACCTCATAAGGGTCTGTTGCACAATTATCTTCGCAACCTTCCTCAATGAAACTTTGAATAACTTTACCGTCTTCGATTACAACTGCATATCTCCATGATCTTGCACCGAATCCTAAGTTCTCCTTTTTAACAAGTGAACCAAACAAAGATGAGAACTCTGCATTACCATCAGGTAGTGCGATGAGATTTTCAACTTGTAATTCTTTGAACCATGCATTCATAGTAAATGTATCATTTACTGATAGACAATAGATTGCATCAATCCCTTTATCAAAGAATTGATCTGCAAGTTTATCAAAGCCTGGAACTTGATTGTTTGAACAAGTAGGGGTAAATGCGCCTGGCAAACCAAACAACACTACTTTCTTACCTGCAAAAAGTTCACCTGTACTCAGGGTTGTCCAATCCCCATCAACTCTGGCAGGGAATGTAACGTCAGGTACTGGAGTACCATATTCAATATTAAAGTTCATAATATATTTCTCCTATAGGAATACAACCTCCATTATAACATAGAGGTTGTATATATGTATAGGGGGTTTTTTAAGAGATTTTGATTGAAACTGGTTTCTTCTCTTCAGGAATCACCCTCTCAAGTGCAACACTCAAGATACCATTCTTTAAAGATGCACCTGACACTACAATTTCATCTGATAGTGTAAATGTTCTTTTGAATGATCTAGATGCAAGACCTTTATGAATAAAGTCTTGTTCATCTTTTGATTCCACCTTACCTTCGATAGTAAGAATCTCTGCCTCTTTTGAGATTGAGATTTCTTTCTTATCAAATCCTGCAACTGCAAGTTCCACACGATAATGTTCATCATCGTCTTTCACAATGTTGTAAGGGGGGTAAGAAATATTAGATGGGACTGTTGAAGCCTTTTCTAAAAGTTGAAGAGTTCTGTCGAACCCAATTGCGAATGGGAATGATCTCCCATAGATATCGTCAAAGATAGTCATTTGTTTCTCCTTTAATAAGCAAGTTTAAATAAAATACCTAACCTCTTTTGAGCATTAGGGCGTATGTTCTCTTTGCAACCGAGCTTCGAAAAGCTCTTTTGAAGTCACAAAGAGATCATACTAAGTTGTATGATCTCATTATATAAAATAATAAATCATACTAAAACTCTCAAATCTGTGTGGTAGTAGGATTGTTTATCTTACGAAGAACTCTCCCTTACCTTTCCATCAAGAGGTGACTTCCGTAGTAGGATTGTTTATCTTACGAAGAACTCTCCCTTACTTCAGTCGATGTTCAGAGTGGTATCCAGTAAACTGGTCACTCTTCTATAATGCAGTCTAAATTAATAAAAAAATAAACTGCATTTTTATTTATACATTATAACACACTTTTTTGTGAAAAAAAAGGTATTTTTTTTAATGTTAGAAATTTATTACAAATCTTATGGAACCGATTTCGTTTCATAAACTTATCAAATTTTTTGAATAACCTCTTCATGCTATCCTCTCAACTAAATCTGAAAATCTACAGGTTTTAAAACCGTAGGTGCTATACACTTTGTAGGTATTTTTTATGACGTTGCGATTCTCAAAAGATTTCTTTCCTCTGAGACAGTCAGGTGTGAGTATTTGGCCTTCGTAAAATGACCCATCATGAAGTTCAAATTCTATAACGTTATCTTTATAGAAAATAACTTGTTTCACTTCGGACTTCTTTAGTGTTTTGTCTTCGTCTGCTGTTGCTGGAAGTCCGAGAAGTAGCAAGGCAGACACTAATGCATATCTTAGCATATCTATCTCCTATTGTTGTTGTTACTTTCTGCGACATGGTCTTTTTCGTTTCCTACTTGACTCATTTCTGTCACATAATTGTAACATTAGTATTTAGTCGTTTTGTATGCTAAGGATTGTATCTATTTGAATATCGTGGTATGATGAAGTGTCACAATCCCATACTATAATCTTGTCTGAATCTGTTTGAAATTTTCTAGGGATAGTGCATCTTCTTTTATGCACCTTATCGGATGTAAGAGATTGGTACTCTACAACTTTCTCTTGTTTGTATAACTCTTTAAATACTTGCTGGAATGTCATCTGTCTTTTCTTTAAACACGATGTTTGCAATTCCTAGTTTATTACGTCTCACTATTTCATTCTTAACTTTCTGTCTTAACTTAGGAACTACAGGTTTGTTATAAGCTTCCATTAGTTCTTGGTTAGACTTAGTCTTCATGTACTCATGTACAATAGAAACTTTCTTTGTAGCACGATCTATTTGTTTTGAAGTTTTTCCAAATTTCACTGGCATCATTCTCTCCGTTATTATTATTATTTTTATTTATCTCTTATTACAAGTACCTTTTACTCTATCAAGAACTTGCATGTTATTATGGACAACCATTGAAGTTAAAAGTATTGGTGCATACAAGTCTTCGTTTGTAATAGTCACTGCTTCGTGAATTGCACTATAAGAAGGAATAAGAATTACACTCTTTAAAAATAACATTTCACCTAATGTTGGTATACGAGGCAAAAGTGGATTCAATTCATAAACACAATCATATTGCATACCTTTAGATGTTGACCAAACATCTGCAAGTTGTAATGCAACAAACACTGCCCATACCTCTATATCTGCTGGTTCTCTAAACTGTATATATGGTAACTTTTTCGGATTTTCCCTTAACAAGGATTCTATCGACTTCTGTAAATGCTGTTGATGGACATAATCTATAAGTTCTTTCCGATAACAACACTCGTACCCCATCATAATTTCTTGTTTGACCTTCGAGTCTAGCTCCCAAGTTGACGGCATCTCCAATGACGGAATAGTCAAATCTAAGTTCTGACCCCATGTTTCCAACGATGCACTCACCTGTAGAGATGCCGATACCGACATCAATAGAAGGAAGACCTTCAACTTCAAGTTCCTTAATAAGTTCATCCGCCTTAACCGAAATTTCTTGGGCACTTTTTACTGCCATCTCTGCGTGATCTTCACAGTCCAAGGGAGCATTCCAAAATGCCATGATACAATCGCCCATGTATTTGTCGATGGTTCCTCCATTCGACAATATTATTTTTGTCATGGTATCAAGGTATTTATTAATTAACATAACTAACCCTTCAGGGTCATCATTATTCTTATAGTGTTCTGATATTGGAGTGAACCCACAGATATCCATAAAGAGGAATGTCATTTCTTTTCTCTGACCACCTAACACTAGCATGTCAGGATTATCCTGTAGTTGTTTGACCATCTCAGGAGATAAATACTTTTGGAACTGTTTTCTAATCTGTTCCTTGAGTTGAAATGTCACATAGTATTTGTTATATGATGCATGTCCAAAAACAATCAAGGAGGCGATTGATGAGTAGAAAGTATCGAAAAGAACGAGACTTGAAGACCACAAATAGAAACCCCCACCCACCTGAAATCCTACAACACCTAGACTCCCTAGAGCCGCAAAAGTTGTGGGAAGTTTGTAGACCATTACCAACACTAATATCAGAACTATCAGAAGAAGAACAACTTCTAGAAATTCAAGATAGTAGGATTGTTGTATTTGAGCTTCTTGCAAGACGGTTTGGAGGATTGAGGCTTGAACTTCGTGGGGATACATTGTACCCACTGGAGTTGAAACTGGATTATTCAGACCTTCCGCTGTCAGACCCCAAATCAGAATCTTATTCTGTACATCACTAGAAGGTAAATCTACTGCAGATATTCTTTCGAAATCATGCCAATAGGAAATCATAATATCTCCTGTTGGTGTGGTTTCGATAGGAGGTTGTCTCCCCATTCTAATCCATTCTATACCGACTTCCTGTGTAACTCTTGTTTGATAATTGGGCTGATCATAAAATGCACGTAGTGTCTCTAACACTATAGATGGATATATCTGATCATTTGCAGTAACGATTAGTGGTGCAGAACGAACTGTTCCGTCAAAGTTTGGTGTTCCTGCGAATGGTGGTGTTGCAGTTGTTACTCCTACACCATAAGTGTTATCCTGTAAGATAGGAAGTGGTGCAACGATTCCTGTAAAGTTCCATACACTATCTTTGATATCTCCACCCCCAAATATAGAAGTGTTAACAAAAGGTGCAGAACCTTTTTGTATTTGTGCAGATGGAGCTGCAGATAGAATTGTCAACCGATTGATTAATCCTTCGGCGAACATCTCATCTTCGCTGGCGTCTCGGTCAGGTTTACTGAATAATTGTGTAAATACGTGAGTGTTAGTGTAATGAGTGTCTAAGAGGATATCCCTGTAGATACTACGTTTGATTGGATACTGTCCATACACTTCAAGTGTCTTTTCATCAATATCTACTAAAACAATATTCTCCGTCGCCAGGCGTTCTTGAGTCTGATGTAAGAAGTCGAACCATGACCACTGGATATTTTCAACAACGTATGGTGACCAAACCTTCAGTCCGACCAATAGTGAAATGGTCACTAAGACTGTTTTCCAACTATACATTATGAAAATTTCTTTTGAATATATTTAAAAATTGCGTAGATTGATAATCCGTAAAATGCAAGTACGGACATTGGTATACCGATATATGCAAGTTCCCATGGTGATAAAAATAAAATCTCCCATGCAAAGTTTGATGCAGCTTCCACATCACCCATTGCTTCAGGCATTGCAATATCATTCTCTACAAATAGGTCTAAAATCTCATCGTATTCTTCTTCGGTGAGACATTCATAAAACTCAGGAGGACACTCTGTCATTTAGTTTCCCTGAGTTACATTTACAGTGCATCCACCTACGGTGTGACATGTTTGTGTTAATGAATATGTTTGATTAGTGTCACCTGTTTGAGTCAGAGTTAAATCCGTCCCATAGGTTCCACCTAGTGTTATGGTTGCAGTATGAGCTCCAGTCTTTTTCTGAACAACATGTACTTCATTGTTATCGTTATTGATTGTTCCTGTGAGTGTCTTGTTTCCGTTCTGCAATTGTTTTGAGAAGACATCGTTGTAGTCACCATAAATGTTCCAAGTCATGGAATGAGTTATACTACTTGAATCTTGTTTCTGACTTCCTTTAAAGTCATTGTAGTCACCATGAATATCTAATCTTACAAAGTTCCCACCAGGCTCTGTTCCATCATAATCCCAAGTAGGTGTAAGTGAGTTATTAAGTTCATACCCTTGACCAAAGACAACTTGATTGTAATTACCTTGAATGTGGAATTGGAAATCATTGTCATTACATGTTGCAAAGGAACATCTTTGTCTGATTTCTATATCGTTGTCTTGTCCGTCTAAGTCTCCACCCCAATTATAACCTGAACCCCATGCATCAGTATATCCAATGTACATGTTGTTACCTTTTTGAGCTAACTTTATAGTGTTGTCTTGATGATCAAAAGAAAAGAGAACTGTATTTGCAAAACCTTGTTGTGTTACATCTAAATCTAAATTATCACCACTATTAACTTGTCTGATATCTATTGAGTTATCGTCTGCGTGGACGACACCAATAAAAAGGATGAATGGCGCCCAAGGCGCCACCCAGTACTTGTAAAATAAACGTTTTATTTTATTTAAAAAATCCATGCTAATAATAATCCCAAAACTAGACCTTTTGTGAATGAAATCCACATTGCATGGTACTCTGTAATTCCAAGTGATTGAATCCACTTGTAACTCCAGTTCTCATGCCAGTCAAGAAGTTTTCTTAAATTATCCATATAAGTCTCCTAAGTTCCTTTACTATTTAGTTAGTTTGATTTATAAAAATCTCGATTGCTGGGTCTCCGTTACCGAATTCGATAACACCCTGATAGCCTTCGACATACGTATCTATAAATCCTGAATTCCCATTCTGTATGATTATCTCAATAACACCGTTTACATTACGATAAAAATATAAGTCTCCGTCTTGTACAAAGACATTGTATTGTGAATCTTTATTGAATCCCATAACTGCACCTTTAAGTGTAACAGTTCCACCACCTGAGTCTGCCTGCACATCTTTCAGTGCGACTGTTGTTCTTGTTAACTCTTCTACTACATCTAATAGGTCAGTAAGGAAATCAACATCTAATAAATCTATGTCTAATTCTGAAAACTCTAAATCTTCTTTAGTGTCTTCTAATGCATCTTGTTCTAATTCATTAAACTCAAGGAAATCTACATCTAGTATTCCTTGATCTTGGTCTTGGTCATCTGCAACTTGGTCTTCAATTGCTTGTTTGATTTCTGTAGGTGGATTGACGATAAACATATTGTCAATCAATGCAGGTGTGATACCATTTATAACTACAGATGATGTTGGTGGACTATCCAAAGACGATACCATAGTTGCTTGATACGCCTCATTGAGTGTCACTTCTCCACCTAAGTTTGACACTACTATTTCACCTGATGCATCTCCGTTTGCATCTGGCAAAAGTATAACGAGTGACCTTCCGATCTCATCAATACTCGTTGTAAAATCTGTTCCGTTGATTGCGATTTGTGCCGTAGGTGTTGACACATTGATATTTTTCTTTCTGATTTTTTGACCTGTACCTGATGCAAATCGAGCTGTACCTTGCACCATTCTGATTGACATTTTGGATAGGTCAGGGTTTGGGTCATAATATGCTTCATCGATATAGACCCTAGTCTGTTCAGTCATATCAATAAACTCGTTATCCAGTAGAACTATTTTCATTCTACCATTACCAGTTCTTGCCTCATCATAGAGGATGACATCACTACCGACTGAATGTGGATATGACTCTGTACCACGTAGGAGTTCACCCACTCCTGTTGATTCTACAATGTCACCAATGGGGTCATTTGCATGAACCCCACTGATAAACAACAAACTAAGAATCGTTAGCTGAGTCTTTCTGATTAATTTGAATGATCGCATTGTCACTCGTAATGTCAAGTGTTAAGATTGATGTAGGTGATGAACAACCTGATGCACCTGAAGGACAGGTACCTGTTAATTGGTTAATATCTACATCTGCACTATCCCCATCAAGTGTAAAAGTAAGTGATGAGTCACTTGCATCATTTTGTAAAGTATTAATATTGTTTGAGGAACCAGTGACATCAAAATTCCATGTCAGGTTGTCTGCCTCCCAATCAATATCAAAAACATTCGAACTACCGATCAATATTAGATCGGCGTCTAAAGATTCTGCGCTAGTAACATAACCTTGGTCGATATCAAAAGTATTAGAACTTCCAGTTACGTCAAAATTAATGTTAGAGCTATCTGCACTGCCGAGATAACCGATGTTCCAATCTATTGAGTTAGAATCTCCAGTGAAGTCCAACTTATAGTATGAACTATCTGCAACAACTGGCCCGAATAGGACGTTGTTGTTGCCTGTAAAATCTAAATCAAACTCTAATGTTGCACCTGTGATACTCATTGTACTTGATACTGAACCTGAGGAACCATTGTCCCCACCGATTTTGTTACCAAAACCAACTTGGTCAATATAAAGTTTCAAAGTGTCACCAGTTTGAGTGATCTTAATTTCGTTATCATCAGTGGCTTGTGCGAAAACGAATCCAGTCGACATTAATAAAATTAAACTAATTAGTTTCTTCATTTTCGTTATACCCTTTTATTTTCCAAAAACCCCTATGGTGTCCTTGGTAGATTAATTCCAACACTGCAGCCTCAATCGCTGTTCGTGTTGCGTAAGTCACTGATTCATTATTACCCACACCGTCTTCAATCTCTATAAGTTGGGTTCCTTGTTCGACGAATCTAAAAACATCGCCTCCTGAACCGTAACTCAAAAGAGTTTTCCGAGTTTGTACATTTAGTAAAACTTCTCCAGTGAGAACACTTACTGCTCTCATAGAAATTGTGACAACATCTTGTCGATACTGTCTCGAATAACCAATGCCGAGGGTTCTTGCGCCTGTTCCCCCAGTTTTAATATTGGTATCATAGCCAATTATACCACCCTCTATTATCATTCCTGCGAACAATAGAGGTTGAATTCCTTTAGGGTCATCCCCTGTTGCAGATGCATACTCCTGTCTTGCAGAACGTATGATCTGTCTCTCTCTTATTAATGCATCAATTCCATTTCTTTCTACAACACGAAACCATGTTCCGTCTCCTGCAGTTTTTAATGCATCGATAACCATCTCTACTCCACCTTGTGTTACGGCAGTTGAGAATGATGCAATGTTATCAACAGACTTTCTTTGTCCTGTTTTGTCTAAAAAATTATAGACAGTTACAATTGGTCTCTCTTCTGCAGGTGGTAGTTTTAAAAGTTCCAAGTAGGAAGGTAACCTAACTACCTGTGGACTTTCTACGCAAATGTATCTACGTGTAACCTGTTTTGCAACACCTGTAACTACGTCTTTACCAAACCCTTCATCGAACCTACCTGTTTCATAGGCACAGTCTGCTGGGTTATCAGACCACTTTGGGACTGATGCACATCCACTTATAAGAAGTGTTAATGCAAGTAAATACTTAACCATCTCCACCACCAGTGTCAGGGTCTTGTCCAAAGTTTCCTGTTCCTACTGGTATCTCAATGACTGTTGTTGTTCCTTCGGTATCGATAATAGTCATTTTGATAACATCAGTTCCGTCTGCGTTAGTTATTACCTCCCATGTAATAACACTTCCTTCAAGCGTAAATGACCCAAAGTTTGATGCAGTATCATTACTAAACATTGATTCAACTAACTGTTTAGATAGCTGTGCGTAAATTCTCGATTCTAAATTTCTGATAAATTTTGCAAGCGTGGTATTGTCCGCTTCTCTTTCTGCGGCCTTCCTTGCCGCCTCCAAGGCATCCTCTATTTGTTTCTTCCTTGAGAACTCTTGGTTCTCAATAGTCAAATAATGGGCACCTGTACCGACCCCACTAAAGCTGGGGTTCTTAAATCCAAATTTAATTTCGTCTGCATAAACGTTTTGTGCATGTAAGAACAAAACGAATATAATTGCACTACTTACTAATACTTTTTTTAACATTCTTTTTCACCCCTTTCAATAGGGCGTCCTCTTCTATTTTCTCTTTCATTCTGTATTCTAAGACTACGTTAACTTTTTGTTGAAGTCTAATCATGTCTTGATCTAACATCCTAGTTTGATCAATAACACGTATCAATGCAATGTGCATCTTTTCAATTTCAGGTTCTATTCTTTCAGAGATAAACTTCCAAATGAAGAAGATAAAATACCCCATACCAACACTCATGACAACAGGAAAACCGTAATCTTTAATTAGGTTTGCTATATCTAAATCCATTGTCCGTGTGTCCTATGCGCTATTAGTCTCTCCTCACGTCGAGTTTACCGTCTTCTATGAAGTTTTCTGATCGTGAGATTCTATCGATATCAGGTCTCAATTCTAATGCAGATGAGACTAACATGTCTATCTTAATCATTTCGTTTGACATTGTTCTTGCTCGGTTCTCTAAACTTTCACAGAACATGGTAAGCGTTTTTATATCGTCTACTATACCTTCAAGGATTTGTTTGAGTACGATAAAAATGAAGACACCCATCACAATTGCCATTGCGATAGGAGTTCCCACGTCAGTTATCAAGTCAAACATTTCCATACGATTATTTATGGAAATAGACTGTTTGCCTGTCAATAAAATGACAGCTTATCAGAAATTTGAAATGAGGTCTACGAACCTTTTTTCGGAGTTTGAGTTACCCACTTCTTCTGCAATAACAGGGAAGTCATACGGCCCAAAGTTCTCATAGGTGAGAGAGATTGTAGGTGCGGCTGCATTGATTGCCATATCTGCCCTATGTTGAGGGTCACCATATCTTACACCATCAACTTTAACCCAACAATTTGCATAGTAAGGAACTCTGTTTTTTGCGTAAGACATGATAGTTCCTTGGGTATCGTTTGGCATATACCCTGCACCAACAGTAAATGTAGGTGTCTCATCTCTAGTATGTGCAAGTCCTAATTGATGACCTATCTCATGTGCAAAAATATATTCAGTTGAAGTGTCTTGGTCAGGGTCAATGGTTGCGATATCATTCTTAGAATAACATGCAGTCATCCCTGCAGTCATACCTTCACCTTTCCATGGCCACCCTGCACCACAAACTTCCCAGTCCTGAGTGTTATCAAGCATGACATGAACCATATCTGCCTCATACTTATCAACCAACCATGCCTTTTCATAGAATGGTGAGTACTGATGCCAGTCTTCTAAGTCATATGCGAGTTCGATATTACCCAACTCATCATAAGTGTTTTCAATATCTACAGGTTCTACAAATGCAGCTTCCATGTGGATTTGGATTCCATTCAATGCGAAGATTTCATTTAGTTGACGAATGTAACCGAACACTCTACGACTATCCATTCTATCATCAACATATACACCCAGTCGAATTACGTTCATACCAGGCCTGTATACCATTTCGAAATCAGAGTAATTGGTTTCCATACCAATACAGTTTTCATAATTGACTACATCACATTCGATGTAATCTGCTTCAATATAGTCCATAACGACTCCATAATATAAAGGGGGTCTTTCGACCCCTATAGTTTAAGAAGGACAAACAGACCCATCTTCAGATGCATCAAAGGTCTCATCACCACAACCATAACTTCCATCATTGTTAGTATCACAATGACGAACCCATGTTTGCATAGCAAAGGTGAATCCCTCTGACCATGGTACGTATGCTTTACACCATTCATGACTACCTGCCGTCATACCATCAGTTGGTTGTGGCACGTAATCTCTTGAAGTGTGTTCTCTTCTTAATGTAAAATGAACGCTGCCATTACTATAGTTCTTTTGATTAAAAACTTTGGTAGTGGAAACATAAATTTTTTCACCTTCGGACAAGGTGTAGGTTGAACCATCATCATAATTGATAACCGTCTCTGATACTGCTACGAGGGGAAACAACATGATGAGTGCTAGTACTGCTCTCATAACATATTCCTCTTGTTGCGTAGGTCTTTCCCTACAGTCTTATATATGTAAAAAAGGGGACGGAGTGTCCCCTTTAGTGTTAAGTTTTGTTAGTACTTATTTCAACTGACTGTGAATTTCGTTGATTACAGCAGCCTTAGTACCTGACTTTTTAACTTTCAGGTTCTTCTTATCTGCAAATTCAATCAGTTGATTTTTTGTCAACTTCTTGAGCTCTGCTTTAGAAGTGATACCATTGTTATTTGCATCTGCATTAACAACTGGTTTAGTAGGTGCTGGAGTTGAAGGTGTAGAAGAGGACTTCTCCTTCTCTTCCTTCACAACGAAATATACGAGTCCGATCACAATAAGACCAATCACTACGTATGAAAATTCCATAATATACTCCTAACGTTAGTTTATTACTTATCCAATAATGGATTTTTGTCCTTAGCTTTACCTATTGCTAGTGCTAAGACCTCTAAGTATTTATACACCTTTGCCCAGACCTTATCGTCCTGAGGTGTTGGTGTAAGTGATACTATAACTGAACAAATTGAGATTACCACTGGGATGATCATCAATAAGTTCCAAATACCCATAATAAAGTCTATAATTCCTGAGAACATAGGTTTACCTCCAAATTATTTTTGCAAGTATATTTAGGTATTTGAGTTACCAATTGAGTATTTAGTAGTGAGTTTCCACTGTGATTTTTCCTTGAAAGGTATCACTTTTATCTGAGATAAAGGTGCTTTCGGTTCCTCAATCAATGAGGGATTCACCACACTCAATAGGTTCCATTGTTTCAATAAATCTACTATAGTGTTACGTCTCGCAACATCTGATTCATCGAAGTTAGTTGGTTTCCCATCTAACTGAAACAATTCCTTAAAATGTACTATGTAATACTTACCTCTTTTGTGTAAAATATGACACGATTGAAATAATTCTTGTTCCTTTCTTGATGCAACACCTATTCGTGAAAGTGTCTCACGAATCTTTAAAAAATCGTCTTTATGTGGAAATGTGATTTCGACTAAGTCTTTTGTTATTTGATCTAATTCATCCATTATCTGAACCACCTTTGTTCATTCTTTTTCTCAATTCACGTAATTGTTTATCAGATAGTAGATTGACATAATCTTTGGCTTCTTTTGTTGATATCTGATAATACTCTTTTACGGTATCGATTTTCTTACTAATGTAGGGTTTCTCCCACTTGGAAAATCTATTACGTTTTCTCAAAGTATTTAGGAAAAACAGGTACTGAAGACGGTTGTCCAAACCGTGATGACAGTTCATTTCATTAGTAAGTAAGATTGAATCTTGGTGGTAAGATAAGGCCTTATTTGCAAGAAATGGTTGATATGATTTCTCTTCAACTTCATCTACCATGATATCTTTCTTGGTAGATGAAACTGATTTTACGAAATCAAATGGATTGGTTTTGGTATTAGGCATTCATTAAACGTTGTTCAGGACTTGGTTGAACTTTTCTTGTATATGCATCAATCAATGCATCACCTTTTAGTTCTTCACCAAAGTATACAACACTGCCATCTGATAGTGTACGTTTAACTAGACCACTGTTGTATTGGATATCTGTGACCATTTTACCATCTTCAGTATCCTGAGGTCTAGTGTCATACCACATTGAATTTAAACTGTGGATATGCAGTGCAGTGAAAGACGTTGCCCATACTTCTGCTTCTAAAAGTAGTCTTTGTCTCTCAACTTGATCTTCATATTGTGTCATAATTACTCCTTAAATTTACACTCCGACATAATCTCAGTCAAACATGCGACAAAGTTTATCTCAGAGTCCATAGCAAATGCAGACTTGTATTGATAGTCTGCGATCAACAAGACTGCAGCTGGTATAGATTGTGGTTCCAATGACACTTCAAGTGCATTGAAAAGTTTTCTATACAGAGTGTTGAAGTCGTTGTCAGAATTTTGACCAACCCACTTTCTCATTCCACTCCAATTCTTGTCTTTAATCATATTAATTAATGGGGTAAGTTTTTCCTCATTAAGTGTCGATAACAATCCAGTATCGATTTCACCACTAACACCATAACGTTGTACTTCATTGATGCAACGTCTAAAGTCAGGGAAGAATTTGAGTATCAGTTCTACTAAAACCTTTTCATCAAACTTGATACTCTCTGCATCACAAATCTCTTTGAGTCTTCCAAGGAATTGTCCTGCAAGTGTTTGTTTATCTGTAGGTGTAAGTGTAAAGTCAATGACCGTTGTTCTTGAATGTAGTGGTGGAATAATCCTGTTCTTGTAGTTACAGGTGAATATGAATCTACAGTTAGAAGAGAACTCTTCGATAAAGTTTCTCAATGCAGGTTGCACTGAATCTGCAGAAATGTAATCTGCCTCATCTAGTATTACAACCTTAGAACCACCACCAAGTGATACTGTAGATGCAAAGTTTTTGATTTTAGTTCTGAGTGTATCAATCAATCGTCCTTCGTCGGAACCATTGATAACAATGTAGTCTGCACCTAGTTCATTACATAGTGCCTTCGCAACTGTAGTCTTACCCACACCTGCAGAACCACATAACATGAGGTTAGGTACCTCACCTTGTTTTACAAACTCTTTGAAAGTGTCTTTAAGTCTTTGAGGAAGTATTGTGTCCTCAATGTTCTGAGGACGATACTTTTCTACGTATAAAAATTCTGTAGTCATAGGTGTAAACCCCCCACCGAGTTTACAGTGCTACCCACCCTTGAAGGATGATGAGATTGGATAGCTCCCGTAAGGTTTGCAGAGACTGGCACAATCCTTACAACATTATTTAGATTAAACATTGTATTTTGAATCAGGTTCCAGTGCAATAAAATACTCTAAGTCAACATCTTTGTTCTTGAAGTTTGAAATACCCTTCGAAGAAACAAACACCTCATAGTTACCATCCAGTACTTTAAGGTTTTCAATTTTGAAATTCATGGTGTACTTAACACCATTTCCTTCACCTACAATCCTTGAGAATGTATTTGAAGTTGGATTCTTTTTATCTTTGACAGTAAATGTCACCTTGGTACCATCAGACTCTAACACTAGGTCATTGACACCTAAGACACTTGATGCCTTTTGTAACTCACCCAGTAGTGTCGATGACACATCAACTTTGATTTCTGCATCAGGCATTGTGATCATCTTCTCAGGTGATACAACCATACCTTCACTTGCATAGAAGTAAGACATAGTTGAGTTATTGTCTGCAACAGTCAAACTTGCATCACCAAACTGAAAGTCAGGGTCTTCTAATAAAGAAGTTGCACCTAGAAACTCAGGTAAGTTATAGATACTAAAATCCTTAGGAAAGGATTCATTCACTGTCGCAACTGCAAGTATATTTTTCATGTTAGAAATGGTCTGCAGTTTTGAACCAGTTCCAACTTTAATACCACTGTTAATAGTGGAAAAGTTTTTGAGGATATCCCTCGTATTATTACTAATCTTCATCACGATTTAGTCTCCTTATCATGCACATATAACATAAACAAAGCGTAGTGCAATACCTTCAGGATATCTGCTCTATTCTTCCCATCTTTTTTTCCGTATCGTTGTGCATATTTTAATATATTTCCGATACAAAAACCTTCACCATGTCCTGAGTCAATAATAAACTCAGTACTTTGGTACTTGTTCAAACTGTAATGTTGGTCGTAAGTCTTATCAATGTACTGAGAGAACTCCTTTAAGAGTTCTCCCTCATTGTACTTGTAGTCGATTTTATTTTTCCCAAACATCTTAACCATTATACTCTGAAGAGTCTGATTCGTCAATAGGATTTTCTGAATCGTCTAGATTGACCCCTGCATCAATCTTGGTGTAGAGGTCAAGGACTGCATTCCTAGTTTCTTCATCGAACCTAGAGATACACATTTGAATGGACTTGAGTTTGTCACCAAACATTCTGAATGCATTCACGATGTGAACCAACCTTCTAGTGGTGATGACATCATCAATCGCACCTTCGTAGAAGGTCTTTCTGATAACGTCTGCCCAGTCGACAAGTTTCTCAACGAATTCTTGGTCAACCGAACCAGTCAATTCCATTTCCTTTGCAAGGATTTTTCTCTCAGTAGTCACTGGAGGATATTCTTGTTGCATGGTAATTGCGAATCTCTCTAACATCGCCTCGTTCATGATTTGAGTTCCAATGAACTTTCCATCTTCTGAACCTTGACCTTTAGTGTTCGCAGTCGCAAGAATAGTGAACCCTTCTGCAGGTGTCACCCACTCACCAGTTTTCTTGATGAGGTATCCTTTACCTTCAAGAACTGATTGTAAACACATCAACTTGTTAGAACCCAAATCAACTTCATCTAAGAGAAGGACAGCACCTTTCCTCATCGCTTTGATCACAGGGCCTTCCCTGTAAACAATGTTACCGTTGACTAGAGTGTGACCACCCATCAAATCATCCTCATCAGTTTCGATGGTGATGTTGACCCTGTAGAGTTCTCTCTTCAGTTGGGCACATACTTGTTCGATCATCAATGTTTTACCATTACCTGAAAGACCAGTTACGAAAACTGGAAAGAAGATTTTGGAACTAATGATGTTTTTGACATCTTTGAAGTGTCCAAAAGGAACATAGTTCGACATCTTCTCAGGAATGATTTTGACATTGGGGTCAATCATATTCACTGACTCAGTTGCAGCCGCAACAGGCATGTTTGACACATTCTGTTGTGCAGGAACTGACACTGGAACAGGAGCAGGTTTTGGAGCAACTGGAGCAACAACCGCTTCAGAGACCGAAGTCACTGGAGTCAGAATTGGTTGCAGGTTGAAAACCGAACCCTGTTTAAAGTTATACCTAGTATGTTTCACCCAGTAGGGGAAATGTCCTAGATTTTCGAAATCCTCTTTGGTAAAAGAGGTTTGGTTAGGATACTTCTTTTGAAGAGCATCCAAGAACTCCTTCCTATCAGGAGTGAAGTGGAAAGGTTTGCCGTCGATATTTATCGACTCAGACCTATCGTAAGAACGTTTATTCGCCATAATTTTGTCTCCTATCAATTAACGTTTTATTTCTCATCATGTGTATATGCTAACAAAAAGTGAGGGGCATTGTCAAGCACTTTATTCAATAATTCTCAAAATTCTACCAACATCCTTCTCTATGGATACCATTCCACCCTCTTTTTTAGAGTAGGTTTCCATTGCACCATTGTTTACCCAAAATCTGAATGCCTTACACTCGACACCCTCAGTTTTACACTTCTCGATATTTGGACACTCAAACTTCATGCATGGGGATGGCCCCACATCCATGATCGCATCTGCAAGTTTACTCATTGCATTAGAGGTGTTCATTGTACCAAAGTAATATTCTTGGTCAATTTGTATAGCGTCTCTAGCCATTTTCAAACTCCTTAGTCCATTCTTGAAACACGTGAAGTGCTTCACCTTTACTTAACCCAAAAGTTTCTTGAAGAAACTTAGGGGCACCAAACATATTCATCTGACCTGTTTCACGTATCTGATTCAGGACTTCAAAATATTCACTCGCATCATAATTATCATACATCATGCAATCTCCTTTATAAATTCTGTGGTCAAGAATCTAGAAGTTGATTTTGACTTCTGATTCTTTTTGAACTTCGCAAGGATTGAAGTCTTCTTCGCACCAATCAATTCATCATCTAATTCGTCAGTACCCTGAGTACCCAATGCACTGGTTGAAGTGATGAAGAGTTTGTTGTATCCTTTCACCTTGTAAACTTTACCGTTCTTTCTAATCTCCAACCAATCGTCTTCATGTCTCCAAGAACCAGTGGCACAAGAAAGAACATTCATTGCATCACCCTTGTTTCCACAAACAAAGTAACCAGTAACAGTGACACCAGTAGTATCTGAAATCCACTCTAAGAGGTTCTGAGTTGTATCGAATGAATCAGAACCATAGTCCTTTGTGACACTATAAGTGTAAACTTTACCGTTATAAGGGTCAACCAACTGTCTTGTTTTTTTGCACCTCCATGAACTAGTGTCATCCATGTTTTCCATTTGTTCATTGATGTCACTAACCTCAGCATCTTTTTTGTAATAGAGGTCACCACTGTGAGAGTAACCATCAGTAATAATTGTGAGAATTGACTTCTCAATATTATACTGTTTGTTGAACTCAGGAAGAAGTTTTCTCAAGTAACCTATACATTGGTCAAGTGGAGTACCACCCAAGTTGTATGCATTAGGACAAGAGTAAGGAAGGTCAAGATACCCACCTGCATGTTCATGAACTGGTGAGAACCACTCATTGAAATCTGCAACATGTTTCTCATAGTTCCTCCAAGAGAAACTTCTAGTGAAGTGATCATTGAACAATGCACCCATTACAGTCAATGCAAGTTTATGATCTTTACTAGACATTTCATTGGATAACACTTCGATTAACTTAGGATAGTTTCTGAAAATGTTACCTTCTTCTTTGTCCATGTAACCTGCATACACATCAGAGAACAGATACACTCTGAAGGGAATCTGAACTTTTTTACAGAACTCAGAAAGAATAAGTGTTTGTTCGATCAAGTCTTTGACTTCCCTTGAAATAGAACCTGACCAGTCAAGTAACACAGTGATACCATGGTTCTTACCATCAGGAAGATAGACTGCTCTTTTGAAAACATCATCTACGATCTGATACTTCGCAAGTCTATTCATGTCTAACTTACCAGTCTTACCAGTAAATGCATGGACACTTCTTTGTGCAGTTTGTCTCATGTCAAATTCTTTTGCCATGTGAGAGACAATGGTTTTGTTTTTATCAACCAGTTTCTTACCACTATGTTCTGCAAGTTTTTGAGAAAGAACTCTATCACTTCTAGAATATTCTTCTTTAGGATAGAAGAACTTGTTGAAATCTTCGATGACCTTTTTGTATGGGACAACCATGTCATCATTCTTCATGTTTGCGAATGCTTCTTTTAAAGAGAACTGAGAAATGACTTGATTCTCTTCTGAAAGAAACTGGTCTTCGTTGTTGTGAGCCGCATGTTCAGTCAGTGATTCTCTTGCACCATCTTCATCATCATACCCTTCACCACCTTCTCTACCAGTTTGGTTTTTAGTACCAGTGTCTTTGATTTGATCTTTAGGATTTTCTTCAGGAGTTGCATCAGATTCTGAAGTCTCAGTGTCTTCGTCTAAGTCTTCAACATCAGGAAGACTATCACCAGCAGAATCAGAAGTTCCTACCTCTTCTTCATCTTCTGATTCATCATCACCTGAACCACTATCAGAAGACTCATCACCTGAAGTGTCATCACCACCAAAGTCGTTGAAGTCATCTTCATCATCTTCGAATTCATCTTCTGAAACATCATACTGATAAGAAGGAACGATTGATTCGTCATTCTCATCCCTAGTCTCGTTTTCTTTAGACCACTCGTAAATTTCGTTTGCAACTTCTACAACATCTTCCCAAGTCTTACAACCGTAAGCTTTATCAAGGAAGACTTGTTCTTCGTCAGTTAGTTTGATGTTGACCCTAGAACCAACTTTAGTAATCAAATTGATTTTGTCAATCAGTGAAAGTCCTTGAAGGTCTCTACCTTTAAGACCAAAGAAGTCCATTTCCATCAACTCATTATATGCAGAGTAGAAAGACTTCCTCAAACCTTGGAATTTGTTTTTAATATCTGACTCAATCCTCACGTCTTCGATAACGTTGAGGTAACCTTTTAGAGTCCTGTTTTCTTTAAGAGTGGAGTGTAATCCCTCGTATGGTGTATTCAATGCATGACCCACCTCATGACCCATGAACAAGTCATAGAGTTCAGGTGAGATATCTTCTTTGAAGATAGGACAAGCAAGTATCCTATTCTTAACATCAAAGTATGCAGTAGGGATTTTCTTGTGAACAACTGTAATGTCCTCTTGGGACATCAGTTTCGCAAGGGTATCTTTTTGGTTTCTTAATTTCTCAGTCATGTGTATATGCTATCAAAAAGTAGGGGGTATTGTCAAGCCCTACGTAACTCTATGAATTTCCTATAACTTTTAGAAAACAATTTGGATGGTTTCTTGAAGATTATCTCTTCTTTAGTACCAGTTTTGATGTATCCGACAAGGTGACCCTTCTCGTTTACCATGTAGGTGTGGTTAGGGGTATCCCCATCCCACTTCGTGATTTCTTTAAGATATTTGATCTTACCCATGAGGACAACCAGCATCTACTACATCGTCCCACATTTGATCGATCAGAACTTCTCTTGCAAAGTCTATGATGTTGCAACCATGAGTTGACCCATCAAATTTTGCGACTTTTGAAATGTTTGCACCTTTTAGTGCCATGACTACATCTTTATCAGCCATGTCTGCGACATCTGATATGATGTTATCGATTATCGAATCGTTAACCCAATGTGACATAATTTACTCCTTATTTCTTATTTGATAGTATAGTATACTAAAAAATGAGGAGCATTGTCAAGCGTTACATACGGAGTGTTACGTGGTCTCTATCTAGGTCTTTTGATGCTTGATCTATCATCATTTTATTG